GACCAAACCCAGACGTCAAATATAAAATTTCTCATACTGCGATTAATGTACTTTAATTCTTAAATGTTAAGAATTACTAAGTGTAGAAGCAATCCACTTTTGATTGGAGCCTTTGTTAAGGCTAAAGTGCTGTAAACCACTTTGATTTACATTTACGTATAATGTGAACAAATTAGCTATTGGAATTCCGACTATTGCCACACTAATACATGTTGGCGTACCATTAGATACTCCATAATACAGTAACTGAAATGGGACCATGTCTGTCATATTAGACTTCACAATCTCCATTACAGCACTATCAGCACTGTTAATCTCTAGATTACTACTTCTACCTGGATGAATCAAATCTTTTGTTGTTAAAACTAGGGTCTGAACCCCCCCCCATAGACTTGAGTGCGTCATTCACTTGTTTAGTGGTAGGGCATTTGTTGTCTTCATTTTGAATTAAAGTCATGATTGTTATTGTTTAATAATTCTACGTTAGTTTGTATCTGTTTTAGTTGAGATTCTCATAATAACCACTTAAACCAGCCATAGCTGAAAGTCTTCCTCTCGTATTCAAGATGTTCAGCCGCGTATCTAGCTTCTCTTTCAAATGATATGTTTCTATAGGCAGTGTGAGCATTGCCACTAGCTAGTAATTTAATAAACCACTCTATTACATACCATAAATAGAAGAATACTATTCCCATTTCTAATATCTGTTTCGTGTGAGTCTTCTCATGTGTAACTGTAGCTTGACTCATTCTCTTTATATAATCCTCACTTCTAGTAAACATAATAGCACAAATATTCATAAATGAATATCCTTTTACCGGAAGTAACGGATTGATAAAGAATAGCAATCCTTTAGATTTGTCGTACTTAAATTTCATAGTTAATGCTTCCATTTAGCGGCATTATCAACTATTGCAGAACACAGAATTAAAATAGTATCCATATCTAAATCTGACTTAAGTTGATTAACTGCCATACATACTAATTGTATATTATCTATAGTATAACCTTTTGAGGGCATTATCTGGTCAATGCTAACATTCGTATAGATTCGACCTTCTCCTAATTCATAAGTCATGTCTAATCCAGAAATTGCACACTTGCCATTTTGTGCCTTCCATACGGTTAGTAAATCTTCTTTAGTAATAGTGAAAGGTATAGATTTGTCTATAGCTCTGGATTTAGCTGCAAGCCAACGTGCTTGTAAAACCTTCTCTAGTTTAACGTCGTTATCATAAGTAGCTATAGCAGCTTTCCTTTGTTCTAGTTTACAGGAATTGCACCTACACTCCTTATTCTGACGTAAAGTGTATTTATTAGCCCCTGCATAAGTAAACTCACTAGGCTCTTTATATTCTCCACATATGTGGCATAAGAGCTTCCCATCTTTCCATTCGGTATTCAATTTGATTCGGTCTTCACAATCCCTACATGTAGTGTGAAAGTTTAAGCCGTTTGTCTTGCGTGAATACTTTCTGAAGTTGCTTATATTCTTGTCTAGCAACCTCCCACATACGTCACATTGCTGTTGCAATCTTTCTTCTTTCTTCATGTTTACTTCTTAGACCAAGACGCCGCATTCCGTGCAAAATTAGCTCTCTTCTTCTGTAACGGAGTCGCATTAGGATTGTTAAGTACAGACCTAGCATGTTCTTGAACACTCTGTCCAGCTTTCTTAGCTGATGCCGTAAATTTGCCGCGATTCTTCTTCTTAATATGAATCTTGCTTCCATTTTTATCTTTCCTTACTAACTTACTACCACATCTAAACATGGGAACCTCTTCTAGGTCCGCATCATCGAGTAACTCTTTCAGAGCCTCATTAATTCTTGATAATTCCTCTGCGTTAAATTCCATAATTAAATTACATGTTAAATCACTTTTTTATTCACAAAGGTATTGCTAAATTTGCACATTATCAAACAAATCAGATGAATTAATGATTTAAGGTGTCAATGTAAATAAGTAATAAAGAAACTAAACTATTATTAATCTCTAACCTTTAAATCAGTAGATTAATGTTATTGGGCAAACTAAAAGAGGTGTACAGGTGGATTGACAGTTGGAGTTCTGGTGTTAAGACGATAGTCATTATAATGCTTGCATTCTTGATGGTAGAGCTTCATTTCTCTTCACACACTAAAGCTATTTTAGAAGATTATAGACAGGCAGCTGTTACGGAGAAGGTATTAGCTGAGAAATATACAGAGATGATTACTCCACAAGTTAACGGGCATATAGAGCATATTCTTATGGAAGATAAGGATGCGTCGAATGTCTTGTTATTGAATTACCATAATACCTTACAAAGTACACATGGTTTATCATATCGTTATTTAACAGCTCTTACAGAGAAGAGAAGAGGGTATGAAACTAAGGCAACTATTAAGATATGGAAAGAGTTGGAGTATATTAACTACGGTGATGAGCTTGGAAGGATTAATGACAACCAATTCATTAGAATGGACACTATTGAGAACTACTACAGAACATTCCCTAATTTAGTAGCTTTATTAGAAGAATCTGGAGCAAAGTCTGCTGCGATGTATCCGATTGCTGGAATTGATGGACCTATAGGAATGATTGTTGTTATTTATCCAGTTACTAAAGAGTACTATTTGGGGTACTATAACTCCGTTATTGCTCCGTGTATCCAACCTCTATCTACCTTATTAGATTATAACTCAATTAGGAAGAAATTTAAAATGGATTATGAAAGTAGACAAGAGGAACAAGGAAATATGTTACAACGATTCTTCCCATATGTATTGGAGTGAAATTGACAATACTATATACACTTCAGTAACAACAATGATACATGAGTTCTGTCAAAAGTTCGACAGTGATTTCTGGTCGCAGTACAAAGCATTACAGAAGCTATTAAGTGCTGAACAGTTTGCCATGGAGAAGAAGAGACTATTAGAAACTAAACGTTTTGATAAGAAGTACTTCTTAGACATGTATGATTTAAATGAGACGGAGTTTAATTCTGCACAACAGGATATACTGGATGAGTGGTCTAAAACTAATGCCGATTCCAAGGAAAGAGGTACAAAGATTCATAGTGATTTGGAACATCAATACTTAGGTAAGAGTTCATGCCAAATGAGAAGTTACGGTTTAGGCGGAACTTTTGAAGTTAATACTAATGAATCTTTAGAGAAGAATAACTTAGACCTACTAAGCATAGAAAGAGGAGTCTTCCCTGAATATATGATATACAGAAGGTCGGACGACAATAAGTTTAGGTTGGCAGGTCAAATTGACTTACTTATTAAGGACGGAAATGACATTTACATTGTTGACTACAAGACTAATAAAAGTATTGACGAGAAATCTTACTTTGATACCAGGACTAAGAAGAGTCAAATGATGAAGTATCCTATGAATAACTTAATGGACTGTAATAAAGTACATTATACTTTACAACTATCTACCTATGCATGGATGCTTCAGAAATTAAATCCTGATTTTGTTATTAAGAAGCTATTGCTTATACATTATGACCATAATGGTAACGTTACAGAACATGAGTTAGATTATCTTAAAGATGATGTGGAACGTATGTGTAAGCATTGGAAAAAACAGTGTATACTTGAGGAAATCAAGGAGAAGAGAAAGCCTATAGAGTTCTAATGAGCTAGTTCATAATCATAGAGTATCTTTCAAACTGGGATTTGAGATATTAAAAGTAAAGTATAATTAAAGCTCATTAGAAATCTATGGGAATTACTAATATTGTAAATGGGCACTTGAACGAGTTACTGGGTAATAACAAAGAAATAGCTAAAGCTCGTATTAGAATATGTAAGAAATGTCCTATTATGAAGGATTCGTTTATGGGGTATGTATGTAGCAGTAAACTGTGGCTAAACCCTAAAACAGGAGATATATCAACAGAACGTAAAGATGGTTATAAACGTGGATGCGGGTGTAGACTTAATGCTAAAGTTAGAGATATTAAGTCTTCATGTCCAGCATGTAAATGGTAAATGATTTAAATTATGAGTAATAACGGAACAATGGATGTAATGTTTGGGGGTAAAGGATTAAGCTTTGCCGGTGCAGATGGATTTAAAGATTTAAAGAAAGAAGCTGCTGTGGAAGCACATAATAAAGCAGTAGATACTTACACTAAAGCACTTAATAAGAACATTAAAGATGAATTGGAGAAAGCGGAGGAAGTAACAGAGAAGATGAATAGTATGGAAATTATGCCTATTAATTCATACGTATTGGTTAGACCTTATGCTAAGAATCCGTATCAAAAGATAGAAGTGACTAAAGGCGGACTTATTATACCAGAATATGACGGAGCATTTAAGAATCCAGACACCGGAGAGAAAGATACAGAGTATCAACTTTCAGTTGTAGCTAATGTTATAGAAGTAAGTCCTTTGTGTAAGTTTATTAAACCGGGAGACGATATATATTATAGGCGTTCTTCTGGAGTACCTGTTCCGTTCTTCAGACAAGGATTTGAAGTTGTAGCTGAACAGCAAGTGCAGGTGGTTATTAATGAAGGTTTAAAAGAACGATTTAAAAGTATAGAATAATGGAAGAGAAAGTGTTTTATCAACCAGGAGATGTAGTAACATTAAGACAAGACATCCCATATAAACCTCAGATGATTGTAGTTAAGAAAGAGACGATGACGTTTAGACCATCTAAGGATGAGAAGAAAGATGAATATTTCAAGGGTATTAGATGTAGATGGTTCTCTACAAGAGGAGAGCTACAAGAAGCTATCTTTAATACTAAAGACTTAATTAAACTATAATGGCAACTAAGTTTCAACAAGGTGGGCAGGACGACCAAGAGTTGTTCTCTGCCTACCTTATTAAGTTATTTAAGCCTAAGTCTCAGCAGGAGTTTGAGGATACTATATCCAAACTCTCAGAGAGGGAAATTAATGAAATCTATAAACAATACAAGAGTATGGAGAATAATCAAACTATCATGGCTAAGATGGGAGCCAAAATTAACTACATTAGCAGATTGCAAGGTAAGTGTCCAGAAGGTTATGAGGTAGAGAGATTCATGGCTGGAGGATGTGTTAAATGTAGAAGGAAAGCAATGGCTGAAGGCAGTAAAGCGATGGACGTATTCAAAGATAAATGTGGAGGTAAAGCCAAGAGACGCATTAAGAAGAGCGAGAATGGTGATAAAATAGCAGTTAATAAGACTGATACTGTACACACCAGTAAGGGAATATATAATGTTAGTAATAAGAAGCTCCCTTATAAGAAGATGTCCAAAGCAGATTACAAAGGACTACCTTTAAAAGACAAAATGAAAGTTGATATGAAAGACCAGGCCAACGGCAGAGGTGCTAGCGGAGCAGGTGCAACTAGAGGTAGTAATATAGGTAAAAAGTTAAGCGGTGGCACTATTACTTCGTTCAAGTGCGGAGGAATGGCTAAGAAGAGAATTAAGAAGAATATGGGCGGAACTGTTAGCAATAAATGGAGTATTCCTAGTAAAGCTAGCGGTGATGCTATTAAACACATTAAAGGTGGACCAGGCTCAGCAGATAGCACTAGAGAAATGAAATTTAATGGGTTTCAGAGGAAAGCACTAGCTGGTAAGCCTTATAAAAACAAATAAATATGAAAGTATTCCTATTTGATAATGGTACTAATTCGGTGATTGTGAATGAGCCAGAGGTTCTTCTTATTAAGGAGTTCGCAGCTCTATGGACTAATGAAAGGAATAAGACCAAAGAAGACCCTACGGGAGTTTGCAAATCAAGAGCTTATAGAGAGCTTGTTTACATATGGCTAATGTTAGATTGGGCATCTCCATACTCTGATTATACAGAACAGGAAAGGCATCAAGCATGTCTTCAGGATGCTAATTTAAGTGAAGAGGAATGGGCAGACCCAATCTTCAGAGCCGCATGTAGGAAGTACAGAGATATTCAAAACGAATCTAGAGCACTTAAACTCATTAAGTCTGCTCAAAGTGTAGTTGATAGAATTACTGATTACTTTGACACCATAGATTTATCCGAAAGAGACCCAGTTAATAATAAACCTGTTTGGAAAGTGGCTGATGTAATGAAAGAAATGCAATCAGTTTCTAAGGTTATAGAAGAACTTAAAACTCTTGAGTATATGTACAAGAAAGAGCAAGAGGAAGAGACTGGAGTTAGAGGTGAAAGTGAAATAGGTTTTAACGACAGATAATTATGGCTGGACGTGGTAGACCTAAGAAGAAAGTCGAAGTTCCAGAAACAGTTCAAGAGTTAATACAAAGAGTAGAACCAGAATTGATAGAGGCTATTCCATACGTAGACCCTATTATAGAAGATAAATCAGTTAGTACGTCTAACATTGTATGGGATGTAACATTAGATACTGAGATTAAGCATTTCGACCCTACTCTATCTTATGAGCTGACTGGATATCGACCAGTGGATGAAGAAAGAGGATTAGATTTTAATCCAGAGTGGTTCACTGGAGCTAGACAGATTAAATTAAGAGACGGTAAATACTGTGCCTATCCTAAAGGAACTAAGAAGTATAATGACTTCTGGACTGAAGAACATAGAAGATGTAATCAAGGATATGAATCACATGGGTATAGAATCACAGGTGATAATTACTTCTTCCTTAATTATTATAGACTAAAGAACACCGATGTGTCTCAAGCTGGTACCGGTCGTGAAACTACATTCCCTTCATTCTTTAGTAAGCAGTATGAGTACTTCCATTACATAGAAATGTGTGAGAAGTTGAAGAAGGATGTGTGCGCCCTTAAAGCTCGTGGAGTCGGATTCTCTGAAATTGCAGCATCTTTAGGAGTTAGGTTATATACAACTGTTAGAGGTTCACATACAGTATATGTAGCATTTACCGAGAAATTCGTTAGTGACGTGCTTCGTAAATGCTGGGAACAGCTTGAATATTTAAATGCTGATACAGAAGGCGGCATGAGACATCTAAGACAGAAGTATAATTCTGATATGCATAAGAGAGCTTCTCTTCTTACTAAAGACAGAGAAGAATTTGGATTCATGTCAGACATTATTGGCTTCGTAGTAGATGTTCCTCGTAAACTCCGTGGAGACCGTGTGGATAGATTGTTCTTTGAAGAATCTGGTTCTAACCCAATCCTAGTAAAGACTTACTTACAGAGTACAGCTCTTGTAGAAATTCTAGGTAATAAGTTTGGAACTAGATTTGTGTGGGGAACAGGTGGAGACCAGGGACCTGCACTTGACGGACTTAGTAAGATGTTTTATAATCCAGCTGGATATAATTTCTTACCTTATAAACATAACCATACTAAAGACGGGTCTTATGCTTTTACCTCATTCTTCATACCTGCCTATACATTCGTAGCAGCAAATGGATATGTAGACGATAGAGGAGTTACTAATACTGCGAAGGCTAAGAAGTTCTATTTAGACCAAAGAGAAGCTCTACTAGCTAACCCGAAGGAGCATTTAATTGCATGTGCAGAGTTCTGTTTTACTCCTGATGATGCTTTGGCTCTAGAAGGAGATAACCAGTTTAATACTGTATTGTTAAGTGAGCAACTTGCTAATATTAAATTACATAAACTGGGACCACATATTGATGTAGGCCAGTTAGAGTATAATTTTACTAACAACCAGCACACAGAGGAAGCAATTGATAGTGTAAGATTTGTTAGTAATCCTAAAGGTAAGGTTAAGATACTTGAACATCCGATTAGAGGAGAACATGGAGCTGTACCTAGAAATTTATATGTTGCTGGTATTGACGGTATTGATATGGGTGGTGAAGACACTTCTGATAAGACTCAAGACCCTTCTGATTTCTGTGTAGTAGTTAAAAAGAGAGCTTATGGGTTAGATGAACCTAAAATAGTGTGCTATTATAGGGACAGACCTAAGACTTTACGTGAAGCACATATGACATGTCTTAAGATATTGCAGTATTACGATTGTCAGGCTGTTCTTGAATCTACTAGAATGTCTACTCTGCAATTCTTTAGAGAGAAACATAAAGAGAATAGACATTTGATGAGAAGACCTAGAGCTACTCAATCTGACATACAAGGAGGTCGTAGTAAACAATTCGGAGCTCCTGCTACTGAAGTAGTAATTAGGCATCAATTAGATTTAATAGCTCAACATATAGAAGATTATTGTCATAATATATGGTTTGAAGAAATTCTAGAAGAAGCAATTAAATACAGTTATGAGAATAAACGTAAGTTTGATATTATAGCTGCATGGGGTATGTGCGAACTAGGAGACGAGGAATTAATGGGGGTAGTTCCTAAAGAAATGGACAGTCCTAATAACAAACTAAGACCTTTCGGTTATTGGGTTGACGAAAGAGGAATTAGACATAAAGGAGTTATTCCAGAGAAACAACAGATAGTACCTAAGTTTAATTTATGGCCTACACAATACGATGACCCTACAAGAATTAGAAGTAGCAATCAGAGATTTATTCAAACAGATTTATCATAAAGAATATGTGGCTAAATTAAAGCTAGAAGAGCTACAAACTGCCGAGGGGACACATAGGGGTTATAAGTTAACACTTGGCATGAATAATATAGACAAGCCACTTATTATATCGTTTGAGGGTGGTGAAGTAGCGTATCTTAAATTTCTTAGACAGGAATTAAGAGATAGAAGATTAGGCGACACACATTATTTCCTAGGATATAAACAATATAACGGATTAGAGAGTTGTAATGAGTGCACAGAACAGGAGTGATGAGTACTTAATGGAGCATATTGATAAGGCAGTGTCAGAATTAGTATTTCCTAAGTACAAATTACAGAAAGCATATAATTATTATAATGGATATAGAGATGCCGAACAATATAGGTATCTAGAAGAGAATTTTGGAATAGGTAATCCTACTTCTATAGAATTTACTCCTCTTATCAGGAAGCATGTTGATGCTTTACTTGGAGAATACCTAGGTACTCCATTACTGCCTAAAGTGTCATGCAAGGATAAAGAAACTATATCTAAGATATCTAGAGATAAGGAATTACAAATTAATAAAGAAGTATATCAATACTTACAACAACATCTTAACAATCAGATACTAGCGTTCTTAGGAGGACAAGAAGTAACTGATAAGGCTGTAGAGGCTCAACTTAATAAGTTAGTAGAAGATATTAATAATAGCTTTGTTAGCGAGTATGAAATAGCTGCACAGAATGTTGTTGAGTATATAATCCAATCTAGAGATATTAACTTACTTACTAAGTTAAAGAACCTGTTACTTGACTTACTAGTAACTGGCATGAGCTTTTACCAGGTTCATCCTAGTAGGAAGAGAACTAATATAGAAATAGAGGTATTAGACCCACGTAATGTATTCGTTGATAGAAATCCAGAATCTGTATATGTTAGAGATAGCTACAGAGTAGTTATTAGACGTTGGTTAACTAAGCAACAAATACTTAATAAATATGGTCCTCAACTAGATACAAGTAGTATCAATGAATTGGAGGAGATGTTTGAGGGATATTACGATAGTAGTTATATATATGTACGCGCTATGAGCAATCAAGCTACTGGAGCTCCTATTACAGACGGACTCGAGGCGGGTAAAGAAGTAATACCTGGATTCCCTACCGACTACTATGAGACTTACAATTATAAGTTAATACCTGTGTTTGAAGTTGAGTGGATTGATGTTGATAAAGAAGGAGAAGATTATGTAGAGAATAGATATGAAGGAGTTAAAATCGGAGAATCTATTTACATTCTTACTGGTAAGTCTCCTGATGTAGTTAGAACTAAAGATAATCCTACACACTGTGGATTGTCAGTTAATGGTTTGTTCTTTGTAAACAGAAGTAACGAACCATATTCACTTGTGCTTGCATGTTCACATCTTCAAGACAAGTATGATTTGATTACTTTCTTTAGGGACAATGTAATTGCTAATAGTGGTACTAGTGGAGACTGGATTGACTTTAGTATGCTACCTATGGCTCTTGGCGATGATTTGACTGAAAGATTGCAGAAATTCATTGCCTATAAGAAGACTGGTGTGGCTCCTATTGATACTTCACAAGAAGGTAGGGCATTTAACAACAATACTTCTTTTGCTGGATTCGATGACTTATTAAAAGCTGATACTATTCAGGCATTTAATATGGCGTTGCAGATGTTAGAAGAGCAGACATCATCTATTACTGGAGTGTTTAGAGAGAGATTAAATGGAATAGAAACCAGGGATGCTGTTAGTAATGTTAAGGCAGGTATGAGAAATTCTTATATCATTACTAAATCTTACTATCAGCAAATGGATACTTTGGCAGAGGATATTCTGATTGATTCTCTTAATTGTGCTAAGAAGGTATGGAAACATAAACCACTTACTGGAACTTTAGTGCTAGGTGACAAACTACAGAAAGTGTTCACTGCTCTCCCTGAACATTTTACTTTTACTGACTATGATATTCATGTAATAGCTAGTAGTAGAATTATGGAGGAAATGCAGAACATGCAACAATTAATGATTGAATTCATTAAGAGTGGTCAATTAGACCCAGACATAGCTATGGAGTGTATGACTGCCAGAAGTATGACTGAACTTAAGTCTAAATTGTCTAAGGCATTTCAAAAGAGAAGAGAAGAAACTCAGAACACTGCACAGATGCAACAACAGAACGAAGAGCTACAGAAGCAACTTCAAAAGGCGGAACAAGAGAAAGAGCAGCTTAATAATAAGATTGCATCTCTTAATGAAGCTAAGATTGCTATTGATAGGCAGAAGGTTGAATATGACTATGAGATTGGCCTTATTAAGGCTAACGCTGATAGAGATTATAAGCAGAGTACTTCTGACAATGACACCAAAAGAACAGATATTGAGATAGCCCAATTGTACGATGGGAATCAGCAGAATAACGAAGTGAAGAACGTATAATGGAATTAAAAATTAAAGTTTGCACTAACGATAGCTGTAAGGTAATCATACTTGACGATACTGGTACAGGAGAGAATGGCTATTTGCCTGAATCTTCTTCAGTCATCGTCAAGAACAGATTCAAGTACTCTGACACTGTATCTATTGATGTCTTACAACATAATAAGGCAGATGGGCCTGAAATACAACTTCCTGTTTACACTTTACATGATGACGGTAATAAGTCAGTAACTATGCCAGTAGGGTTTGATGGGTGGTTTAATGTATATCATATAGTTCTGCCGACTAAAGATTGGTTTGATAGAGAGATGGGTAAAACGGCTGGTTCAGCTGTAACTATGTATGCCACTGTGTACTATTCGGACGGCATCTACATCTATAAGTATTTTAATGGCACATCTACGACCGTAACTGTAGATGAGATAGTAGAGAGGAACATAGAAGATACTACAATTTCTAGGACATATAATAATTACGTGTCTATTTGTTTTCTTAAGAAATGTTATATATCTTTGTGCCAGCAAATATTTAATAGCAGAGGTTTCAGTAAATGTTGGAGTAAGAATGCTGTAGCGGCCGAATTATCCTACAAGAGAGATTTAGTCTGGATGGCTATTAATGTAATCAAATATATGGTTCAATCTAATCAGTTAGCTGAAGCTGAACGAATCATAGAACAAATAGGAGGTTGTAATGGCTTGTGTAAATCAGAATACAGCAAATGGCCAGAGCAAGGCTGTGGATGCTCTCAAAGATAAGGTGATTTGTGAATACAAAGAACTGCTTAAGTATTTAGAACGGGGGCATAGATATGACTACCAACTAATTCTCGAAGAGATAAGTCTCATCGAATTGCTAGAAGAGAATGAAGTTAATAGGTCTGAATTTGTAGAACAATTTTATCTTAATAATAAATGGCAGATAACTCTATTTTAACACCAGGTGGTTCTGGAAATGAATGTATCAATCCTGTTAACGAACAAATTGATACTTCACAATTTCTGAAAGTAGATTACCGCTTAGGGGAGTTTGAGAGTGAGTCAGATAAACAAATTGCTAGAATTAATCTTGGAGCTGCTGGCATTAATGATGTCTATGATAAGACTTCAGCAGATTTAAAGACATTAGAGGCAGTTAAGACCTCAATGGATACTCACCTAGCTACTGAAGACCCACATAATATAATTCCTACTATAGAAAGTAAACTGGAGGGTTTTGTTAAAGAGGATGGAACCACACCATTCTTAGCACCTCAAACAGGTGTTGACCCGTTGACAGACTTTCATTTAACAACCAAGAGATTCGTGACTGCTTTAATGGACAGTCATTTAGCTAAAACAGACCCACATAATATAATTCCTCTTGTAGAGGAAATACTTAAAGTATATGTAACTACTGACCAGATTTATAGGAAGGTAGAGTTATATACTAGAGAACAAGTTGACGACTTAATCAAGAATTTCGTTAGACGTGACGGAACTACTGCATTTTTAAAACCACAGTTAGGAGTTACTCCAGTAGCTGATGGGCATCTATCTACTAAGAAATATGTAGATGATGTAATGTTTAAACATTTAGTTGATGCAGACCCTCACGGATTTGTAACGTTACTTAATCAGAGACTAAACAACTATTTCAGGAAGACTGAAACTTACTCTAGAGCAGAGACTTATTCAAGAGCTCAAATTGATGCCATTATTAATCAATTGGTAATTGATGCGGCTAGAGGGGCTATTGAGGAACATATCAATCAATATGACCCTCATGGAACTCTTAAAGAAATCTATAGTAAGCATTATGTACCTCGTGATGGTTCAGTTCCATTTACTGCCCCACAGAAGGGAGTAGATGCTGTAGAAGATGACGAATTAGTAACTAAGAGACAACTGGATGCTTCTATTGTAGAAGAGCCTGTTTGGATTACTAGTGGACCAGTTCAGACTACAGTAGGCTTCGTTGAAGATGAAACTGACCCAGGAGAGAAATTGAATCTTCAAGAGGTTATGGATGCAATCTTCTACGGTAAATCTGTAGATGTTAAAGCTCCTGCGTATGCTTTACTGGGTTCTATAGTAGACGTTGAACTATTCGTTAGAGGTTCTACTGGAGTGATATCTTATGCTGAATTATGGCAGAACGATGAGCTTATTGGAACATATACTAAGGACGATTTCGAATTAGGACAGTTGACTGTAAAGAGTTTACCTATTAACGAAGAAACTACTTTTACGTTTAAAGTATTCTATCCTAATGGTACATATCTGGAAGCTAGTTGTACTACTAAAGTAGCATATGATATATTTGTAGGAATCTTACCTAAATGGTATGCAGCCTCTAATGTTAATTATGATTACTTACTTCAGCTAGTTCAATCAGACCCAGAGAACAATAGCATTGACAGTTCTGGTGATTTAGTATCAGAAATCAAACACAAATATAATTTCTCAAGTCCTAGAGAGCTTAAGCAAATATTTGTAGCAATGCCTAAGGAATATCCAGACTTAGTTCAAATGACAACGCCTTCTCAACAGTTTGGTCTTGAATCATTTGACATTATTAGTGATATCCCATTTGAAATTCCTGGATTGTCAAATAGTAAAATATATAAGATATATGTATTCAAGGAGTCTCTAGTAACTCTCAACTTGGAGGTAACATTTAAGTTTGACCCAGCTAACATTTAATAAGTATGAGAGCATATAGTGAAATTATAGCAAGTTTTAGAAGAGGTGGTCCGTTCCCTATAGAAGCTGACTATATCTTCGAAACTGAAGCGAAACTGAAAGAATTTTATTCATCTCCTGAAGAGAATGCTATTTTACACAAGGGATTGTTAAAGGTAGTTGAAAATGACGGAGATGGTAATCAAGCACTATATTGGGTCACTAGAAAGGAGACTAACGATGAGTTAGAGTTTACTAAACTTATTACTTCTAAGAGTGATGAAACTATAGCTGACTTGATAACTAGATTAGAGCAGGAAATTAAAGATAGAAAGACAGCAGACGATGCTATCTGGGGAAGTGTTGACCATACTAGTGTACCAGAGGACTTAAACAGTCTGAAGGACATTGCAGAGGAAATTACTAAAATTAGAGAGCATCTAGGTAATCTAGACAGCACTGATGAGGAATTACAGAGTAATATTGACAAGGTGCAAGCCGAACTCGATAAGACACAAGAAGGAGTAGGTTTGGGAGAAGACGGAGCTTATGTTCCTGATACTGAAACTACTTACCTTAAAGACTCTACATCTGTAATGGATTCTCTGCGCAAGCTAGACGAATTAGTGAATCATGCTATTCACTTTAACTGGGTCACACTAGAGGATACTCCAAGCATTGAATTAGATATTGATAGACAGATTACTGGAACTACAATATCTGGTAATGTTAAGGTATCTACTGATAGTGGTAACGGAATTACCATAAAGAATGACGGTCTATTCTATAAACTAACTACTGAATATTTAGACGGACTCTTAACTATTAAGGTTAACGATAATGTTATAGGGCAACATCAAATTGGTTTGTCAGCTATCGTAGAGGATGCTAAGTACGACCCAGATACGGAAGAGCTAGTTATAGTATTTAAACTTCTAACTGGTGATAAGCAAGTAGTTAGGATTCCAGTTGGAACTCTTATTAGAGAATGGGAAGTTGATAACTCTATTCCTGATAAGGTAGTAGAATTGGAGAAAGTGTTATCATTAGGAACTGGCGCTGATAAGCTTTCTGCTGACGTTAGGTTGTATACAGCTAAAGATAACATCTTAGTAAAAGAAGGAAATGCTCTGTATGTTAAAGGTACTTCCGATAACATTACACATGATTCTAAAGCCTTGGATGTTGTTATTAGTGAATTACAAAGTGATATTGATAGCCACCTTAAAGATTTCAACAATCCACATAGAGTCACTCCAGCACAGATTGGAGCCATTTCTTTGCCCGAAGTTGAAATTCTACTAAAGTCTAAAGCAGATTTAGTAAGTGGAAAGGTTCCTAAAGAACAACTTCCAGATGATATAGGTGGTGAAGTAACTTGGATTGACGTAGAAGGTGATGAAGAAACAGTATCCTAATAGACCCGCTAATATGAGCCAGTTGGACTACTTGTGGACAACATATGGCCCATATACGGTGTCGGACTCAATAGACGTTGAAGACTCTATTCCTTCTTCTAAAGCTATCAAAGATGCTATTGCTACCCAGGTAACTGGTATAGTAGAACTCGATACTCAAGAAGAAGGTAATAAGGTTAGAGTTATAGGTAAAGGAGGAAGTGGTGAGGAAATATCATCAATCCTTCTTGATAAAGATACTAAGATAGTTTCATTTGAAAGACATCTTATAACACAAGAGGATATAGATAACGGATTCGGTAATGCACTGAATGAGGAATGGCTGATACTTACTGCTTCTAATGGAGATAGATTTGAAGTGTCTCTGGAAGACTTTGTAGTTAAAGGACAAATAACTAATACTATTATTACCCAGACTAAGAATGGTAATATTGCATCAGAGTTAAGGATTAATAATCCAATTACTAATAGGTCTGTAGATTTATTAACTTCAAACTTTGGAGTTAGGGCAGACTTAGTAGTTGATACTGATGCTGATTCTAACATAGTTATTACTAAGGGTGATAAAGGAGTTGTTTGTAAATTTAGTTGGGAAGGTACAGAATATCCAGTAAGAATTAAAGCCGTAGATACTTACGATGAGTATTTACTACAGACTTTGGAACCTAATACCATTTACTTCATAAAGGACATTAAGTCTATTTACCTTAATGGAGTTAAATATGCCTCTGAAGGTGGTGGAGGTTTAGACCCTGACTTATATTATACTAAATCAGAAACTGACGCTCTTATATCTAATATCGAAAGTGATTTAGACAATAAAGTTAGTTTGGTTGATGGTAATATAGTATTAGAGGAAGGTCAAGGAATTGTGGTTAATCGTAGAGACGGTGTTCAGAATTTAATATCATCTGACAATTCCGGAGGGTTTAAACTTGGTAATGTTAATTCTTATCTGGAGATATACACTAATACAAGACCAGCCGTTGTAGTAGGGGAAGACACTGATTCACTTGCATTAATGTCAGACTTGACTTCTTATACTTGGAATGAAGTAACTACTGCTAAAGCTACCAGACTCGCTGATTTACCAGAGAGTTATCCAGTAGGAACTTTAACAGTTAAGCATTCTGAAGGAGAAGTTAGTTACGACGGTTCCGAAGATGTATCTATTGACTTAACACATATACAACAATCAATTAATACATTGAAAGATACTATGGAGTACTTACTATCTACTAAACAAGATAAGCTTGTTAGTGGAGTTAACATTAAGAAGATTAATGGTAAGTCAGTACTCGGTAATGGAGATATACTTATATCTTCTGATTCTACAGCTATTAGATATAAGGGGTCTGTAGCTACTCGTATGTATTTACCTTCTGCTCCAGAAGTAGGTGATATTTACAACGTTATTAATGACGGTGCTAACTATGCTTGGAATGGAGAAACTTGGGAAACATATGGAACTATAACTCCAACTGGAGTAGATTTGTATAAGAATGCCAGTGGTGAAATAACTGGCGGGGAGGTAAGATTCAGTGATAATACTGTGCTCCCCATTAACATATTTATTAAATAACATCATTAAATTTTATGGCACAATTAAAATTTTACAGAGGGTTAAAAGCCAATTACGTAGCTGAAACTACTCACAAGGATGGGATTTACTTTGCTACAGACACCAATGAAATCCTTATGAATGGTAAGGCTTACACAGGAGCTCTAGCTGCTGGTAAAGTCGTTACTAATGTAGCCTTGTCTTCTGATAAAAGCAAACTGGTCATTACTTACTCTGATACTACTACAACAGAGATTGAAGTAGGTAGCGGTAAGTATACATCAGCTATTGAGGACAAAGATTTAGCTATGCCTAATGCTGTCGGTGGTATCGCTAAAGGAACTAAGGTAAGTGCTCTGGAAGGACAGACATATGATTATATGTGGGATGAACTGCTGTTCCCTACTATTAATCCTACATTTACTGCTCCTACTGCAAGCATCTCATTTAAGAGTTATTCAACTCCTCAAGAAGTTGGAGCTACTGCACCTACTGCTGCTAACTTCAACACTAGTCTTAATAAGGGAGCTATTACCTTAAATGGAACAAAACAAGCAGACAGGTCTGGTAACTTAGATGCAGATAATTCATTTATCTTCGTAAATGGACAAGAGTCTAACACAACTCTGCCTACTACTGTAACACTTGGTAATACTACTTATACTTATAAGGCAGCTTATTTGCAAGGACCTCAACCTAAAGATAACAAAGGAAACAATTATAGCACTCCACTTGCAGCTGGTTCGGTTAACTCTTCAGCTATCACACTTAATGGTACATATCCTTGGTATGCATCTACAAGTACAGCTTCTTCTGGTGCGCCTGTGGTTAAACAAGCTCTTATTGCTTGGAATACTTCTACTGGAGCTATGACTACTCCTAGATTTGAATTACAACCTTCTGGTACTCTTCCACAGGTATTCAAGCTGCCAAGAGCTGTCACTCAACTTCAAATGTTGAACACAGTATCAGGTAACATGGAAGTTATAGGACTTAGTGACTGGACTAAGACAGAAGAAGAGATTACTATTGGAACCACACCTGTAACTTATTCAGTTTACACTTACAATGGTTCTACTAGAGGTTCAGTAACTTTAATCGCTAAATTCTAATTTGACATATGGCAAGAAATAAAGGTACATTCCAATTTGCAGCCAACTTTGAGGTTAAACTTCAAGGTGCTTTAGACCCAAGAATCTTAGTAGATAATAAGTCTGAACTTATTAATAAAGAGACTTGGCCGTATGATGGCGATACTATCTACGTATATAATGGATTGTTAGTAGCCGTTGCTGCTGATAAGGCAATTTATATGCTAGTTGATAAAGATAAAATTCTGGAAGCAGATTACTCCGGATGGAAACAAATGGACGTTGCTGCTGCACAGACAGTAGAGATTATTGACAACTTAAATTCTTCTTCTACCACTGCTGCATTGTCAGCTAATCAAGGTAGAGTATTAGGACAGAGAGTTACTACCCTTGAGGGCAAAATTTCTTCTGTATATTCATACAAAGGCTCCAAAGCTACTTATGCAGAACTTCCTAGTGATGCAGCAGCAGGTGATGTATGGAATGTAGAGGAAGCTCATGACAATCATCCAGCTGGTACTAACTGGGCATGGACTGGTACAGCATGGGATGCTCTGGGTGGAGCTATTGACCTGTCTGCATACTACAATAAGACTCAAGCAGATGCTGCAATTGCAGCTGCTGTTGATGCAGAGAAGACTTTAAGAGAAGCAGCTGATACTGCATTAGACGGTAAAATTACTACTAATACTCAAGCTATTGCTAAGATTAATGGTAGTGCTGATGCTGAAGGTTCTCTAGCTAATACTCTGAAACAGGCTAAAGATTATGCAGATACTAAAGTTAGTGATGTTAGTAATTTAGTAGCTAATAAAGTTGATAAGGTAGAAGGTAGTACTCTGATTCCAGAAACTAAACTTGCACTTATTGACACTAACGCTTCAGATATTGATGCTCTAGAAGTTAGAGTTGCTGCTAACGAGGCTAAACTTGTTGGAATCACCACTACTGTAGTTTCGACAATTAATACAGCTATCGACGCAGCTATGGCTTGGCACGAAGTAACTGAATAAAACACATAATATATTAAAATGGAGAAAATGTTTGTACACGTAGCGAAGAAGTCCACATTTACCAGTGAACTACAAGAACAATACACCAATAGTATTGTTTTCATTAAAGATTCACAGGAGATTTATACTCATGGAACGTTCTACGCTATTCCCGATTCTTACAAAGGCAAAATTACTTCATTGGAGAGTGCTGTGGCAGCTTTACAGGCTGCCAAGGCCTTCTCTAAAGTTTCTGACGGTACTAATGTTGCAGAGTCTCCTTCTCATGACGGAACTCTTAAATTCAACAAAGGCTCTAATGTAAATATCACTGTCGGAACAGATGGAGTAACAATTAGCGCTACAGATACTAAATACACACAAGGTTCTGGTATCTCTATTGAAGGTACTACAATTAATCACTCTAATTCAGTAACTGCTGGCACAGCTAAAGGTGATAATAGTAAGACATTAGCATTTGGTGGAACGTTTACTATTCCTAGCATTACTTATGATGCACAAGGACACGTTACAGCTAAAGGAACTACTACAATGACTATGCCAGCTGCTCCTTCATTTACTAACTGGCAAGCTAAGAATGTTGTTGGCGCTTCTGCTACAGCTACAGCTAATGCAGCAACTACTAATGCTACTACATTCTTGAACTTAATTGAGAATGGTGCAGTAAGAAGCTCACATCAAATTACTGGTACTGGTAAAGTAACAGTTACAGCTGATGCTACTGGTAAAGTAACAATTAATGGTGCTGCAACCACGGCTGCTTCTGGTTCTGCTAATGGTACTATTGCAATTGACGGAACTGATGTTGCTGTTAAAGGATTAGGTTCTGCTGCATATACAGCATCGTCTGCATATGCAACTGCTGCTCAAGGTACTAAGGCTGATAATGCTGTTCCAAATACTAGAACTGTAAACGGACATGCACTTAGTGCTAATGTTACTGTTACTAAAGCTGATGTAGGCTTAGGTAACGTAACAAATGAATCTAAGGCTACAATGTTTACAAGCCCAGCGTTTACTGGAACTCCTACAGCTCCTACTGCTGCTGGTGGAACTAATACTACTCAAATTGCAACTACTGCATTTGTAATTAACGAGATTGGAAGTAAGATTTCTGCTGCTCAAGCACTTAGATTCAAAGGAACTATTGGTACAGACGGTGATGTAACTGAACTTCCAGCTAATCACACAGTTGGAGATACTTACGTAGTTAAGGCTGCTGGTAACTTTGCGGGCGAAGGTTGTGAAGCAGGTGACATGATTATCTGTGTTAAATCTGGAACGACTGCTGCAAATGGTGACTGGTCAGTTATTCAGAGAAACTTAGACGGTGCTGTTACTGGCAAATCCCTAACTGCTAACGCAGTAATTTTAGGTAACGGTGGGTCTACTGTTAAAGCTCTAGCTAACGGTACTACTGGATATGTACTGAAAGCTACTGCTAGTGGTCCTGCATGGCAAGCAGAGAAGGACACAGTTTATACTCACCCTGCTGGAGGTGCTCCTAGTAAGACTTCTGGATTCTATAAATTCAGCACAGATTCTACTAGCCACGTTGCTTCAGTAACCGCTGTTACTAAGGCTGATATTACAGCTTTGGGTATTCCAGGAGCTGATACTAATACTACTTATACGTTCGTTGGAGGAAACGGCTCATTCAACGTAACTCCTTCTGGAGGTTCTAAACAAACAATTAGTATTGGTAAACCTGCTACTGCTGGCGCGGCTGATACTGCTGCTAAATGGGCTACTGCTCGTACTATCACAGTTAGTGGTGGTGTAACTGGAAGTGTTTCTTTAGATGGTTCTGCTAACGTTACACTAGCTACTACTCTAGCCAATCTGGCTTCTAATAAGGTAACTGCAATGACTGGTTATACCAAACCGTCAGATACAGGTGCAATTGCTGCTGGTGATTCACTTAATGCCGCTATTGGTAAACTAGAAGCTGCATGGGATTGGGTTGAACTATAATATATGTACAAGAAGGAGGGAGTAGCATCCCTCCTTTATTTTATAATGATTAAAATTTAAGTGATATGGCAATTAATAAGAAATTAATTCACTTTAATAAGAAAACTACTTTTAACTCACAGAAGTTATCAGCCAATGCTTCTAATACTCAATATCAGGTAGGAGGTACTGGAACTGTTCAGACTGGAGCTCCTGACATTAACTATCAATCTATAGTTTATATTAAAGATTCTAAAGAAATTTGGACACACGGACAGTTCTATGCTACCGCTGTAACATGGAGTACCATTACAGGCAAACCTAGCTTTGCTACTGTAGCTACTTCAGGTAATTATAATGACTTGAGTAACAAGCCTACAATTCCTACTAAGTTACCTACTCCAAACGTATTAACCTTTACTGGTGCAGTAACAGGTACATGGGACGGTAGTGCTGCTAAAATAGTAAATATACCTTCTGGTTCCTCATATACACTACCATTAGCGTCAAACAGTACTCGTGGAGGTATCAAGTTATCAAGTAGCACACAGGGAGGAACTCCTAACGGAATTACTACAACTTCAGGCAGAACATATGCTGTTCAGGTTAATAGTAATGAACAAGCAGTAGTAAATGTTCCTTGGACTGATACTAAATATACTCTTCCTACTGCTTCAGCTACTACACTTGGTGGTGTAAAAGTAGGAAGTGGTTTGGCAATTAGTAATGGTGTTCTATCTGCTACAGGTGGTGGAGAAGCCGACTCAGTTGCATGGGGCAATGTGACAGGTAAACCATCATGGATTGGTTCTTCTAAACCTTCTTATAGCTGGCCAGAAATCACAAGCAAGCCTACCTTAGTTAAACAAGTAGAACCTGGAACTCCCAGTACGGATTGGCAATCAGCGTATGTTCCATTAGATGTTACATACAGTGATACGTCTATTTCTCATAAAATCATTTCTTTACCTATGGCTTCTCCAGCAAGCGGTAATAGTCAAGGTCGTGCAGGTTTAATAACTGGTGTTGATAAGAAGAAACTTGATGACTTTACAGATACAAAGAACACAGCAGGTGCAACAAATTCTTCTGATAGACTATACCTAATTGGAGCTACATCACAAGGAGCTAATCCACAAACTTACAGTAAGAATGGTGTTTACATAGAAGATGATGGAATTCTTATGTCTTTGCAAGGATTTGAAGGTGGTGCAATTACATCAACAGCAGCTATCTATGCAGCTAATGGATTCTTTGATACATCTGATGCTAGAGTAAAAACTAACGTAGTAGAAATTGATGCAAGTAAAGCTGATGCTGTTAGACTAGTAGAGTTTGATAGAACAGACAAAAAACATCATGGCTATGGAGTAATTGCTCAAGAACTTGAGAAAGTGTATCCAGAAATGGTGAACACTGATAGTGAAGGATTTAAATCAGTTAACTATAACGAACTTGCTATGGTTAAAATTAAATATCTAGAGGATAAAGTTGCAAGACTTGAAGCTCTAGTTGGAAGATTACTTGCAGAGTAATTATTATAATCTCATAACGTTTTCATTAAGAAGGTCGTCAATAGACGGCCTTTCTTTGTTTGTACCTGATTACTAAAACCACCTATGCAATAAATTAATTGTTAACGAGTGTTAAATAATTTGGTAATGTCCAGAATTTAACGTAACTTTGCAACATCGAATTTGGAAGTATAGTATATTTATATATTATGCCCTCAACAGATATTGTATTATTTATCGTAAATTTATTTAATTATGGCAGAATTTCTAACAATGGACGAAGCTAAGTCAAAGTTCGGTACTAAAGGAAGAACAAACGCTGGACTTACACTTGGTATTATCGGTACTGCATTAGCAGCTTTCGCTGGAAACAACGGAGGATGTGGTTGTGGTAACGGTGGCGGAATCCTTGGAAACCTCTTTGGAGGTAACAACAACTGTTGCGCTATGCAGGCAGCTGAAAATGCTAAAACCTTAGCTATGGCTCAAGGACAGCAAGCTGATAACCTATCATGGGCGAACAGAGTACAATCAATGCAAGACGACATTGACCTGTACACTTACGTTAACAGCCGTGCTTTGGCTACTAACGAGAGAATCGGTAACGAGTCTCAAGTTTTAACTAACCAAATCTGGAAAGGTAGAGTAGAAGACCTTCAAGAGAAGAGTGCAATGTACGTAGATATCGTATCTCGTGATAATGCACAGAATTTAAGATTATGTGATGAGCTTTACAAGAGGAGAGAACAAGATGTTCAGGAGAAAGCTGATTTGTTCGCTAGACTAAGTACTAGAATCTCTGATTTAGAGAAGAAAGAAGCTGCTACAGCTGCTGCTCTACCTCTAATGTTCGAGCTTAACAAAGTTAATGCTGAAAGATACACTGATGCTTGCTGCTGCAAGTCTGAAACTAATCTGTTAATGACTGCTAATGGATTACAGCGTCAACTTGACCACAAGATTGATGGACAGTTGAAATATGCTTACAGTGACCTGTGTGCACCTGTTCCAAGTATAGCTCCACTATACTGTAGCCCATTCACAAGTTACGGAACTGGCATGTATGCTGGAACTGCTGCTAGTAACTTCAACGCTGTAAATACAGCTATTAACACAGTTACAGGCGGATGTCCTTCTTGTACAGCCCAATAACTTAAGATAACCCATAAAAGGGAGGCTACAATCTAAGTGGTCTCCCTTTTATTATTTAATTCAAATTTAATTATCGTATGAAAGTTAAAATTACACCAACTGGAGAAAGTGCTCAAGTAATGGAGTTTAATGTATCGTTACCGTGTGGGGCAAATGCATCAATTGCTCCTGTGTCTACATTAACAGTTACACAGAGATGGGCAAAAGTCGTTAACGTTTCAACTACAGGAACGGAGTACGTACAAGTTACTAAATTTGATGTTATTCACAATATCCAATACACTGATTGTAAAGGAAATGTAAGAGTGTCTACAGAGTCTACATCTACGATTATGGAGACTGCTGCAACTAGTGAAACTATTACCACTTTGACACCAACAGTAACTAAAGTTATAGATGTGATTATACCTAACGGAGTTAGTATTGTTAGTCAACAAGTACTTGATGAATTGCCTACTTCTCTTCCTGTTAAGGGACATTGTGCATATTCAGTATTTGATGTTAGAGTAACACCTGCTCCTGCACCAACAGCCGCAATTGCGTCAGTAGCTAAATCTAAATAACATGTTTGGACAACCATTCGGTAGCAACTACACGGATTTACAGAACCATTACATGCAACAATTACAAGCGATGCAACAAGCTCAACAAGCACAGCAGAAGACCCAACCTATTCTAGATGAAATAAACAGAGAGGTTGGGTCTCTGTCTTTAGATGAGCAGAAGGTTCTAGCACAGATGCCAGAATATCAAATGGCTAAGCAAACCTATGAAGCTGGCTTTATGTCATTCTTAGGCACTAAGTTTAGTCAAGAGTTCGTGTCATCAGCAGATGGTAAAGTAGCAGCTGATAATCTATTAGCTACTATTAGAAAGAGTAAAGAGCACATTCATGCTCAATTAAAAGCTAAAGAAGATAAGGTTAACACATTATTAGAACTTGTGGAACAGGACCCAGAGATTAAGAAGAGATTAGACGAAGTTATGTTAAGTAAAAGTAAGTAATGAGCGATAAAGAAATTGTATTTCAAGCTATTAATAAGTATGCTAAAGACTTGGCGAGTAACCTATTTCATTTTAATAGCGTGGCAAGTCAAGCTGTTATCACATACGTAGTTAAGAATATGGAAGATAAATATGGTAAGTATTTAGACATATTCACAGACGTGCACGGCAATATTAATCTAGAGTTGCTTGCCAATGCAGTTAAAGCAGAGATGAAAGAGAAGTCTGCTGATGGGTTTGTAGTTAACATTCTTAACAAGCCAGTAAGGTTTGGAGAGGACGACGTTAATCAATTAGTAGAAATATTTAAGACATTTAAACAGAACAATTAATCCAAATTCGAGCCATGATTAATTTACGATTAGAGAGAATTTATAAAGGTGTGTCTTATACTATAGGGAAGCTATACCTAAACGGTAAGTATTTCTGTGACACTCTTGAGGATACAGACAGAGGGCTGAAAGATACTATGCCTACAGAGGAAATTGAGAAGATTAAGGTGTATGGTAAAACCGCTATACCTACCGGCACATATAAGGTTGATATGAATACAGTCAGTCCTAAGTTTAAGGATAGGACTTGGGCTAAGCCATATAGTGGTAAATTACCTAGATTATTAGATGTTAAAGGTTACAGTGGAGTTCTTATTCACGTTGGTAATAAACCAGAAGATACATTGGGATGTCTTTTAGTTGGAGAGAATAAGGTTAAAGGGCAAGTTATTAATAGTACTGCTGCATTTAATAGACTTATGACTGAACTTAATAAGGACAAGAATATAGAAATAACTATTGAGTAATGAGCAACTTTGATAAATTATTTGGAAGAACTTATAGTACAGTAGGTAACTCTGATTCTGACTTTATTATTAAAACTAGAGGACAGGTTAAGGTACAATGGGGCAAGAAGTTCATTGACATTATAAAGGACGGTAAACTTAATGTTGATGCAGAGGTCATTAAGAAAGTATCTTCTCCTGACAGAATAAGTTCTGATGGTATTTATTATGTGGAGAGCACTAATGAAGTAATGCTCAAAATAGGAAATACTGTTATCAATTTATCTGATGATGGGTCAGGAACATTTGTATCGTTTTTATCTAAGCAAGACACTACAGAAGAGCAGAAGGCAGTAGCCTGTTCTAATATAGGATTCAGATATGAAACTGAGGAGGCTGCTACTTTAGCTGGAGTAAGGAATGGGGTGGTTTTTATTGATGAAACTGAACGTTTCTTTATTGTCAATGATGGAATATTTACTAAGTATCCGTCTGAAATAAGTATGCCTTATACAGGCCAATTTGTTATCCAGAAGTCTGATAGTTCTGTAGGGGCTATAATCATAAATGGAGAGGGAATTGGCAATGCTCTTGTATTAGGTACCACTTCTAATGGAGCTTCTTTATATAGAGAGAACGGTGCTACATATGTGAAAAACAGTGCAGGCAACATAATACTAAGAATAGGTAATTCAAACGTGGTAGTTGCAGGAACGTCTGAAACTATCTTCTCTACTGATATTACAACTAGCGGCTCTGTCATATCTGACTCTATCTCTTCAAATTCGTTTTCAGATAATTACGGATTTAAATTGTATATAGAGAACGGTAAATCTAAATTAGTAGTTGACAGCGTTATAGAACGTAGCCCTTCTGACAATTCTGTAGAAGTAACCTTTTCGGAGCTGTTGGAACTCATCAATAATGAAGACTTGATAGTAGGGGCTAAGTATGTAATAAAAGACTTTCAGAATGAGTGGGAACTAACTACTGAAGATGATACACAGGAGCCTTCCAATGAGGATGACACAAAAGATGATGAAGAATTAACTGATGAGAGTGAAAGTACTCCAGACCCTCCTGTTAACACACGACCTCTAGTAGTTACAGCAACCACTACTTCTACTTTAAATCCGATAGCATATTATAAAGACTTTCCCAGTTGGGAAATTGAATATGATGTGAATTACCAAGAAGTGTTTCAACTTCCTGGAATTGATGAGGATGGAGCATCTGTAATGGAAGATGTAACGGCTAAGGGGAGAATTACTAAATTAACAGATGAGAAGGGCAATTCCTGTAACTATGACTTTAAACATCTAAAATTTAAAATCACCGAAGACGGTGTAGATAAGTGGATTTATACATTTAGAAACGGAGAAGAGGATTTAAGTTTAACTGATACATGTAGGAATAATGTATTAACTGTTAATAATTACGAGATTAAATCTGAAACTGTAACTGTACGTGATAATGGTAATATTGTTACATTACAAGGAACTCTTTCTGATAACAACTTTGGAACTATTAATAGTAACTTTAACTTTTCCGGGACTGCTAATAAATTGAATGTGTCCAGAACATTAGAGAATGTAACATTTAAAGAAGATTCTACTATAGATGAGGTAGCTATTAGAAGTCTTACTAACGTAACATTTAATGAATCGTTCTCAAGGACTACATTCCATTCAGATATAAACGATGTTGACTTTGATACTACTGTATACGCTCTACTTTATGATAATGAAAAGGTAAAAGATGTATATTACAACAATAATACAGTCTCTGTTATTTGTATTCCTGATATGTCAACTGCAACATCTGGAATACCTGCGGGCACAATAGTAATGTATAACGGAACATCTGGAATACCTGCGGGCTGGGCTATATGCGATGGTACTGAAGGTACTCCTAACTTGACTGGCAACTTCATTAAAGCCAGTGAAACTGCTGGTGAAACAGGGGAATTTATACCTGCAAGCTCCGGTAGTTCAACTGAAACTCCTATTACATATTACTCATTAGTGTTTATTATGAAATTGGCTTAATGGAGATAGCAATATTTAGTGATAGATTACTAATTTACGTTAAATTAAGAATAATTAGTCTTTAATTTTAAGGTATGGAAATTTATCACTAAATTTGCAAATAACTTTAAAAGGGAATAATATGGACATGAAATTAGAAGAATTAGGTTTTGACGATGAAGACCTGCTAGGTGAAGACGGTGTAGTGCAAACAGGAGACCCTGATGATGACATTAAACGTTGGATTGACAATGATACTCCAGTAGATTTGGATGAACCATTGGACAATCAAGAACCACCTAAAGAAGGTGACGGAGATACAGAACCTACAGAGGATGATTTAATCACAACTATGCTCAAAGCTAAAGGAATCAATCCAGAGGCTATTAAGTTCCAAAATGATAACGGAGAAGTAGAAGAAATTCCATTCTCTGAACTATCTAGGGAAGAGCAATTAGAGCTTTTAAACTATGATGATACAGATTATAATTATGGTTTAGAGCCAGAAGAGATTGACCTTATTAACGAGCTTAGAAGAAATAATTTAAGTGTAGATGACTATTTGGAATCTCATAGACGTCAAGCTATTCAGGATTACCTAGACCACCTAGAAGATGAACCAGAATATCAAGTAGATGGCATGACAGATGATGAACTATTTATTGCAGATTTAAAGGCAAATGTCCCAGAACTTACTGATGATGAAGCTTTAGAACAGTTAAATCTTGAGAAGCAAAACGAAGCTCTCTTTAATAAGAAGATGAGCGGAATGAGAGCTAGCTATCAGCAACGCGAAGAAGCAGCTATACAGCAAGCTCAAGCAGAAGCAGAAGCTCAACAGAAAGAAATGTATGAAGCTTACGAAGACGAAATTTTACAAGCTATTCAAGATAACGAAACTATAGATTTGGGAGAGTCATCATTAACGCTATCAGAGGACGATATGAATGAAATTGCTTCCTTTATCTTAGATTCAGATGCTGCTGGAGTAAGATACTTAGCCAAAGCCATTAATGACCCACAAATGCTAGTGCAGATGTCGTGGTTTGCTCTTAAAGGACAAGAAGCTATACGTCAAATCTCCGAATATTATAAACATCAGATTACAGAGCAATCCAAAGCCAATTATAAGAAAGGTTATGAGGATGCTAAGGCTGGCAGAGCCTCTAATCCTGCTAAGACTGTAGTTAAAAGACCAGAGCAGCAAACTGGTCGTAAACCTAAAACAACATCTATTTACGATTTAGATTAAATCCAAATAAATTATTATGATAGTAGCAAATTTCGTAACTAATCGCGCCACTATGGGCGACACTAGAACTTATGAAGACTTCTATAAGTTTCTAGGAACTAAACCAACTAGACTTGGTGTAGTATCAAGACTCTACCCAGAATTGACTGCTTCTTACCTAACAGAATCTTTGAGAAACATCTTCTACATGGATTCTAAATCAAATAACAAGTACAGAAGCATTGACTCAATGTACTTTGAATGGGAAGTTGAAACCAACTACATTAAGAGAGTTGAGTTTGCAGATGTACCAACTGAAACTGGAGAGAACGGAACTGAAATCGTAATGGCTTTCAAAGAGAACTATTACCAGAAGTACGACATCTTCAAGATTGACAAAACAATGCAGCAATGCTATGTAACCCAGAGACCAGTTCGTAAAGCTGATAATTACTGGGAAGTAACTGTTAGAATTATTGACAACGACTACTCTAGTGTTCTTGACCTTAGCGGATGCCAAATTGGTGACACTACTCGTTTCCAATCTAACGCTATGCCAGAAGCACACGAAGAGGGATATGTTAAATATCAATCTAACATTGAAAGACACAGAGGTTATATTACTACTCACAGATGTGATGACAGTTATACAGCTCTGTATGCTGCACAAGAAGACGTTCTTATTAAAATAGGTGAAGGTAAAGGTAATGGTCAGATGTCTGAAACTATGTACCGCATGGATAAGACTCAATCTAACTTGCTGAAGAACTTCCTATATGTAAGAAACAACGGTTTGCTGTTCAACAAAACTAACGTTGACAAGAATGGTAAACCGACACTGTTCGACCCTGACACTGGTCGTCCTATCTACATTGGTGATGGTATCATCCCACAAGTAGAAAGATTTGCATCTAAATATGCATATAATAAGCTTACTGTGGAAGCATTCACTACTGCTATCGCTATGATGAATGAAAAGAGTGAGAATCCAACTGGTAACAAATATGTACTTATTTGCAATGAGAAAGCTTGGCAAGACGTACAAACTTGTCTATCAGAATGGCTTGCAAGATTCAAAACTTGCGGAACTTATCTGTGGTCTAAGAAAGCTAACGGCTATGTTGACGTTGGTGCTACATTCCAATCTTATGAAATCGGTGGTAACACAATTTCATTCAAGGTTGACCGTACATTCTCTCGTGAATGGGGTAGCGACAAGGGCTTCATGCTAATGTTAGACTTGACTGCTGACAAAGTAAGTGGAGAACCAGCTATTCAAATGTTCACTCTTAAAGGTGGTGACTTCATCTCTAATAAATATCCAGGTGTTGGTGGACTTGATGGTCTAAGCTCAGGTGTAGTTTCTAGCCCTGTAGCAGCTTCTAAACTAATCAACTGGGGTTATTCTGGTGTTGGTGTATTCTCACCATACAGAAGCTTTATTATGAAAGAAGTGTAATTAAATAAGTAGATATTGTGGGGAAGGCATAGACCTTCCTCACATTATTTTACAAGATAGTAATTTATATTAAATAAATGATTGAAATAATATGGCTAATGAAACAGACAACATAATTGTCTTAAGAAGTGTATTCGGTAAAGTAGGACAAAAGTACTTCCTTAATCCAGTTAGAGACCCACAGACAGGCAGATACCCTGACTGTGTAAGACCAGTAGATAGTAAAGGTGATATGCTATTAAGAGGAGAAGAAGATAAAGGTAAATGCTTGATTGCAGAGAACCGTGTATTTATTATTGAAGACGGTAAAACATTTGACCTTAATGACCCTTGGCAAGCAGCTGAATGGTATTCTATTCAACACTGTCCTATGATTGCTATGTCTCGTGACCAACGTGACAAGAATGGCAATTTAGTGATTGACGGTGACTCTAAAAGATACGGAGGAGCTGAACTTTACGTTGAAAGACCTGGTTATGAAACTAATAAGCGTGTTAATAAGAGACGTCTTATCCATGATGCTGAAGAGTATATCATTAAAGACCCACAAGGTGCTGCTGGTAGACTTAAAATGGCTAAATTGCTTGGACGTAACATGCGTAATGCTCCTGATGCCGACGTAGAAGACTTCTTGATGAACATTGCGTCTAAGGACCCAGAGAAGATTATTAATCTATACACTGGTGATGACATTGCGCTTAGACTTCTGTTTATTGATGCTAAAGACAAACGTGTAATATACGTTAAGAATAAAGTATATCTATATAGCGAGAATCAAATACCATTGGGCGCAAGTGATGATGCAGTTATTACTTGGATGAAGAGTCCACAGAATAGAAGAACTCTTGAACTAATTAAGAGGGACACATATCCGGAACTGTATGAACAACCAGAGCCTGATTTTACTAACAAAATAAAAGATGAAGAGACCAAGAAGTCATCTTCAACTGGTAACTATATTAAATAATGACTGCTAGACAGGTTTATGAAGGAACCGCTACTGAAGTAAATAAAGTACAGTCTATGACTCTATTATTAGAGGATTTTAACTACTTCTTTAATAAGGCTATATATCAGTATATTAATAAGAGATATAATATATATGATATTAACCAACAGACTACTGACGACATTAGGGTTCTAAAAGCTACAATAGCCCTTCCTGTAACACTTGCTACGTCCGCTTACGGAGACACAGAAGGTCTTGATTCACTATATGGCGCGACGTATGAAGTGGAATTACCTAGTGATTACTTACATTTACTTAATTGTGTATGTGATTTTGAACTAAAGAAGACTTTCAAATGTTATAACGCTGGCTCCAGAGTTCAAGTCGGAGCTAGCCGTTTAACATCTGACGCATGGTCTCAAATCATTCAGAATATCTATATGAGACCTAGCTATAAACGTCCTTATTTTTACATACACAATGTTGACATAAATACTAGCAATCCTACTAACCCGTATGATGCTGTTAATAATCCACATGGTACTGATATTAGTTCTGCTAAGACTGATGCTGATACTAATGCTACAGAAGTAACTGGTGGATTGCCAAGAACAATTTCTATTGGTGGTAATGCTGTTACCACAGTAGAAAGAGAAGGACAGATTCGTTTCGGTAATCCTTCTACTGTTAGAATGGAGATACGGTACGGGAAGGACCATACTCTATTTGAGTTAAAAAAAGTATATGTGGACTACCTGAAAGCTCCACAAACTATACGATTGACACAAGAACAGATGGATATGACAGAAGACACATCCCAAATTATGGAATTTCCTGATTACGTGTGTCACGAGATTATTAATGAGCTGGTACATATAATCTTGGAGAACGAAGGTAATCCTAGATTACAAACACATATTCCGATATCAACGTCAGTTGCAAATCCAGCTCAGCAACAGACACAAACCAAATAATTATTTAAATTATGTTTAAGTGGACAAACACATTAATCGTAAATTCTAATTTAGATTCTAGTGGCAAACCAAAATGGTCAGCACAGGCTGAAGACACTGGTAGTGGAGTTGTAGGTAGCTTCGAATTTAAAAGAGTTAACAAATTCCTCAAACCAAACGTAGTAGCAATCTATAAGAAAGAAGCATCAGACCCAGTACTTGGTAAAGTTACTTTCACTATGAGCAATCAAGGTGTAGGTAATTATAGAGTTGCTCTTTACATCAGACTATCTGGAAGCCAGAACTCTTATTACTCAAATGACTTTGTATTCAAAGGTAAACCTTTGATGTATGAATTTGCAATTAAGAATGCAAGTGCTACAGCAGCAGATGTTGCTAAAGAAGCAGCTAGAGTAATTGAGAAGATTCAGACTATCTATGGAGACCACTGGATTAAAGCTAGTGCAAATGGTAACAACCTTGTTATTGAAGGAATGGATGAATATCAACTATTTACTAAAGCTGAAATTCAGAAATTCAATCCAGACTTGAACACTGCTTTAGTTGGTGGAGAGTTTGAAACGATTGCAACAGCACTTCCGGCTGACGACCCAGACTACGATGGACAAAACACTATTGTGAAATCTAAAGAAGGATTCGGTACTTACTGGATGATTCTTAAAGACCTAAGACTTCCGACTATGGAAGCTAGACGCTTTGCTGGTATTAACGAAGAAGAGCTTCCTGTTCCAGGAGCTAAGTATAATGAGTATATTATTAACTATTGCGTTAATAGAGGCATTATGGGCGGAGATGCTGTAGGAGAAGTTACAAGGTCACTTACGACTCATGTATTCTATGTTAAACAAGATTTGGCAGCTGATTTTGAAGCAGCTCTTGCTAAGATAGGTACTATCGGTCAAGAAGTTACTCCAGGTGAAACTGCACAACAAGCTCTAGAAGCTAGTAGTGCTAATGCAGCTGAAATTGCTAAATTGAAGACTGGCAAGGCTAACGCTGCTGATGTTTATACTAAAACAGAAGCAGATGCTAAATTTGAGCCAAAAGCGTAACAACTTAAAACAGTAATTGAAGGCGGGGGCGTCATACGCCTTCGCCTTTATTTATTATAATCATATGGGATATTACGAGAAATTATCGTCAGCCATATATAATGACATAATGAGTGGTCTTAGAGGTTACAGCTCCACTCCAACAATGTCATTAGAACAGTTAGAGGATGATTGCGTTGATGAAAGACTTCAAATTATTAAGGAATATTTTATTAAAGGATTAGTTCCTAAGAAGGACTTACTGATGACTATACCTTGTATAGAAGTTGACTGCAAGAATATTGAAAGGTGTAGATGTAATGCTAGTCCCTGTGACACATTAACTGCTCATTTTGAAATTCCTCAACTTCTTACAGAGTTCGGAGAAGACGGTATAGAATATATAGGAGCTACTGATATGAGTAATCCATTTATATATTATACTAATCCTATCGTAATGAAGTATCATAAATATAGAGTAAGAGGAAAGAATAAACCATACGTGTGGATTGATATAACTCCTAACGAGAACAATATGTACGATTGCTTTGTATTTAATGCTCCATTATTAAAGAAAGTAACAGTAGTGGCAATATTAAAAGACCCTAGACAATTAGATTGGTTCGGATGCTGTGCCCCTGTTGATATTAATAATATGACATTCATTGATGCTGAAATTAAGAAGAGGCTAACTGAAAAGAAGATTCGTTATTATAGGCAGCTCGCAGCTCCTGTTTTACCTAATGACCAAGTACCTAAATAATGGAGAATTTTAATTCAGCTTATTATCAAATGAATCTGCTCTATGGAACAGAATTGTCTCCTGAAGAGTTCGAAGAAATTGGACTGATTGCCTGGCATAAGATAGGTAACAGGAGAACTAGATTATACAGGTATGTTACTGATATTCAATGCCCTGACAACACAGTGGATTTACCTTGCAACTGTGACATAATTGAAGCAGTCACTTATGGCTTTGAAGAGTGGAATTATGTTACGAATGACACAGTAAACGGAGATTACTCTTCACAGTTTACTGAAAACTATATAGAATCAAGAAAGCTTTATAGTGACCCTCTCTATATAAGTGGCAAGTATGCCAAATTTGAAAGAGTGGGTGATACTTTGTACTTTGAGAAGAATTATGGACAGGTAAACATTCTCTATAAGGGCATTCTGGTAGATGAGGACGGATTACCTGAAATCAATTATAAAGAGAAAGACGCCATTGCATGTTACTGTGCTTGCACTAAGAGATTTAAAGAAGGTTGGAAGAATCACAACCAGAATATGTTACAGGAAGCACAATTATTGGAACAGAGGTGGTTGAAGCTATGTGATGCAGCCAGAGTTTCAATTCATTTAAGTCAAAATGACATGAATGAAATCTTAGATGCTAAAACTAGTTGGAATAGAAAGATATTTAATAAGTCATATAAGCCCTTAAAATGATATGAATTATGCTTTAGGATATGCCTTTAACATCCATGACATGTTTGCTGGTTTTGATACCAGCAGACTTGACTTGGACAGTAAGACATGTGAGGAATTAATAGGTAATAGACATAAAGAAGTAATTGCTAAGCAAGTGTTTAAATACGCAGTTAAGCTAGTAATTGATGATATTATACATAGAAACAATAGATTTGAGCTTCCAACTTTAGGAAGAAATGCCTGGTTATACATGAAGAGAGTTTCTGGTAATGAATTTACCGAAGCTAGACGATTTGGTAAGTGGAAAGATGTAGACTTTCTAGCTTCTGATTTCTGCGGATATAGAATGGTATTAACTTACAAGAATCAAGAGATACAAAGGGAGAAGATGGCTTATCTAGACCCTGTTAATAAGAACGTAATCACAGAGAATACTAACAATGGAATGCAATACTACTAAGAAGTTTACTGATTATACAGACGAAATAATGAAGGAATTTCCATATCTTAGTAAGCATGACATAGAAATTATTGTTAGATATGGCTGGAGACAAATATACTTCTTAAACCAAAGAGGAGGAGATACAATCCTTAATAGCCATAAATATAAATATTGGTTATATATAGGGGAGTTAACTAAGAATCCTATTAAGCATTTTAGATATTACAGGAGAAAGATGCAGAACAAGTTGAGAGTGATGTATACTAGAAAGAAGATTCAATGGGACGGGTACTACTATGTAGCCTTAACCAATGAAGAATATGAAGAATTACTAGAATCTTTTAATAAGAAAGGCAGGAAGAGGAAATATTACACCTTCAATAATAAGAAGGTGTTTAAGATTCTAGATGAGTGTAAACTATCATTCTCTGGCAGTCCTTGTATTATAAAATTCAAAGGACTTGTAGATTTAGGATTCTCCTATAAGAAAGAAGTACTTAAATGTGAGTATCCAGAGATAGCGTTCACAAGAGATAGAAATGCTAAGTTTGAAGACATCTTAGTAAGTAACGACAATTATGAATATTTATAACAATGAAACAAGAAGCAACAAATACCTTTGGAGAAGGAATAATAATGGACCTAAATCCATTAACCACTCCTAACAATGTACTTACAAGTGCTCTGAATGCTACTATGATTACTTATAATGGTAATGAATTTGTGCTTCAGAATGATATGGGTAATGGTAGAGTTGAAACTGCCTATTTACCTTCAGGCTATGTTCCAGTTGGAATTAAAGAATATGGAGGAATAATATATGTTGCGTCATATAATCCTCTTACTAATAAGGGTCAGATTGGCTCATTCCCGTCTCCAGAGCGTAATATTAGTAGTAACGAAATTCAAGGGGCACAGAGTGTGCTTACTCCCAGTTCATTTGGAGCGCTGTCTAATGGAATTTTAGACACTTTTGTATCTAAAATAAACATATTCCCTGAAGGCACAATTATAAGGTCAGGAGACAAATTTACTATTATGCTAGATGCATCTAAGGGGAGTCAAATAGACACTAAAATACTTAGGACATACCTATCAAATTGCTTTAATACATCAAGTAACAAGCCCGATTCTCCTAAAAACAAATTGATGACTTTAACTCTTGCTGTAAGTGATTCTAATGGATATCTTAGGGATATTACAGAACAATTAAAGAGATTTGATGAGGATAATAAAACTATAGTATTCAGCGAAAGTGATGCCCCACTTTATAAAACTAATGCGGGATATTATATACAAACTGTGGCAGAGGATTACTCATCTAATGTGGATGAATATAGAAAGGCGTATCCAGCAAATGTATACAATAACAAGTTATCAGGCTCTTTAACTTTAATAGCTACCTTGAATACTATAGATTCAATAGATGTAGCGGTGACTGGATATGTAAGACCTGAAGAAACGGATATGAATATTGAATATGAAGTCCCTAATCAATCTGGCATAGTTATGCCCTCCGGTTCCAAGTATACACTAATATATGATTTAACATACAAGTATAATTGTCCAGATGGGTATTATGAGGACAATAAGCCATATAATTATGATGAGGTTATAGAGTATTATAATTCATACTACGGAGAGGCAAAAGATTTCGGTTCTCATCAAAATGTAATTCAGGGATGTGAGTTCTTTATGATTGATTCTAGCAAGGCTACTCTTCAAGGCCACGTTAACTTTGATAACTCAGACAAAGCTCCAGTTTACAGCCTAGAATCAAAGCAATATACCAGAGAACAAGCAGTTCAGGTTAACTTAAGTGACGTAACTGGGAATTTAATAAGCTATACTGTTACTCCATGTATGACATATAGTAGGCTTCAAGGATTAAGCATCAATGGGGCTATGGATTTATCCAAGATAGGCTCCGGTATAATTCAGCTAAATACCTGGAGGTATTACTACAATGATATGTCAATTATATTGACTTGGGGACTGGAAGCTTATTTAGTGGAAGGCACCTCTATAAATGAAATTAAGTTTAAATTTTATAGATTTCCAGACGGCAGACCAGATATGCCTACATCCGAGTATGTTGTGCCAGCTAAAAGGAATTATAACGGAGTATTTACAGAGGTTCTAAGATTCGGGGATGTTTTAGAGCCTAATAACATCTATTTGGTTGAGATACAAAAGACTATAACAAAAGGGAATATTACAGAAGTGGACCCAGACTCCGAATTTAGATGGCTCGTAGCTTCTCCTTTGTACAATGAAGCTTACATAGATAATACACAGCTAGACTATAACAGATTTGATGATACTTTAATTAAAAAGTACAATTCATTACAATTAGATACTACCTACAGTAATACGTATACCAGGAAAGTAGGAGCATTAGTAAAAGATGGTGCAGATTTATTTCCGTTGTCCAATAGACCTCTAAGTGAGTTTGATGTAAAAGCAGTGACTCTGTATAACTATTCGTATACTATGATAGAAAGCCATAAGATAGCAACAGAGGCTAAATATCCATTCGAGTTGAATGTATCATCAATTGATACTAAATATTTAGTAGATTCTGATGAAGCCAGGACTACACATGAGGACTACTTTCTGGAAGGCAATGGAGCTAAGCCTGATGATTATATAGTAGATTCTGATTTTGAACGATTGCCATTAGTTGAAGCACGACCTGATTATAATAGTCATAAGTATTCTATAGAAGTTGAGGGAGATAAGATTGGAGTTAATGGAGCTGTTATTTCTGAATTAGTAGCCGCTAAAGACCCTACTCCTAAACCCATAACCTATTCTAATATCTATAAATCCTTTGTAAGTGACATGAGTCAAGTATTTGGGACCAACATGAATAAGAAGAGTACTGGAGCTTATTACAGTAGTTCAGAATTTGGAGTTCATGTATATAGTAAAAACAAACGTAGAAAAATATACCTAGACACAATTAATAGATACTCTCCTACTGGAGAACCTAGTTCTATTAATTCACAAATATACACTGACAAAAATAGTGGTACACGTCAAGACTTCAGAAACTATTGGGATAATTTTATGGGGGCAGTATGGTCCGCTTTTAAAAGGTATCCACCATGTGTAATATTTGGAACTATCAGTGAATTTAACAATAAGGGTTACAAATATCCAGGGAGTCAAGATGCTACACATGTTGGGGGATTAGTCAGTGATAAATCATTAGGCTCATTCCAAATGCTTCTATGGTACACTGGTACGACTTATGCTTGGGTTAAAGACTTTGCATATAGAAATCCAGGAGAGAGTGGCGGCGACAGTTTGTTTATTAATAATGAAATGGCGAATATAGTATATGAAACGTTTAGAGATGTTTACATCCAAACCAGTGATTCTACTGTGCAAAGTTACTGGATTTATAATCCAAATGATTATTTATATAATCCAGACGTTAAAATAACTCTAGCTTACGACGTTTCATGCAAAAGGAACATAAGTACTAAATCTTTGTTGCAGGTTAATGGTAACGATGTTAATACAACGTCTATAAGTGACTTCCTAGATTTGTTCAAAATAGAGGATAAGGAAAGCTATATAAATCTAATGACATTTTATGTAAAATCAGATTCTGGGTATAATAAAGTGGATGGGACCACTTATGAATCTACTATTCCTTACACATTATCCACGCCAATGACGGCCCTAAGTATGGAGAGTGTGTATGCTGAATTGGATAAGAATGCTAAATCTGATAGTGTTAGCTCTAATGTAGGGGTTCTAAGCAGAGACGACACTTTCTTTATTTTGGACGGAACTGGTAATCCATTTATAGGAGGACGTATCTACTACGGTGAAGCTGTAGACAGGATAATTCCAATAGAACAGTCAACTACAGGAGCGGCTAAAGTCAGAAACCTGAAATTAAAAGATGGAACTTTGTTAGTAAATTCTACGTCTGCCACCACTAAGGACTTTGCAGTGTATAGGGATAGTTTCGGAGACAGTGATATATCCGTGCATTTTGCAGGCTTCCCTGTTGTAGAGATAGAGCTAGACAAAGGTAGTGGTAACAACTGGGGCACATTAAGCTAAATATTATGACTACTTTAGAGAACGGATTATTTAATAATTACTCCTTGAACTTCGATACTTTAGCTTTCTCATACTTCCTAGGGCAAATAAAACCTGAGGGCAACATAGTCTATGAATATAATCCTCTACATAATTATAGAATAACCAGAGATACTGATAGTAAGGGTAAAGTATCTGGTCAGGATGGATTCAATCCGAACGATGTTGTTGTGGAAGGTGGAAGTATATTAGATTTAGATACTGAATCACTTCAATTCAGCTTAAACTACCCTGTAGATATTATTGCACAAGAGTCATATGACGGTTCTGTAAATCTTATATTAAATGATAACAAGAATATACCAAGACTAATCAACACTAGATTCTCTGTGCTACAAAACAACACATACGAAATTGTAGATAGAATTGGTAACAATGATACCAATTTGTATGACGATTCTCAATTTGATTTAGATACATCACTTTATAAAAGAGTAAATAACATACCTTCTTTAACGTTTAACGAGGTTCTTCCATATGGTAATTTGAAAGTTGGTAATTATGTAGTCTATCTCAAATATGCAGACGCAGATGATAACGAAACAGACTTCGTTGCTGAGTCCGGAATAATATCATGTTTCCAAGGGTTGGATAGGGACCCTTTCTCTATAAACGGAGGACTTAGGGATATGATTGCCAACAAATCCATAAGTTTGTTAATATCTGATGTAGATGATAGTTATGACTATATAAAAGTCTATTATACTAGGTCTACATCGGATGTAGACGGTAATGAGATTACTACTGCATTTAGAATTTCTAAGAAGTATCCTGTCAAGAATCGCACCTGTAATTTAATAATAACGGGTAATGAAGCTGGACAAGATATACCATTGTCTGAAATTAATATGCAGTATTTAATAGCAGACAAAGCTAAGGCACAAGCGGCTTGCCAGAATATGCTATTTCTAGGTAATTATAATAAACCAGATATGCTATACTCCGACTTGTCTGATATAAGTCTTAGAATATTGCCTTATCTAGAAGTTTCTGATGCCCATTCTCTTATAGGTGAAGTGTCCCCTCAATATGGAGATGTTTCTGATTCCATTACTGCATTTGAATATTATAATACTAAGAATATTTACTACCATTTAGGCTATTGGGATGAAGAGATATACAGACTTGGAATAGTATATATAATGTTTGATGGCTCATTGTCTCCTGTGTTTAATATTCGAGGCATAAACGGATTACCAGACATAAATACTTTATTTGATAAGTACTCCTTATCAAACTATTCTATATTAGATGATTCTGGGGAACGTCAATACTTAGAAGTAGATGAATCTACTTACGAACTTGAGGATTCTAGATATATAGAGAATAGTAAGGGAGTGATTAGAATAAATTCTAATCTTAGTACTGGGTCCCATAAAGTTTACGGCTTAGGAATGTTTATACCAATAGATGTAGTCAACTATTTAAAAGGTAAGGTACGAGGATTCTTTATAGTTAGACAAAAGAGAATACCTACTATATTAGCTCAAGCATATGTATTACCCTTGATAGCCAAAGCAGAAGTTCCTGGAATCAATGTGTTAAACGTAAACAGTAATCCTCAATATTCAGTGGTGGCAGAAAGATTCTTAGATAATAACAAGGGCATAAACAGTAGCTATTTAAGTAGGTTGTATACGTTAGAAGGTTACAATGAGAATACAACGTGGTCTAGAGCTGGAATATGTCCTGAATATAGTTTAAAACAATCCTATTTTAACACCTTGTTCACGGGAACATCATTTCCTATTAAAGAAAGTAGAGTAATCCCAGCTAGTGCCGGATTAACCAGGAGTACCTACGAATCTAGAAGTTATTATGTTGATGCTTATACTTATAATACTTCTGTAAAGGAGATGGATGCTAAAATAGTCGGAATACCTGATAATACTCCCATAATAGCTATAGAAGACTATTCTTTCAGAGCTAGAGCTGGAGAAGCAGAGGAGGGATATAAATTTAGATACTTAGGCATAGAGAACAAAAATAATGAGGCAACCAATCTAGTCAGGGGTTCATATTCATCATATATTGGAATAGTGGGGACTCCTAGTGTAGGACGAATAATCAATATATACATTCCTGGTTATTCCATAGGTAACATGTCTGACTACTTTAGGATAAGATATGAGGACGTCTCCCCTTATTACGCCATATCAGACAGAGTTGGTTTTGATACAGTAAGCGAGACTTATGACGTAGTAGAGCAAAGTGACATACATGCTTATTCTACAGTATGCTACAGGGGAGATTGCTATATATGCAATTACACTCACAGACTAAATAGAAATTTCCAAGACCCGTCTGCTCCTATAAATGACGAAATTGTGGATGAAAATACTTGGAAGGACAATTATGATGTAGAGAATACGGAGAAGTTAGCAGATATAAACAGAGGAGATATAAATGCGGTTCAATTAGGCAGTTGGATTACATTTAAATTATGCTCTTCTGTTAATTTATCTCTTAGGTCTCTAGACCCAAGTTATCCTACCGAGGAAGGCTTGACCGGATTAAAGAGAGGGTTCTATCCATTACAAGAAATGAGTACATCTGGAAATTATAAAATACCTGAGGCATCTATCATTAACAGTGGATTGAGTAGTACAACTAGCGATAAGAACTTCTTTACATTACCAGATGTTCCCTATATAAAGAACAGATTTGATACTAGAATAGCTTATTCTGACCTAGCAATTACAGATGCCTTCAAGAATGGATATAGAGTATTTCAGTTTACTCACTATAGAGACTATCCTAGAATATATGGAGGAATTATGAAACTAGTTGAGCTGTTTGGTAATATCCTCTGTATATTCGAACACGGTATAGCGTTAATTCCAGTTAATGAACGTGCCGTAGCAGGTGAAGGTTCAGGCGGAAATGTCTTCATTAACACCTCTAACGTACTCCCAGAGAATCCAAAGATGCTGTCGGATACCTATGGTACTCAGTGGCCGGAAAGTGTCGTACAGACCCCGTATTTCGTTTATGGAGTGGACACAGTTGGAAAGAAGATTTGGAGAACTAATGGAGACCAGTTTGAAATTATATCTGATTTTAAGATACAGGAGTTCTTAAATGAGAATATTACACTAAGTGAAAGAGAGCTTACCCCGGTAATAGGTGTTAGAAACGTTAAGGGTCATTATAATGCATTCAAACAAGATGTTATGTTCACTTTCTATGATAATTTATATGGATTTGAAGAGAAGGCTTGGAACATCTGTTATAATGAGGTTATGCAGAAGTTTGTAACATTTTACTCTTGGATTCCTTCCTATTCAGCTAACATTGACAACATTCATTTTAGCTTTAATAGAGATACCTCTAAATGGATAAGTAAATTAGCACTATCTAATATAAATTCAACCAGTGCTGATGGAATTGTGGCTGACTCTGTTATATTTACTGAAAATATGAAATCTACCAAATTGAGTCTTGTTAATAGACCAATTCCGAATGAATACAACACAGGTTTACCAGCAGTTTACTACAGGTACAGCCTAGAAAGAGACAACTTTAAGAATTGTGAACAGTTCAGTGTTTCTGAGGATGGAATATTAACTTATTTAGGTACTTATGACGAATTAACTTCTAAGCCTGTGTGGTTGCTTAATATTAAAGTAAGTATAGTAATAGATAGATACTCTGGAACAGATAATAATATAAAACAGTATATTAATGGATGGAATAGTTACTCTACTACCAATTATGGTTATTATCAGTCTGTAGTCGCTATTACTTCTGATAGAGTAGTGAACAATCCTGGACTTACCGAAGATGATAAAAAGCTGCCTAACTTAACAACAGACTTCTGGAAACATGGTCAGTCTGGAATCATTGATATTAAGGACAAGATTAAACCATGTTATTGGTATGGTAAGCAGCATCCATTTGAGTATGAATTTGTAGTAGTTGACAACCCAGCTACACACAAGATATTCGAGAATTTACAAATTGTAAGTAACAAGGCTGTTCCGGACTCATTCCATTATGAAGTAGTAGGTGAAAGTTATGAGTTCCATGAGGACAAGAAGAACATGTATATAAGACAAGAAGCTACTAAGGACTTCTATCAATATAATGGTTCTGATATACTGTACAACAGGAATTTCTTAGACCTAAGAGGTAAGCAAAGAGACATTCTTAGAAACTGGAAACCCACTGGACAGAAAGTGAAATCTACAATGTTCCCATTATACTATGCTAGAGTAGATACATTTAATGAGATTGAGGATTACTACAAAGGTAAGACTGCTCCTAATAAGGATTATGTTAATCTGTCAGGTTCTGAAATAGTTTATAATGAGAAGCTAGATGAGTTTAGAGTCTGGACTCATGCTAAGGCTGCTGATATTAAAGACCCAAGAATTGGAAGATTAAGAGGAAATATGAATTATCAAGGAGATGTTTGGAATATTCAAATTAATCCTATTATCTTTGTACAGCGAAACGAGCCAGCATGGAATACAGCAAAACTTACTAAGGAAACTATAGATAAGGTTCCTATCTCTGTAGGTAATTCTCCTATACCAAACGACTTAAAAGGATTTGATATAACTTCAGAAACTCCTGTGGAAGACTATATGCCTCAAGATTTAATAGACTTAGGATATGGACCTGAAGATATAGACACATCTGATTGGTGGAGTGGTAGGAAGGAAGCAAGACTTAGAGACAAATACATCAAGATTAGAGTAAGATATACTGGCGAAGAGTTAGCAATAATAACAGCATTAAAGACATTATATACAATAAGTTATGCGTAAAATTATGAAATTCCAATGGGGAAATTCGCTATTAAGACAAGGTATGGGGAGTATAACTCCCCTACAGTCTAGTAGCGACCTCTATACAGCAATGACTGGATTACAATCCGCTAACTTCGATAAATTCTCTCCCGCCAATAATCCTTTATTACAAGCTGGTGCGGCTAGTGGTGACATGGCTTCTAAGGCATTACTAATGAATGCTAATACTAATAAAGCTGTCAATGGATTATCTAAATCAGCTGCTAATATGGCAACTGGAACTGCTGGAAGTACTGTTAAACCTGGTGGAGGGCTGTTTAGTAAAGCAAATATCGGTAACACCATGTCTAAGGCAGGAGGCTATGCTGATATGATTGGCAGTTTTATTCCGAAGAAGGAGCAATCAGCACTTACTACTGGCTTAAATCAGGGATATGATGCAGCAGCTAATATGATTTCTAGTGTACCTGGAGTAGGAACTATCGTTGGAGGGGCAATGAAGATTGGTGGTATGTTGTCAGATGGACTTACAGCTTTAGGAGTAGGAACCGACCAAATGACTACTACTGATAAGATTCTTGATAGTAAATTTATGAAGTTAACTCCAATGGGATTAGTAAATGCTTTCGGAGCTAAGAAGGCTGATACTATTTATAAAGATAACGAAACCTGGGAACAGCAAGGTTCAGCTTATGGAGGTTCAATGGCTAAGGTAGATGATGCTCTCACCAAAAGTGGTAAGAAGTACGGAGCCTTCAGTGGTAAGGCTAGACGTAAAGCTAATGCACAAATAGCAGAAGCTAAACGGCAGCAGAATTTGGTATCTGATATTAATCAAGAAGCACAAGATGCATTTGCAGCTTCTAATTATAGTGGAATTGGTCTTAGAAACGAACTAGCACTTAGTGGAGGTTATAGAAATATGGCAGTTGGTAGAAACGGAATGAAGATACTAGATGCTGAATCACAATGGGCTAGAGAAGTTCTTAATAAAGCTAGAGAAGTTAATAAGCTTCAAAAGGGAGGTAAGGTAGACGGAATTACAGGAGCGGCTCCTAAGATAACATTTGAGTCTTGGTATGAAACTGTTCCTTCTGATAGAAACGATACTACTTCATATAATCTTAGAAGGGCCTTTGAATTAGCTCCTAAGGAGGAATTAGAGGCCTGGAGAACATCTAGTGTAGAAGATTTAAGGAATGGGAAGAATCACCTAAACTCTGTCTATCTAAATCCTAAAACAGGTATCTATGAATTTATGAAGGCTAAGAATCATCCAACTCTTAAATATGAATTAGAGTGGTATAATTCTAAAGACCCAGAAGCAATAAAGTTCAGAAACGCTTATGATTTAGATATGTCTGGAGATTATTATAAATATGTTCCAAAGAAGTTCGCAGAGGGAGGTAAAGTTAATGTAATCCCAGACGGAGCATTACACGCACACAAGCATCATTTGGAGGATATTAGTCCAGAGTATGAACAAGTAACTAGTAAAGGAATACCTGTAGTAACGGAAGAGGAAGGTGGTAAATTGAAGCAACATGCTGAAATTGAGCGTAATGAAATCATCTTCAGGTTAGAAGTTACTAAGAAACTAGAAGAACTTATGAAGGACGGAAGCGATGACGCGGCTATAGAAGCTGGCAAATTACTTGCACATGAAATTATTAATAACACTGTTGACAATACAGGTCTAATGGAGGTAGTAGAATGAGAATAGAAATTGGCGATAAGAAGTATAATGTAGAGGTAGCTCAAACAGATGAGGAGAAGACCAAAGGATTGCAAGGCAAGAAAGAGTTTGCTGAAGATGAAGGTATGCTGTTCATATATGATGAACCTCAAACGGTTGGTTTCTGGATGCAAGATACTGACATTCCACTTGATATAATATTTATTGACGAAGATTTTGAAGTAATATCAGTTTATAAGGGACAACCGCACGATGAAACTATTGCTGAAGAAGACGATGTGCAGTTTGTATTAGAAGTAAATCAAGGTTCTGGAATTAAGGAAGGAGATGAGCTTGACATAGATGACGATGATGAAGTACCAACTATGAAGGTTATAGCTCCCGATGGTTCCACTCAAATGGAATTAAATGGAGGAGAGAGAATCTTTAGTAGAAAGAATACTAAAACTCTTATTCGTATGGCTAAGAGAGCAGATAAATCTAAGGCAGATAGAGATTATAAGGCACTCGGGAAGAAGATGTTTACCTATTTAAAACAGCAAGATGAACGTGAGCCTGAATATGTAGAAACAAAAGATTAATTTGGTAATATCGTTAAGTATAACTAACTTTGTGGGAAAGTTAATGTTTAACGTTAAATAGTAATTAACATGAAAATTCAATCTAAAATTTCACGATTTCAACAGGGTGGTGCAGCTCCTGTACCACAAGACCCCGCAGCAGGAGGCGCACCTGCTGAAGGAGCACCAATGGAAGGCGGAGCACCGGAAGGAGCACAAGCAGGTAATCCTATGGAACAGATTCTTCAAGTGGCAGCACAGGCAGTGCAAACAGGTAACTGCGAAGCAGCTCTAACTGTATGTCAGACTCTTATGTCGGCAGCACAGGGAGGTATGGGACCTGGAGAAGCTCCTCAAGAGGAACCAACCTTTGCAAGAAATGGTTCTAAACTTAGAAGAGTTAGATAATCATTTAACAAGTTAGAAAGGGGCATATATCAAACAGTATATGTCCCTTTCTTAGTTTATAATACGATATGTCACAAGCAATAAGAAAGTATCAAACTGGTGGCAAGTCCTCACAAGAACCAGAGCTGTTTGAGTGGAAAGATGTTAACAAATATAACAAATCAGATTTAGTATCTGGCTTATATAGAAACATTGACACCTATATACAGAATAACGGACTAAAAGGGGACAAAGCTGACCAATTCAGAAAGGCTGCTGGTCAATTCATAGAGGGTCTTAAGTCCGGGACTGTGACTATGAATGGAGACGGAACCTTTACAGATGCTTCTGGGCAAATGAGTAGTACTGGTAAATATGACAAGAAATTTCTAGGATTAGGTACTAAGAATACAGAGAATAATGCATTCAACAGAGTTGGTGATTATGCATTAAGCTATATTAAAGGTATGAGTCCCTATAAGGCACAGGTTGAAGAGAAACCTCAAACTAAGGCAGCTCCAATTTCATTTAAACAAAGACTAGCTAATATAGCTATGGGAGGAAACTGGGATGATAGTCTATGGAGGAAGTTTAATTCACAAGACCGCTTAGGATTCCTAAGACAAGCAATACAATCTAGTCATAATGATTTCATTAATAATCCAGAAGCAGAATATAGCAAAGATGTATTCGGAACTAGAGAGAATTGGATAGAGAGAAGCTCTAATCTATTAAAAGCTCTAGAAGACAATAAATATGACCCTGAAGACCTAAAATTCTCTGCCGCTATGGGCTATGGAGATTTAGGTACTTATTTAAATGACGAAGTCTCTAAAGGAGGTAATGATGTAAACTTGATAGATGCTTACAGGGAGTCCTTAATAGCAGATGCCAAAAGTAAAGGAATATTAGGAGACGAAGCAATTAACGCCTATGTAGAGAAAGGTCTAAGAGACCAAGCTAATAAGGAGAAAGAAATAATAGATACTAACAAGGCTGAACTGAAGACTGAAGCTACTAAGAAATACTTTGAGGATTATAGAAAGAATAATCCGTTTAAATCTTCCATGTCAAGACATTTCGGCAATGTTAATCCTAATTACAATATTGACAACTTACTGGATTACTTGAAAGGTCAACCAGACATGGCAAATTACTTTACCAATGTATTAGGAAGAACTTCATTTAGACCAGACAACGGACAGCATATAGTTAATAATATGGATGCTGCCTTAAGTGTCATGAGGTCACAGTTCCCAGACATAGGCGATGGCTTTGTAGCAGTGCCCACTACATATGATTTCAATAATTATACTAGTATAGCATATAATCCTGAAACTAAACAGTACAAGGAAGTATCTATGCTAGATATACCTGCGTTGCAACAGATAGCCTATGCTCATTATGAGAATCCTACTGATAGTTCAAAACCTAGAGTTGCTCCTAGAGTACCAAAGCGGGGAGGTTCATATTTCCAACAGGGAGGAAGCATAGGGTTTAATAGGGAAGCTGCTAATGCTGAAATACTTAAAGCTATTAGGGAGAGAGATGCTAAACGTCAAGCTGACAAGGAAGCTAAAGTAGAACAATCTGTAGCATCTGGTAAATCTCCACAACAAGCCGTTAATGATAGCAGAAAGCCAGCAGATACTGGATTCACTGCTTCTGATTATGCAAGGCTTGGGGCTATAGGTGCTGATTTAATATCTATGATACCTGGAGCTGGGGTAGTAGGTTATGCTGGAACACTGGCCAATTTTGGAGCTGATTGGGGCCAAGATGGTCTTGACTGGGGAGATGCAGGACGTCTAGCTATGAATTTAGGTTTAGATACAGTTGGATTAATTCCCGGACTGGGTGCGGCAGCTAAAGGTAGTAAGGTAGTCAAGAATCTTATAAAATGGACTCCAAGACTATTATCGGCAGCAGCTGCAATAAACTATACAGGCCCTGGTATAGAATCAGCTAGAAAGTTGGCTACTAACCCAAAAGACCTTTCCGTAGATGATTATAGAAACTTGGCTGAACTAATAAAAGTTGTAGTTGGGGGTGGTAAAGGGGTTAAACGCCAAATACAATCTAAACAGCTTAGAAATGCTGCTGCTACTGGAAATCATGTAATAACTAGCGCTACTGGTAAAGAATACACTGTCACTGGAGCGCAGTTGGACGAGATAGCTAGTCATGGTAAACTCAAAGACCAACAGGCAGCTTTCCAGAAGATTACTAAGAGTGATGATAGATTAGGTCGTCAAGTTAATTTCTCATGGCACAATCCGTTTATAACTAGTTTGCCCAATTCTGTAGTAAGACCAGAATACAACTTCAACAAAACTAAAATAGTCAGCACTACTAAAGGTGATATCGAAGTGCCTCTAGTCTATTCAGATTCAGAGAAGGGAATAGTTAAAAGAATGCAAACTGGAGTTATATCTATTCCTGGTCTTGATAAGCCAGCTCAATGGTACAACTCTTTCAAATACAGAAATCTTAATAAAGGTCAAGCTAAGCCTTCAGAGCTGTTAGCATTACCTGCCCCTAATCAAGTAACTCCGTCTAACAGGGTATTTCACATGGGAGATGGTAAGTCAAGACAAGTTGTAGACATTACTGACCCAAACAAGCTGGCACAAACTAGAGCCACAGGAGATAGAAACAGACGTAATGAAGCTATTAGGAATGAAAGGCTTAATAAGCAGGCTGAAGCTAGAGAAGCTCAAAAAGCTAGAAATGAAGCTTTGACTGCATGGGCTACTAATCAACCTTCACCTAAACAACCATTAGCTGGAGCAGCCAGAGCTAATAAGGAAAGGACTTACAGAGAAGTATTCCAACCAGTAGCTGAACGTGAGTACAATAAAGTATGGGATGAAGCAGTTAAGAATAAAAAGGATTTTGGATATGAGGATGTAACTCCTAGAAGGAATGTGTATACTCCACCAACTCCAACTGAAATTACTGTTACTCCTACTAATAAGATTACCGATAAGAATGCCAGATACTTATGGGAATTAGTTAATCCGCCCAAACGTAGTACTGCTCATGTTAAAAGAGAACTTCCTAAGAAGCAATCTAAACCTAAGACTAAGAAGAAGTCTAAGGATGACAGAGTTACTAAGAAAGCTAACGGAGGAGTGTTAATTCCTAAATATCAAGGAGGTAAAGCTATACGTAATGTACAATCTGCTAATGATTTGAATTGGAACACAGACGTCTTAGGAAGTGCTGGTTACAACGACACATTAGGCATGATTAACCCAGCAAATGCTAGTACATACAATAATATGCAAAGAGATTACAGTAATCTTGGATTTACTGCTACTAAGCCTGGGGCTTCTAGATTATCTTATAATCAGAACGTAGCTAACTATCAGACTAACTTTAATACTAATACTAAAGTGAATACTGGAACTATGGCTAGTCTGGTTAAATCTGGTAGAATAACAGGTAGAGGTGGAAGTTCTGACAAGGGTACTCAATGGACTGCTGACGGATATGCAGGAGACCAAACTTGGTTAAGACATCTAGGAACTAACAATATCAGTGCTGATAATCTAGCTAAAGTTAGAGCTGGAGTTAATGATAATATTGATGTTGTTAAGAATTTAGACACCGGGATGTTGAATTTTATGCCTAAAGCTAAGGCAGCAGGTATTACTAGTGGAAATCCACAACCAGCTATGCCAACTAAACTAGAATCTCCAGTTCCAGCTATGGGTAGTAATCCTACTAAGAAGCAAATTAGAGATGCTAAAAGGTCACAGAAAGCTGCCGGAGACGGTACTGTACGCGGAGCAGCTGGAGGTGAAAAGAAAGGTTTAGGAGGTTTTAGTGTATTGCCAGAGGATGTGATAGCATTAGGCAGAATGGTTGGAGGATTGGCAACTAATAACAAGGCAGCTGAACAGTACAAAGCTGGACTAAAACCATTGCTAATAGATACATATGAGAACACTGTACCCATTACTGGTAACTACTTTGCTAAAGCATCTGCTGATAGGCAAGCTTCTAATTTGACATCTCTTGCCGCTAGACCTAGAACTTCTGATGCATCGCTTCAGCTTGCTGGAGAATTAGAAGCACAGAACAAAGCTGGTGATATAAGATTCCAAGGAGATATGGCTGATGCTGATATGTTCTATAAGACAAGAATGATGGCTCAACAAGAGTCAGATGCTGCTAAGGCTAGAAGAACTGATGTTGCCAATAGAAATAGAGCTTCAATGCTACAAATTGATGCTGCTAAGGCGCAAATTGATTCTGCTAAGACTACAGCTAATTATCAGCAAGTTATTAATCCTTACCTATCTGGCATTGAAAATCAATTCAGACAGAATAGAGCAGCTCGTAAACAATACGATGCTGAATCTTATAGGCAGGGGTTACTATCTACAATGCAGCCACAATATGATGCAGCAGTTCAAGCTGGGGATACAGCTAAACAGCAACAATTATTAAGACAGTACAATACAGATATGCTTAATTATTCTAGAAATAATGTTGGAATGCCTTGGATGTTCCAAAGAACTACTCCTTCTCCTAATACCCCATATACTTATGCTAAGGGTGGAAGGTTGACAGCCCAGGAAAGGATTATAATTCAAAGAGCTAAGGATTTCAACAGAAGAATGCTAGCAGATAATAAGCAATTCCATAAAGACATAATGGCAGCGAAGAAGCAACATGCTGATATGATTAAACATATGTCTTCATTAACTTCTGAACTAATTAAGAAAGGAATGTCATGGAAATAATAAATAAAATACAGAAGCTACAGGGCGGGGGTATTCCCGCCTTTGTTAGCTATACTAACGTTCCTCAACCGCAACCTACGGCTCCCTATGTTGAAGGAGCAATGAGCAGCAATGCAGAAGCAGATAAGAATACAATAGGAGGTATAGATAAGTCATTGATTACTGCTCTGTATAAAGAGGGTCTTATTAGCGACACTGATGCAGTGGCTGAAGAAATAGGTAATCTATTCAGTAGTCAGAACAACCCATTCAATCCAAATCAAACTGCCACAGCTTATAGAAGAACTCTTCAACTAATGGCAAGACTTAGAGAGGGCAAAACTCAACTAAAAGATGCTATAGCAGAGTCACAGAAGAATGGCTCCTTTGGTGAAATGGCGATTACTACTGACGGTAGATATTATGTAATGGGAGAGGACGGAATTACTACTAAAGCAACTCTAGAGCAAGGTGATAGAGTTCTTACTAATGCAGACCTGGCTGACCTACGAGCTAATAAATTGCCGTATGCTAATAATATATCAACTGTAATTGCTAATGGAGTCAGCATGGATAGTATTAATAAGACAGTATGGGACCTCATTGGTAAAATAGGTAAGGATAGCACTTCTAAAGAGTTCTTTAAAACTAAGAAAGGTAAAGATATAAAGGAGGGAATAGACGAATTACTAGCTGCTGGACAGGACGGAGTGTATAAAATTACAGAAAGTAATACTGACCAATCAAAGAAGGCTAGAGTAGCTCTTACTTACTTGCTGTCTACCATGCCTAATAATGCCAAGGCTTTACTAAGAGGTAAGGCTGCATTGTCTGGATTGGACCCTACTAAAGGTGCATATGAATTACTGGCTGGTATGATTTCATCTGGAATTGATTCTGACTATTCTATTAAAGTAGATTATGATAAGAATGCCACAGAGGGAGCATCTGAATCTGGCTCTAAATCTAATAAGACTATGCAGATTAAACCTATTATGTCTTATTACATGGGGGAGAATGGAGATGCTGGTAAATACATACTTAATCCCGGACAAGGTTACCAAATGGAAGCGGATGCTGTATTTTATGGTACACCACAAGGACAAGACGGTAACTTAGTTGCTAAAGGCTCATTAGAGTCATTACTAATGTCTGGAATTGGAGGTATTGTTGACAGCAATAGCATTCATTTAGGCAATCAGAAAGTTGATTCTTCTAAATTTGGGCAGGTGCTGTATGACGGAACTCAACTTGCAAGGGCAGTTCTACCATACACATATGACCAAAACGGCAGTATAGCTCCAGACTTTGAACTTATGCCTAGATTCATCGAAGCTCAAAAAGAAATAGAATCCAGAGGAGCTAATATAAGTGCTGATGAAGTGCAGAGCATACTTATGAAGCATGACTTAGAAGGATATATGGTGCAAGATGCTAACGGAAGACTAGTTTGGGACAAATCTAAATTCCGTCCTTTCTTAATGACTAACGTATATGCCAGCGGGGAAGACCCATGGTTTGGTAGCAAGAAAGGTGCAATTGATGTAGATAGGGCAGGGGAAGGTTATATGACTAATATCAGAAGTATGCCTAATGTTGACCCTGATGATATAGAGAACTTATTTAAAGGAACACTTGGAATGAAACCTTATGATGACATATATAAAACAGTTGCTTATATGCCACTAAGAGAGAGTGCTGGATTAGCTCTTAACGTCGCTGGCGAGAATCCTACTGTACCTGCTGACTGGGGAGATATGACAATCCTAAAGGGAAGGGCAGCTAGAGCAGCTAAATTAGACTCATTTATGACTCCAAGTACATCTAAAATATTAAATAATTGATATGAATGATATAAAGAAACCTAATGATTGGTTTGTAGCTCAATTAGAGAATCCTTCATTTACTATGGACAATTTTAGAGATGTGGGATTAACAGCTGATAATACTGGATTACTAGATAAGAATACTTACAGGAATAGTAAGTTTGTCCAAGAAATGTTTAAGGATGAGAATGGTAAGTTTAATGAAGTGGCATTTAACCAAAAGTATGATAGTGCTGCATTTACTTATCAGAAGTTTGCCAATGACCAATTCGAGGATACAATCATGGAGGACGTTGATTGGGACCCATACTCTCAATTAAAACCTAATGATGCAGAGGATAAACCTATTAATTTTAATGTTAGAAGGGTACTTAATCCTGATAGATTGAAGACTGGTGTGTCACAAATAGGACGCACAGATAATAGAGAATGGACAGCATCAGAACTAGCACAAACACAGAAAGTATTTAACTACGAAACTGGTAAGTACGAAGACTATACTCCTAATGATAATGTTCTATTTGGCAGCCCATTAGGTTTCTTGAAATCACTTTCAGAACCTTTAGTACTTGCCCAATGGGATTCAGACGGAGAGCATAAAGACCCATACTCTGGCAGAATAGTTAAGCATAGTAAAGGTGACCTTAAATACAATGACGAAGGAACCTACTACTATGAGACACTAGCCGGAAGAGAAGCTTATGGTCGTAAGTTTAAATCTATGTTTGACAGTTTCACAGTAGACGGTTCTGCTGCTAATAAATATGACTTCTTTGATTCGGACGGACTTGATAAGTCTGTTACTGGTACTGTTATGAAGACAGTGACCTCACTAGCACCTTTATTTATACCTTATGTGAATTTGGTATATGGAGGAGCTATGATTGGTGCCCAGTTAATGGATATATTACCTACTATTTATAAATCTACTCTAGGATTAAATGAAGACACTCCTACAGCTAACCTAATACAAGGTATAGGTAGAACATTTAAAGGCTCTAAATCAGAATACTCTCAAGGCAAATTGATGTCAGCAGAGAATTTTTTTGACTTAGTAACCGATGTGGCATTACAGTGGGGACAGCAAAGAACTATCTTCAAAGGCATGAATGCATTACTAGGTACAGATAAGAAGTACAAAGCTGCAATGCAAGCTGCTGATTTGGAATCAACTAGATTACTGGCTTCTAATCCTGATAAATACAAAGGAGCTATAGGCAGCTTGTATGAGATGAATAGGCTTAAAGGTACAAAAGCGTTTGAGACTATTCTTAAAAGAAATAACAGAATGGCAGCTAATACAGCGCTAGGTTATATGGCTATGATGCAAGGTCTTGAGACTTTTGAAGATGCTATAGAGCAAGGAGCTGATAGAGCAGAAGCAGCAGCTATAGCATGGGGAGCAGTAGCTGGCATGTATGCAGTTGATAGAACTGGACTTGGTGAATTATTCTTCCCAGAGCTTAAAGGAGACGCTCTCACTTACAGAAAGGCTATCTCACAAGTAACTGGAGAAATTAATAAGGGATTGGGTCAACTTGCTACCAGTAACATGCCTAAGCCTAACAAGCTGGCTAAGATGTTTAATACTGCTAAACAATACTCTTCTAATTATTGGTCTGACATCAGGAATCATACTACAGGATTCGTAGGTAAGGCTATAGGTGAAGGTCTGGAAGAAATGTCTGAAGAATTAGTAGTTGACTTATCGAAAGCTACATTTAACTGGGCTCAAGAAATGGGTTACACTAAGAGTAAACAGAAACTTGATGCTTGGGAGAATGCAGCTGAAAGATATGGTATGAACTTCTTCGGAGGAGCTCTTGGTGGTGCTATCTTCTATGGTGTAGATATTGCACAGAATAGGAAGGCCACTAATGAACAAACTAACCAAGAACTTATCTACCTTATTAGAAATGGCAGAACTAGCGAGTTAATGGAAGAATTAAATGACATGCGGAAAAAGGGCAAGCTTGGTAATAAGAATCTATCTGCTACTAAGACAGAAGACACAGACCAAGGCACAATATGGACCTCTCCTACTACTCCTAGTGACAATCAAAACGAAGCAGTCTATACCATGACTAAGAATTACCTACAGCATCTTGACGCTGTTATTAATCAAGAGGGATTAAACTTCTCTGATGAACAGCTCCTTGACAAAATGGTAATGGGAGACATTAGGATGAAAGCTCTAGCTAGCTTTGAAGTATCAGACGGGCAGAAGTTCGGTAGAGCTATAGAGAATGGATATAATGGCAAAATGCTTCAGGATTTTAATAGTTTAGTTTCTGACATTGTAAAAGTTCGTAGAAAGATAGCGGCATTAGAGTCTAATACACAAGACACTGGAACAGAAAGTAAGAAGAGTATTACCTATGCTGACGACTTACAAAGGTTAAGACAAGAGAAGGCTGACCTTGATTTGAAGAAACAGAAATTCTTAGACGGAACATTCTCTGAATACTACACTGGACAAATGCTGTTCGCTATTGATAATAGTGTAAATGCATTCTTCTATGCACCAACATTTAGGGATTTTGTTGAGTTTAAATCAGGACAAAGATTCCAAGATATGGCTCCTGAACAAGTTAAAGGTTACGAGTCTGATTATGCATCTTATAGACAGCAAGACAAGATGCAAGCTCTTGATACAGCCTATGGTATATTTAAGAAGCTTAATAAAGATTTCTCTACTAAACTTGAAGAAGGCACAGTAACTTACGATGATTATTATAAGTTCAAAGCATGGGCATATAATAATCTAATCGATTTAAGAGCCACTGTTGACAAGTTAGATGTGCCAGAAGGTGCTGATGCTGAACAGGTACTTATTTCTAAATTAGGAAGAGACAAGAATATTAGACCAGTACTAAACAAGAAGTTCGTAAGAGAAAGATTCTCTCCTATTGAAGGTGAGTCTGAAGTTGACGCAGACCTAAGACGTCAAGCTATTGAAGTTCAGAATCTAGAAGTAATCGGAAGAGTGCAAGCTGTAATACAACAAGCTATGCAGTTTGGATTTATGGATGCTGATACCAAGGAGATTCTATTAAGTGTACTTGGAGACAAAATCTCTAATGAAGCAGCATTTGATGTAGTGTTAAAAGCTATTGCAAATGATGTACCAGTTTTAGATATAGACGGGAACAGAATACCACATCCTATATATGATGCCTTATTAGAAACATTAAAAGACATAGACGGTAATAATTTGGATACTGTTATAGACAATATTCATAATATTCTTCATTCTGATGTACATAGAAAGAGACTTGTTTATGACACTTTAGACTTCATGGACAACAATGGGGACGTGTACCCTTCGGAAGACGCTCCTGTAGTAATGGAGAAAGTCGAAGAGAGAATAAATAATTTCGAGAAGACATTTGTACAAGCAGCTAAGGATATGGAAAGTCTTGTAATGTCTAATCCTACTAATGCTACTATAGCTCAATTAAGGAAGGATGTTTTACAAATCAAAACTAGTCCAGTATATGATTTCCTTGACCAACTTACTAATACTGTATATGGAAGCAAACTCACTATCTTTGACTTACTAAGAGATGAGAATAGAAGACTAGAGAACGCCCCTTCTGTATCTGACTACGTATTGGACGGTAATAAGGAGAAGGAAATAGACCAAGCATTCAAAATCATAGACATGCTTAGTGCTGTTATTGATGCCAGTTCTACTACTGATTTAGACATCAATAATCCATTTGGACACAATGCTACTATGAATTACTTCTTAGAAACCTACTTCCCAAAGGAAGAGAAATATGGGATTATTAGAGGTGATATAGCTGCAATCATGAAAGAGGAGTTGGCATTAATAACTAGGCAACTTACATTCTTGAAAGAGTTGTCCAGAATGAATGCTGTTAATCAGTTCAGCAAACATGGTAGAACAGGTCAACAAATATCTAAATTGACGGCTAATATATTAAAGGGTAAGGATAGATATCAGTTCCTAAAAGAACTTAAGTATAAAGGCATGCAGCTATTTAAAGATATAGATACTATGCCAACCCCTACTCTTGATGATATTGACAATGTTAGCTATGACAATCCGCTTATCTCTAAGGAACTTAGTTCATTGCAGAACAAACTGTATGACAACTTCCAGGAGATAGTGCAAACTACTGGAGATTCTCCACAAGTTATATTGAAGGACCTATTCTCTGATGTAAGAAATCAATTCAACATTAATAATTTGGTAGAGCAAAGAAACACCAAATTTAGCCCGGAGACTAAATCTTTAGAGGATTATGATGTTTATATGCTATTACATGCAATGATAGCTTTTAAGAAGTCAGATTTTGATTATTACTTAAGAGAATCCCTTGTTGAGACAGATGCTAATTATGCCCCTTTGTATTCACAAGAATATGCTGCATATTTGGCTACAGCTATGGCAGTTAATCCGGATATAATGAATGCTGCTGTTAATAATATAGATACTCCTAAAGGAACTTATGGTAGCGAGTTAATACGATACTGGAATACTGTAATGGTAGACGGTATTGGTGGTGCTGGTAAAACAGCTGTTATTGCTAAGTTAATTCAGAACATTGTTAAGAAGTACTATCCTGATGCAGAGATATGGAAAGTAGGTCCAACTAAGCAACAAGTTGACAATCTTGTTAATTCCTTGGGAAGTGATGGTAAAGCATTTACCGTTGAGGATTTAATGAGTCATGTATTGGGAGAATCTAATTATGCAGAGCTGTCTAATGATATATTACATAATAATAAGGAGTCTAAGCAGTTCACAATAGAAGAACTTGGCCCCATTACATCGCCTGGTGGAACAGTAATGGAATCTTATAGAGCTGCCATTATCAATGAAGATATAGAGTATAACGATGTTCAAACTCCGAGGCTTGTATTTATTGATGAGGCTACCTGGGTAAATAGCCTTTATATGCAACATTTGTCTAATTGGGCACATAAGAACAATGTAACTATTGTTCCACTAGGAGACTTAAATCAGAATGGATATGAGAATCCTACCATCAGTGTCTATAATGTTAAGTCATCTGAATCTTTAATGGTCAGAACTCCTAAGCTGGATATTAGCTTACGTATTACTAATACTCAACAGAATGATAATAATACTACGGTAAATGCGGCTTTGAGTGTGTTGACATTTACTCCAGAACAAATGGCTGATTCTGAAAGTCAAGCTAATGCTGTTAATAATGTCAAAGATACAATAAGTAACATGATGGAGTTACATTATTATCAAGACGGAGACAATATCCTTAATGGAAGTAAATTTGTCACTGCTATTACCGAAGACGACGTTAGACAAATACTAGAAAGGGACGGAGAAGTTGGATATGTGTATGATGATGAGAATACTCCTACTTACAAAATGCTAACCAATATGGCAGATAGTAGGATTATTATGCGTACTCCTAAATCAGTTCAAGGTTCTGAGTTTAAACATGCTATAATTGATGTAAACTTCAGTAAGTATAATACAAATACAGTCTCTGGACTTATTGATTATATGAAGTCATTTTATACTATGATGTCTCGTTCTAAGGACGGAGCTTATTTTATTAATAGCAACATGGGAACTATTATCAAAGAAGCTAATTTACGTCAAGATGAATATACATCTACTACTTCTGACCCTTCTGCTGTGATAGATAGATTCAAGGTAATTAGAATGGCTGCATTTAATGCCGAATTAGAGGGATATACTCCTTCTAGGAAAGCACAGGAGCCACCTATACCTGAACCTGCTCCAGTTAATCCAGAAGAAGCTCCGGAGCCAGTAAAATCTACTGATATACCAGAGCCTACTCCTACAACTAAAGAGAAATCTAAGGAAGTGCAAGCTCCTACATTTATACCACCTAGTAGAACTATGACTGGCACTAATGAGCTTGAAAATGAGTTCTTAGCAGATATAGAGGGTAAAGGAGAAGAATCTGTTATAGATGAATCATTACTAAGTGAACCTCTTTCTGGAATTAGAGCATACGGCTGGTATATGAGATATGGTATGGCAGAAACTTCCGATGGTAAATTTACTAGAGTGGTAAGGAATGATGTAGTTGATGATTTGAATGTCTTCACTAGAAGTAATGTAGAGTATGATACTAATACATTACAACCTGCCAAGGATATGTTAGTAGACGTTAGAAACTACTTGACATTTGGCGAGAAGTTTGATGCTGACTTCATTCAGAAACTAAGCGACAATGGTTATAAATACTTAGCTGGATTGGGTGCAGAAGTTTGGAATAATGGTACGTTCAATCTAGAAATCAGGAAAGATGATACTAACGAAGAAGGCACTGATAAAGCTAGAGACAAACAGGGTTATGACTCTACTAAAGTAGAACCTGTTGCGTTCAATATAGTATATAGAATACCTATGGAGAAAGGTAATGATTTACAATTCACTATAGGTAAATTAACCAATCCTGACACTTGGCAGAAATGGAACAATAGTAACGGCAAAGATGCTGATATTGCTGCTAGAATTAATAAGTACAAGAAGTGGTATAAGAATATGCAGAAGGAAATCTTAGATAATCCTAGTACTGTTAAATATCTTGGAATTGATGAAAGTGATATATCATTCTCTGCTGCGACTAGACTTAAGAAAGTTCCAGACCAAACTTGGAACTTGGATAAGGTTAGAGAAGCATTTCCTAATGCCATTATTAGTCCGATGTATCTTTATGCAGGACATGGCGGAGTAGCTATGGTAGATAAGTCTGTAAGAGGTAAAGGTGTAGTATTTGCCACTTCTAACAAACATCTTAAAATTGACGGAGAGAAAGTAACCGAATCTAATCTTGCAGAGATGTATCTAAGAATGCAGAAGAAGCGTAAAGCCGCGCTAGATGAAGCTAAATCTAGAGGTCTTAGTGATAAGGATGCTCAAGCTGAAGTAGCTAAGACGGTACCACCACTTATAAGAATGATAGTAGCTAATTCCAATGGAACCTTTATTGATAATTACTTTAGACTGTCTTTTAATGATTTAGTTCATACTGCTGATGACGGTAAAACTAAATTAGACAAGAATCAAGTAAAGGAATATTTAGGAACATTTGGAAGTAATACTACTGCTGCTAGAATGCTAGTAAGTATGTGGAATTACAGGTCTGGATTAAAGAACTTCATTAAGGCTTATGACACTTACAGACAGGCTAATAACCTTGATGATGTTAGAGGTACTTCTGAAGTTAATGAGTTTAATAGACTAATCGACCAATCTACTGTGGATGGACAGAAGAGAGTTCCTTGGGATTCTTCTATTTATAATGGATTTATGTTTAGACTTACATACGCAGATGCTATCAAGACTAATGCTCCTGGTATGGTAGTAAGACCTATAAATTTAAGTAGAAATGAATGGCAAACATTTGACTCTAACGGTAAAGTTCCCAGAACTCTTACATACGGTGTTTACATAGACCCTAAAGTAGCTCAAGCTCAACTATCTATATTGGATAATCTATTTAGTATATTAGAAGAGTATATTTCATTACCGGGTAATCCGAACTTCACCATAGCTACTAACGGCAGAGATATGGACAATATCTTAGCACAGTTAATAGCTGACGACGGAGCCATAGAATTGACTGACGGTAAGAATACTTATAAACATGCAGCATCTAATATAGGTGGAATGGGTGGTTCATTCAAAATGGTTGGATTATTATCATCAGTTTACAAACTATTCTCCGCTGGTAAGAAATCAGATGAAAGTTATGTATTCCGAGCTAAGGCTAGAGACGGTAAAATGAAGGAAACTAGGTTAGAGGAGTTATCATTTAATATAGTTAGGGCAGTTAGAGATGCAGGTAGAGATAACTACTTCTCTGTACTAAACAATATGTTTAATGTGATATTCCATGGCACTCCAACTATTAAAGAAGGAGCTGCAACTACTACATATGCTCCATTTATAAATGGAATATATTATACTCCTAGAACTCCGACTTCACATGATAGTAGACCTTCTGATTTCTATCCAACTAGAAATAATGACAATCAATTCTATATTGATACTGCTATAGAAAGTCCTAACTTTGAAATAACCATTGACCCTACTGTATTATCAGAGAGACAATTTAATAAAGGAGTTCCACATAACAGACAGTCAGAGTTTGATAATAACATTACGTTAATTGCTAATGGAGTATCCAGTGCTTTCACTGGCTATACCTCAATAGACCAAATCCTTAATGATGCACGCAATGAATATCTAGAGAAAGGTGATATTGCATTAGATGAAATATTAAAAGGAGTAGCAACTAAGGTAAATACTAGTCTTACTAATGACATAAATAACAGACAGCTATTAATTAATAACGACCCTGTAATTCATCTAGATATGACTGTTGATGTTAACAACATGCCAGTCATTAATAAGGTACATACTCTATTACAGGAAATAAATGTTAAGAGTCCGTCTGTACTACCCAAAACTAAAGACGGAGAGATTGATACTACGGGTATTCAAAATGTTGATTATAGTAGTGGTAATTTACAAGATTTTACAGTATATTTGCAAGGTGGACAAACAATTAAAGGAAGCATTATTGGAAGTGAAGTTAATATAGTTGATACAGTGATGTATGAAGTTCCATTTGACCCTAATAGAGAACAGAAACTCAAGATATTCGAAGATACCATTGGAGACCATGAGAATCTTAGGGAGACCGAAATCATGACTGTTATCCAAGAATTGAGAGCTACTACCTCTCTTACTCCGGAAGCTGCTGATGCACTTCTTGATAAGATAAGATTAGTGGACAATCACTTCGAAGGTTACTTGACTGATGAGCAACTTGACGACCCTGACATATTAGATGTTATGGAATATATTAACAGTCTTGCTAATAATAAGCAAATAATTGATAGTCAGAACTGTAAATTAAATATATAAGAATAATGGCATGTACTAACTTTGACATAGGACTACATAGGATTGATGCCGAAAGTGTCCTTAGAGGAACAGTACTTAAGTTTAGAAAGGCTGAACCGTTGTCTACTACAGACTTTGTTCAGTATTTCTTTACTAACTTGAAAGGTACTAACCTATTCAACCTAGAAAGCGAGGCAGAGTATGTCTCGCTTTCTAAGGTTTTTGAAGATTATATTAAAACATCAAGAATACTTAAAGATACACAGAAAGAACAGCTGTTAGCTGAATATGCACAACCTCTAGGTCAGAATTTTGGACTTTCTCCTGAAGCAACTACAATTGAAGTAGCTGATAAAGACCTTATCATTCCGGATGCTCCAGAGAATATCAATAATGAGGTTTCCAACTCGGAGAAGAGAATACTTACTCCGTCTTTGAATGATACGTATGGCTCTGCTACAGTAGTAAAAGAGTACATGCTAAATCAATTCAGATATAATATAATTGAATCGTCTTTAGTTAATTTTACTGATGGTAAATTAATCAAGACTACTGATGATTTGAACATATATATTGCTAAATATAAGAATACTATGTTCAAGAACTTAGTCGATTATATTAAAATGACTAATGAAGAAGATGGAATTACTACAGATTTCAATATGCCTAACGCTATCTACATAGATGGAACTCCAGATGTGGAAGGTATGCAGAAAGTTCTTAGACTAGCTGATGAATTGTTTAAGGACATGCCTAGGTCTAAACTAGACAATGCATACGTCTCAAGAAAGCAGAAGTTCGGAGACCTGTATAAGAATCAAATGCTGATTGATGCGTTTAATGCTTGGGCTGTACTGTCAAATGGTAATTTTGATACTATTCTTAAGAATCTATTCGGAAAGAATATGGAGATTAAGAACAAAGGATATATTGGAATAGAGATTCCCGTATCAGTTAATAAATATCAATTTAGAGCTGGTTCTAACATGGTTAAAACCTGGAGAACTAATGAGAATGTGGATGCAATATCTGAAATAGGTAATGTGTCTAGGTTACTTATTGAGCAAACTCCTGTGCTTAACTTTACCACTGGAGAGCAAATAAGGGACAATTACCTTACACTTAAACAGTTCTTGCATTCAATGAATAAGCTTAAAGACGAAGCGAACTTTCTATATTTTGGAGACAGACTGCAAGAATTAGTTATTAACTTCCATTCAGCTCCTAATTATTACTTGAAGAGGATTCTTGAAGAAATTATTAACAATGGGGGAGGTTCTAGAATATTTCAAATAAATGATTTGAATGTATTTAAATCTATTTATGAGAAGTTCTATAATGATAGCAGAGCTAACTCTCTATATAACATTATTAATAACGATTACAAGCAATCCAAAGCTATAACCACCTATGATTTGCTTGATTCAATATCTGGAGTTGTAGATAGAACTAATAATGCTAAGTACATTCAGTATGCCATGAATCAAGACACAAATGACTTAGATTCTATGGAAATTAAACAAACTAATGTCAACAGACGTAAAATCCAGAGAGAGAATGATATTGATATTAGTAATGAATTACGTGGCAACAGACAAGAACTACTTGACAAGTGGGGAGTAGAAGTACATAACGCTACTCTGGGAGACATCTCATTTAAATTACCTTATAATGGCGACACTATTACTCTTATATATAATAGGGCTGCTATTGGTAGTAAAGGTCAAAAGAAACTTGAGTTAAGTCCTTCTGATAAGGTTAAATATGGTTCATTAGATACTATATTAAAAGAGCCTTCATTTACTACACTAAAAGCAATCTATGAAGAGAATAACCCTCAAACTATAACTCCACAGGAGAGACTATATGTATCTTTAGTAGAGTTTATGGATGATTTCATTAATACTAGATTCCTAAATGGCAACATAGATTTACTGGCGGCATTTAAGAATGTAAAAGAAGCAGACAATCTAAAATATCTAACAGAGAACTTAATGTCTCTAGCTAATAGTTCTGCATTTGTAAATACAGTATATAATGAGTTCGAGACTAACAATCCAGACAACCTAGACCTGTATTCATTTATTAAGACCCTTAAATATTATACTGATAAAGTTGATGAGGATAGTCCAGAAGCTAGATTCTACTACGACAAGTCATCTAACTCATTAAAAGCTATTGATGGTGCTTTAATTAACACTTTGAATGATTTAGTAGCAGCAGAGCAAATAGTAACTGGAGAAATATTTAAATCTGTTATTAAGAACGCTGAAGGTAATAATATTCCTAATAGTAGGATTGCTAATTTAGCTGGATTGACTAGAAGATACGTCACAAGAACCATTATAGAGAATCCGAACTCTTCTTTAAAGAATACATTATTTGGATTAAATCCAGGTATGCTTAGAGGTACATCAATTAAAACCGATGTTGTTAGTAGAACTGGAGTTAAGAAGAGTGCTACTAGTTTCTCTGTAGCAGAGATTGGATATTCTTCAATATTATATGACTTCTATGCTAATCTATTAAGGAAGGTTGACAAAGGACAATCTAAGACTATTAATGTTCAACCTACTGTATATTCTGATAAGGGAACATTCGTAATGTGGACCTTAACTGCCGACGGAATCAAACTTGTTGACGAGAATGGAGAAGAGTTTACTATTGACTTACTTAATTCATCAATTTCTGATTTAAACAAAGCTATTAGGTCTACTGTTGGTTCTTACTATAAGAACACATTTAATAATGTGCTTAATGATTATAGAAATGTATATAGAGGAAGTCTCGATACATTCCTACAGAGACTACAAGAGAATGGACTAACAGATGCTTATAATAGCATAGTTGGTAAGCAAGCAGCAGTGGATGCAGAGAATGCTAAAATAGAAGCACATAATGCTAAATTGGCAGAAGAAGTTGCTAAACAACAAGCATTAGCTGATGCGGCATTGCAGGCTGGAGATTATATGGAAATTGATGCAATTAATAACTATATATTAACAGAATTACAGCCTAAGGAACCTATTGACTTAGTAGATAAAATGACATTTAAAGACTTTCAAGCAATATTGTCAGTAACTACTAAAGGAGAATACGGTGATATGTCTTATCGAAATGGAGTCCCTAATATTGATAATGTACATGTTAATAAGGGAGGTTCGTTTGTCCTAAATGGAAACAAAAAAGGCGGACTGTCTCCAAATGCTTTATTGAATTTTAATGCTAATGAGTTATATGCTAAGGAAGATGTATATAATAAAATGTTCTTGAGAGAGAAGAAGAAGTTTGTCAAAGATATGATTGATAATAATATGACATTCCCTCTTAGATACGCTAACGGTAGAGTAAACTCTGTTTTAAATAAGGCATTAAATACTCTTATTCCTACTGATAAGGCATCATGGATAAACAATGATACTCAAGAATTAATACTAGCTAAGCAAGGAGACAAGGTACTTAGTAGGTTGTCTGACTTAGATAGTACATGGTTAAGAAATGATGAAGATATTACTCTAAATCCTATTCTCGAAAGGTACTTCTTAGCTGACTTTCTAACTTCAGAGAACTTGCGACTAGTCACTACAGGTAGTAGTATAGCACATCCTAATAAAGCTAAATATGGTAAAGTTAATCCTGTGTCATTTAATGGTATAGAGTTAGAGCAATCTTCTAGAGAACTTGCAGAATTAAAGAGAAATGTAATTATACCAGGTACACTACAGTATTTCCAACAAAACAGCTTGCTAGGTATTCCTAAGACATACAGATTGGCTATTATGAGCGACGTTGCAGCATTTGTGTACAACTTTAAAGGTGAGACATCTACTGTAGATGCACATGACGGTTCTGCGTTCTGTAATCCTATTATGTCTTATTTAGAGAACTTCTCATTACAGGATTCTGCTGTAGGTGATGATAAAAAGCCTATTGGGCATGACTTTAATGGGGATTATGGTACTGCTTCTTTGTTGAAATTTGCTACATTCTCTACATATAACGAAAGGATGAGAAACTCTATGAAATCTGACATTAGTCTATATAATATGTTTAGAAAGATGTCTGATTTCAAATGGAATCAGTCTACAAACCAGTTCGACAGAGCTTATGAAGGAATAGACCTTACTAAGAACATATTCGGAAACACTATGGAGCTTAAAGATGTTACTGGTGGTGAAAGAATATTCTACAGGGACGGTAACAATCATTATGAGATATTAGGTCTTGATAGAGTAGGTGACGGATTATATAATATTAGAACTCAAGCAGTTAATGAATATGGTAATCCAGTTAAAGCTGTAGGAGACGCTAATGTAATGGTTCAGTTAAATGTTCCTATTAATTCATTATTTGAACTACATGCAGCACTAGGTGGAGTGTATAGTGAATCTCTTAGAAATGGAGAACTTGCTTACAGTGATGCTTCTTTAGCCGTTACTGCTAATTATGCTAACAATGTGGGTTGGTATAGACCTAATGGAGAGATACCTTCCCAACGTAATACTATTCAGCCGCTTAAACATAAGATGATTGCTTACTTGGTTAACAAGTCTGCAATTAAAGTGGGAGCCCAAAATATAAATGGAGATAGTTCTTGGTTTGATAACAGTCCTTTAATGGAAATGGAATTTAATACTGAAGGTCTTGGTATTCAAATGGATGCAGACCATGTAGTAACTGACCCAGAACATCAGTCCACAATGACAGAGTTCTCACAGGTAATATCTGCATTGGAAGCCATGGGATTCACTCACAGTATGGCTAAAATGGCATACAAGGACTTAGGTAGAGTGGCATTATCATCAATAGGTGGCATTAGAGATGCAGTGTATACATTAGTTGGGATTAAACCTACTGACAATCCCGATGTTAAATCTGATATTTATGAGATAGTAGGTAAAGCTATTATTAAGGAGCTTAATAAGGACGGAGATGAACTTGGTACTGCTAAGACTATTATTGAGAAAGCTAAAGCAGAGTTTGCATTAGACAGAAAGAATAATAATTCTCATGGAACTGATGTATATAAAATACCGTACAGTGACCCTTCTATCTTTGGTAAAACTTTATCTTCGTTTACATCTAATATTAATAAAACTGCTATTAAGAGGAAGTTCCCAGGTATGGGTGCAGTTATGGCTCCCGCATACAATATCGTACAACAATTCCGCATAGGAGGTACTAATTATAAATATGATGATATTTATAGGATTGCTTCCGAACAAGGAATGACTCCTGATGAGTATTTACAAAGTGAGCAAGCTAAAATAGAGGCACAGCCAGCATCTACTATAGATAGATTACTTCCTGGAGACAGAATCAAATTGCCTATTCAAGAAGTAGCATCAGTAGTGGCTAGAATTAGCCAAAATGCATTAGACAAGCAAATAGCTCTTGATTTGGCTGTTAAGAGAACTCTGACAGAACTTGAGAAAGCACAGAATGGAGACGGGGAAGGCGTAGAGATAGCTAAAGCACAGGATAACTATGACAAGGCTGTGTCTGCACAAGCTAAGAATCAAGCCAATTCTTTAATGACTGTAGACCAATATCTAGCTGATAGAGGTTGGAGTATAGAGGGCAGTTACGTACCAGTGTATGTAAATGATTTTGATACATACAACTTAGTAAAAGCTAATTTCTCTCAATTTTATACTGATATTACTAGACCTACAGACTTAAAGCCAGCAGAGATTTATTGGGAAGATATGACCGGTATGAGACATAGCATATTTGATATGCCAGCTATACAAAGGTCATTCAGTGAAAGAACTAAGTATGACGGAGGTAAACTTCCTAAAGCTTTAGATTCTGAAATACAAGCACAAATACAAGCAACATTTACGTTACTGGACAACGGATATATGCCTGTAACTGGTATTCAGAAAGCAGAGTACTTAGCAGACCCAGTCGCATTCAGTGATAAATATGCAGCCAATGGCTATATTAGGGATTTAGGCAATGGAGATATTGCTATTCCTATTCAGAATTTAGTTAGTAATCCTGCTGAACTTTCTATTAGTAAACTATATGTAGACCAGTTTAACTTAGGACCTAATGATAGTATTAATGATGTACTTACACAAGGATATCAGTTCTTCGTTAATAGGTATGATAAATATCATGCTCCTAAAATTAAATGGTATGATATGATGTTTACTAGAGCTAATGGTAAACATGTGTATGTTGCACTCGGAGAAACTCCTTCCTTAATGGAACATCTGTCAGTTAATAAAGCACTTACTGAATCTGATTTCGTTAGAGTTGGTAATAGTGTTATGAGGGTAGATGAAAATGGTGAGAAGATGTACGAGGCTGGATTCTATGATGAAAGTGGAGAGTATCATGAAGTAGTAACATCTTACAATGCATTAGGTAATAACACTACTGAAGAAGTATTAGTAGCTACGACTCCTGATAGTGTAATTGATATTTACGGAATGGATAGCTTTGATTCTGTTAAAATTAACCAATACACTAAGAATAAGGAAATGATGCAACGAGTAATTGAAGCAGGTTCTGAAAGAAATGACAGATTGCTTAAATTACTATTTGATACTTATAAAGAGAACGAAGGAGAAGAGTTTAGCGTATCTAGGTTGGCTTATCAATTAGACGGAATAGAGAAGAATCAGAAGATTATAGATGCCAAGAAGAAGTTTGTATCATTCCAGAAATCACTTGAATTTACAGTAGCTCGTATTCCTGCACAGACAATGCAGTCATTTATGAAGATGAAAGCTGTGGCATTTAATGATTCTGATAAGAATGTGGTACATGTATCTCACTGGCAGACATGGTTGCAGGGTTCTGACTATGATATTGACAAGGCTTATATTATGGGTTATGATTTTGATACCAGCGGACATTATGTAGGTTGGTCTCCGTATTTTAATTTTAACAGTATTGAGTCACTCAAAGCATCAGAAATGCTACCTACTCCTAATGGCAAGTTATACGCATACGGAAGTGGTGGAGTAGACATTACTAATTATCTAAACCAACTTAACAAGGAGAACTTCTATAATCCAGAGTCTGTTTCAGTAATAGCAGAGATGCTTAACGCTATTGATGATGCTAGAATATTAACATATTCAGGTGAAGTTGACACCGATAATGCTAATTTCATTCTTAATAGAATTAACAATCATACTATGTATATGACTGAAGAATTTGATGAGAATGGAAAGAAAGCTAGAAATGGTAGACAGAAGATTAGAAGAAGCAACTTACTTCCTGCATTTAGAAACTCTGTATCATCTAAAATTAGCAATATTATCCAGAATTTGAAGAATATGAACCAGGCTTACTCTCCTATTGAAATGGGAGACCCACAAAGGGCAGCTAAGGAATCAGCATCTGGACAAGAAGCTAATAAGATTACCATGACATCACCTTCATCCAAATGGGTAATGCAGATGCAGAATATGGACGGTAAACAGGTAATTGGTATTGCAGCTGTAGGTGAGAAAGTATTCTTTGCTAACTGTTACTATTTCAATGAAGGTGTTAGAAATGGAGACCAGGATTGGTTAGACAACATGTTTTTCTCCACTAGATTTGAAGGCATTCAAACAATGTTAAGTGAGAATGGTAAACCTATAACAGTACCTACTCTAAGAAACATAATAGCCAACGTTAACTTCGATGATTTGGCAGTTAAGAAAGATTATTGGAGAAATTTAATAGTCAGAGCTGTAGAACAGCAATTGTCACCGGAGGATGTAGCTAGAGTAGTTCAAGAGCAATTAGGTATGCAACCAGACCAGTCATTAGTAATTTCTGCATTACTGTCAGCTGCTACTGATAATGCTAAAGAGTTGATTCTTTCTAAAATTAATGCAGGTCCTAATCTAGCTGGTATGTACTTACATATGATTATGTTAGGATTCAGTTTTAATGATATCGCTAAATTCATGACAAGCCCGACAGTACAAACTGTAAATGACTTAATGAAGGTAAATGTATTTGATGAATATCATGACCATGCATCAGTAGACTCTGTAGTTAGAGCATTGGAAGAAGGCCCTAATATTAGAAACTACTTCGATTCTACTTCTTTAGGTAACTTCTTCAAAAGAGTGCAAGAGAAACTACTTGACTCTGGAGAGGAAGCGTTCGATAAGAGAGGTAATTGGATTCAAGCTATCAAAGATAGGTTTGCAGAAGGTGATTCTATTGATGATATATTCCCAGCTGTATCTTATAGAGAACACAGATTCTTGGAAGAATATAAGTACCTACAGAAGATGAAAAATAGGTTGGACATGGACAGATTTGCCGAATTTAAGAAGGTAAATAGAAATGCTAGAGAGACAGAACTGTTAGGAAGATTCTACGGACTAAATCAAGGTATGCCTACAGATTTAGGAGGTAAGATGTCCAGGTTAAATACATATGAATCTGCAATTACTAGCAGAGAGCAACTATATAAAGATGACAAATATGAGAAAGGTTATAACCCGGAAGTAGTTATTAAGAACATCCTGAATGATAAGCCTTATCTATCCGAAGAGCAAGTAAGAGCTGTAGTCAACGATGCTGTTGCACAAGGTATTACTAATGGAGGATTTAGTATGAGGAAATTCCTTGACCCAATGAACTCTGGTTATAAGAAGTCAACCATAGCTTACTATAATCTAATAAAGGGAACTTGGAATATATTCGACATGATTGATAAAATTCCTCACTTTAAGGCATTGTTCGAAGTATATAACCTTACTGATACAACTGATGTAAATATCAGTACTAAATTCAATCTAGTAAATTCCTATAGAGAAGCTCTTATTAAAGAGAATCCTACATATGGTAGAGCTGTTACTAAAGAGCAACTAAATGCACTCGGTGAGCATGTAGACGATGTACTAATCACTGGCTGGCTGGCTAAACGCAACATTACCTTCAGAATGGATGAGGGTCAGAAGTATATCGGAAATGATATGACTCTGCATGATATTAAAGAGGGAGGTGAGGTATTTAGTTTGGCTACTAATGATGGAATTGCTAACTTTAAACTCTGGATGGAAAGAACAGTTATTCCGGAACTTCATAACGGAATGGTTGGAGATAAGAGGGTTCGCTCCTTATTAATCAACCAGTTTGTGCAAGGATTAAGTAGGAACAGACGTACTGACCCATTTACTAGAGGTAATACTACATATATGAAATTACCTATTGATATGATGAACGTAAGAACTGAATCAGACCAAGCAATGTTCAGTAGATACCAGAAAGATTTTGCAGCACTGAAGAGAATTAATCTGCAAGGATTACCTCTTACTGACTGGTTCTTCTTATATAACTTAGTTGTTAATAAGAATAAGTACGGTGCTGACAGACTTACTACTTTACTGAACACATTTGATAAGACTGATGTTAGTGACTTACTAATAGAGTATCAAAAGTATGTAGGACAATCAGACTATGATTTGGATGTTAACATGGACACATTCTCATTAGAAGATGCACTTATTAGAATGGCTCCTATTATTAGTGAAAGTGCTAAGGGTAGAGCTAGAGATAAGTATATTAGAATGAGAAATGAAGAAACAGGTCGTCTTGAACTGTATGAAAGGGACGGAGAAGACTACTATGAAGTAAATGACATCCCAGACCCAAGTAATGTAGACATGCGAAGACTATATGATGATTACTTCGTTATTAGAACTCCAAATCAGAATGCTAAAATGAAAGAGTTAGTCCTTAATAGGAATGATTCTATGGAGAATATAGTTAATAAGATTAAGAGCTTAATGGAGCGCAATACTATACAAATAAGAATTAATTGTTAACATGAGTTGTACAGTAGAATTTTTAGTACATTCTAACGAGGGAGCCCCTAGCTTATTTAAGCTAGAGGTTCCTGACGTTAGTGAAATGTCTTTAGAAGATGCAATAGGAGCATTAATGGGAAATGTAGAGAGTTATAATGATTTTATTAATGCAGTAAATTCAGGAGGATTTCCTATTACAGCTTTGGATTCCAAGAATCTTGGCAAGGACGGATTACCAATTGGTAATTATAATTTAAATACAATTAAAAATGAGTTCCCAACTCCAAATATTACCTACTTAGTAGACAAGTTGCAAGGGGAAGGTGAGGACTTAAATAGGAATAATATACTACTCACTAATGCTAGATTTAGCCTTGCTTGGAATACCAATTATGGTATATTTAGAGACACTAGTGGCAGTTTGGCAGTTATTAAGCCTAAAGAAGAATATATAGAGACCTATCTAAAGCAAAGATATGTGAATACAGTATTAGATAAGGCTCCTAAAGAACAAGTTCAGGAAGTAAACAAGAATATAGAGTCTGCGTTAAAAATGCTAGCTGCAAGTAATGATACTTCATCTAGAGTGCAGACTATCATGAAATATATAGGGTATAACTTTAACACCAATAGTATTCATGGTAATGTTATACCTGCTTTTGTGAATTACTTCTATACTAGTGCTACTTTCAATGATGCATTATATAAGAATGGGCTTGTTAGTAAATTTAATGAACTGTTTAATCAGATAATAGGTACTCCTACTACTGAAATTCCTTCTTATTCAGATATTACAGTTCAAGCACTAGTAGATAGAGCAGAAGTATCTGGGAACTACTTACGTATATCTAAGAAAGATATGCAAGACTTTATGGATGCTTATAGCTACGGAGAACTGTCTGATGAATCTATAGTATCTACTATACAAGACTTGAATAATAAAATTGACAATGAGAAGTTCTTAGACATTGCATTTATAAGTGATGGGGGAATATTATTAAGAAATACGTTTAAGCAGCCGGAGTTTGACAAGACTATAGTTAACACAGAATACTCTGGAGAGTTAATAGAGCCTATTGAAACTGTAGGGGGTTATAACATCGCTAAATATAATGACAGATATTATATAGACAGTAGGATTGTTACAACTTCAGACGGGCTGAAAGGAGCAGGAGTAGATAATCTCAAATATGCTAGAAGTATTGCCAATAAACTATTAGACAGACCTATAGATTTGAAATCGATTACTAGTAAACTCAAAAATGGAAGTTTAGCAATACAAAGTCATCAATCTTTACAAATTGGAGACAGATTCTCCGTTTTGGATATAGAACTAAATGATAACATAAAGCTATACAATGATAAGGATTTAGTTAAGAGTATTACTTTTAACAACTTCATATCAGAGCTTAATAAGAAGCCCCAATATAAGAAACTAATTGGCATACTTAAAGAGCAGGGACTTAATATAGAATCTATACTTAACACTCAAGAGAAATTGGAGACTTTCTTCTTATTAAAGAATCAATTAAGAGACCCAGACATTCATGCTTCTCTATATAACAGTAAAGTACCTAGTATGCTAACTCAAGACAAACTAGACTATGAGCTGCAATTAATGACAGAAGCTTTAAATACAATTCAGAATGCTACCGAATCTGTATATGAAGTAACTGGGGCAAATGGGGACAAATACTCATTCAGAAAGCTAGAATCAGAAAGAAGTGTACCAGTTCACAAGAAAGTACCCAGGTCATTTAAAAGTGAAATGGTAGAGATAGCCAATCACCTTAGTAAGAACTATGGCATTAATGTTAACGTAGTTACTGCTAGAGAGATAGCTTCTAAATTCAGAGGAGTGATTCCTAATGCTGGAAGAACTAATGCATTTATTTATAATGGAGAAGTCTATCTAAATGTAGACAGAGCTACTACAGCTGATTCACTGCATGAGTTTGCACATTTAATTATGGGTTCTATGAAGAGGACTAATCCAGGTCTTTATTATGGGCTAGTTGAACAGGTGGAGTCTCTGGCGAACTATGATGATAAACTAGAAGCATTTAGGATGATAGGAGATACTAGAGCTGTTCCTGACTTGAATGAGGAGATATTTGTTACAGAGTTTGGTAATTACTTCGCTAGAATCGCAGAGCCTTGGTTTGAAGGTAAAGAAGCTTCACTAGAGGAAATGGGGAGAATATTTAAAGAGAAGACTCAAAAGACATTCCAAACTAGTGATGATATTAAGAATGAGAAGTTAGGAAGACTTCTTAATATGTCTATAGATAATATTATGTCTGAATTTGGTAGTGCACTTATTAACAACGATTTAGCAGCAGGTTTTGATATGAACTTAGCTTCTGAATCCCGTACTATAACTAATTTAATTCAGAAATTAATAAAGAGTGGTAACTTAAAGGAGAATTGCTAATGGCTTGTTCATATAGTTTAAATATAAATGGTCAAGTAGTACAATTTGGGGAGGGTAATAACAACTATGCAGACCTATTTGACTTCTTGATAGCACATAAGAATCAGATAGAATATGGTCTTATATCTGATATCGTACTTAGTCAGGACACTAAGCAAGCTGAAATAGTAGCTAAACTAAGAGGTATCAGAAGTGAAGCTAGACTTAGAGAAGACGGAGTAGATTTAACTGGGGGAGATATAAGTTATACTGCTTCTGACGGTAATATGTCCGTTACAGATTTCTTAGAGAAAGGAAGGTCTGGTGACGGTGAAGGCGCATTAATTCAGCCCTTTAATGTTACTAATTGGAGAGGCAGAACTGTTACTGAATTAATGGATAAGGAGAAGATTAGTAGAGAAGAAGCACATGCTAGAGTAGACCAAACGTTAGAGATGTGGGATAGAATAGCTGAAACTGGTATTGATATACATTCTATGATTGGAGACTACTTTGCAGGGCATTATGACTTAGAAGCCCTGACTAAGAAATATGGAATGCAATACAACGAAGCTGTTATTAAATCATTGTATGATAATTTAGAAACACTTAAAAGTGAGCTATATAGAGCTCATGGTAAAGGTGCTAAAATAATGTCTCAATTTCTGGTTGATGCCAATACAAATGACGGACTTAAACTAGTAGGTTCTATCGACTTAATAGTTGTAGATGAAGAAGGACAACCTCATTTGTATTTATTTAAAAGTTCTACCAAAATTTCTAACGACTGGGATGCAGCTAAAGCATCTAAATATGATTATCAATTAGGATTTTACAGGCAGATGTTAGCTTCTAAGGGAATCCCAGTAAGAAATATGGAACTTAATATAATTCCAATGAAAATAGAAGGCCTAGATGAAGGTCCTTTAACAGATGTTCAGTTTGAGGCAGTACAAGACAGGAAGAAAGACACATCTTCAGCTGTTAATAGACTAGCTTGGGGAGTAGGAGAATATTACTCAAATATTAGTAACATAATACCTGTAAGGATTACTGATGAGACTGTAGGACATCCTATTAAGGACGGAGTGCTTAACACTTTATCAAAGTTTATTCCCAATCCTAAATTACAGAGCAGAATGGATAGAATAGACGTAGATTCGTTTATTCAAACTCAAGTACATGATTCACCACATCCTTCAGAAGGAAGGTGGTACTTTAGTGATTATTACAATCATAGTAAACCTATCTATATTAAAGATACAGCTGATAAAGCTGTTAATGAAGAACTTAGACAAAAGGTTGAAGAATACTTGAAGAAGAGGGATAGAATCTTTGCAGAGAAGAGACAGGCATTTATATACGATTTGGACAAGGCTTTAAAGGGTTATAAACCTTTAGACCAAATCGTACCACCTTCAGGGTTTAAGACTACAGCTTTTGTAGTAAGTACATTTCAGAAGTATGTAAACGACCCTGGTTGGGAAGTGGTTGATATGGAGAATCTTAAACAGATGGGAATTATAGCTATTCATAATGTTATTACTAAGCAAGTGGACTTTGTGGCACTTAGTAAACATGACTTAAATACTATTATACCACTGTCTTTAGGAACTACTATGTTGGGAGACTATGAGAAAGACGCATATGCTATGAATAATCCATGGTTATTAAGGTCTACTAGCGGTAATATAGAGTTGATGAAGATTATGGCAGCTATTAATGAGATGCCAGAAGTCTTCGGAGATGTATTTAGGATTGGGACATTTAAGGTCTTAAACGCAGATACATCTACAGCTACTATAGCCAATATGAGGAGTATAAGAGAAACTTTCAACTTATTAGCAAAGGAAGCTGGAGTAACTAATAGACTTAATCAGGTTACATTTATGGATGAACTTGAGGTTTTAAAAGGAGAGTTCTTAGCACTTATGAGTAGACCGGATGCTACTCCTAGAACCCAGCAAGAATTAAACACTAAAGTACGTAAGGTATTATTTGACATAAATGCAAACGATAAAGCTGCTACAGCCGACAGGTTAGAAGATATAGCCAAAACGTTGTATACTTCATTCCCAACTATCCTTGAGAAAGCATCAGTGGAGGATATAATGAAAGAGAACTCTAATACTGGTATAGAAAGATTCTATAAAGCAGTTCTAGGAGCGATGCTTTATTATAGAGATATTCCATTTACACAGCCGGAGAAGATGGGAAGATATACTCGTAAAGGAGCTCCATTATCAGGAGGTATGGATACTAACCCTGAACTAATTCCAGAGAATAATATTAGACAGGCTGTTAAATTAGTAAGAAAGGCATTTGATGGAGTTACTAGGAAGACTGAAGAATATTACTATCCATTCTTTAATGACTACGTTAAAGCCTTGTGGAAGGATAAGGGATACTCAAACGCAAGAAACTTAGTAATAGGAGACCAGACTAAAATATACGACAATATGTTTAGAAGAAATCCAGACGGGTCTCTAAATGAGCAAATGCTGTTTGCTAATCCTTACGATAATAGTACTCCACTGTCATCTGAAGAAAGAAGATTCCTGAAGAAGATATTATGGGACATCAACAAGTACAGATTTAATTTGGAAGGTAAGTCAGAATCTGACTCAGAAGTGTCGCAATTAAAGAAACAAGACAAATGGTTCTGGGTACCATTGCAACAGACTAATAATAAGATATTGCAAATGGGAATTGCTAAATGGGCTAGCCAAGAGACTAAAGATGTTACTATGAAGTTTAAAGACTTCTGGAATAGGGAAGAGAATGATGCATATTCGGAGGAAGAATATACAGCTAAATCTGACATGATTACTAGATATGAAATGTATAATAGGTTTAACATTTCTGAATCTAGTGAAGATGCCAGACAGGCATTACTAGCACAATACAATTCTGATTTCTGGGAACGTAATTTGGAATCATTAGTAACTAGCTATGTGTTCGCCGCAGAACGTAAAGATGCCTTTGATGATGTGCTCCCGGCAATTAAAGCAATTAAATTATTAGCTCTTAACTATGCTAAAGAGACTGGTGTTGATTTAACAGTGTTTAATGAGACAATGGATAATTACCTTAAAATTGCGGTATTTAACCAATCCATTATTAGTGAGGAAGGTAAACAGTTATACCAAGCTGTGGGCCCCATTAAGAGATTAGCATCTTTCGGATTGTTAGCATTTAATGTTACTGGTGGAGTCAGAGATGTATTTGACGGAATGTGGAAGAACTCTGCAATGGCCTTTAGTAAAATGTATTACACTGGAGAGAAATTTACTTATAAAGAATTACTACAGGCCGGAGCTATTATCATGAAAGACGGGCCAGACTTTTTATCAAGAGTCACTAAGATAGAGGCTCTTAATGCTAGAATGAGACTCGCTGATTTTGATATGAATAAATTGTCACAGAGGTTAGTAAGTAACAAGTCAGGATTGTCTAATCTATCCAGGTATACTTATTGGTTTACTACAGCACCGGATTACTATAATAGAATGACCATGTTTATAGCTCAAAGTCTACATGATGGGACTTGGGATGCTATAGAAATGACTAAGGATGGATTAAAGTATGATTGGAAGAAAGACAAGCGGTTAGCTGCTTATGCTTCTGGCAATAAGAGTAATCCAGACTACAATAAGCAAAGAGGTCTATATCTATCTATGATGAAATCTTTCAATGAAACTGAAGGTCTGAATCTAAAAGAAGGTGATGCATTACCATTTGCTTATACACAGGACGAAGTACTTGCTATTAAAACTTTATCAGATTTAGTTTATGGTTATTATGACCATGACGGAAGAATGCAGGCCGAGAAGACCTTTATGGGAGCGTTGCTTGGTCAATTTAAAACATTCTTGTCCGCAACCAGGAATGCTTATTTACTAGAACCAAAGAACTATGGACTGGCAGGTAGAGTTCAGGCTAAAAATGATAATGGAGACCTCCTATGGTACAAGGATATAGTAGACGATAATGGAGAAACTAAAACTATAGTAACTACAGAGAATACAGGAGTGCCGGTAGAAACTTGGGCTGACAGATACCTAGAGGGAATCTTTTACACCCTTAAAGATGCCTGGAGGGAATTTAAATCCGGAGGGCTTAAAGGAGTCAGAGACAACATATGGAACGAAGATACTGGTGTCAAGAAATCTAATTTAAAGAGATTAGGACATGACTTAATGCTGTGGTTGTTATTAGGAGCTCTAGGTCAGTATCTAATAAGGTTGTGGGCTGAAGCCAGAGAGGAAGATAGAGACCCATTAAATCCTACTATGTCTAGGGCTATGGAAGATACAGTGTTTAGTCTATTCCAGAGAGGATTTACCAATTCATTTGGCGATGTAACTCCTATCAACACTATGTCGAGTTTAGTTAATAATTCAGAACCTGTATCTATTGGGTATCTTAGCACGGTGTTCAATAATACCTATGAATTTGCATTTGGAGATAAGACTCTATCTCAATACTTTATGGGAACTACAGGATTCGGTAGAACTTTCAAGGGAGCTACTACTGAACTAAAGAATATAGCTAAATTAGCAGCTGACACAGTTAAAGAAGATACAGAGTAATAATCAAAAAAAAATGGCCTGTACAGTAGAGCATTACACTCCACCATACAGGCCATTATTGTTTATTGAAGCACCCCTAGGGTCTCCATCATAGTTGCTACTTTGACAATTAACTCACCGAGAGTTCCGTTATTATCAATAACATAATCGTAGTCATTATAATCATCCAAAGCATGTTCTGAAATATGATTATCTAGTAATCCGGTATCTCTGTTTACCTTAATGACAATTCCTTTTCTATCTTTGATAGCCTGGACTTCATTTGGAAACCTAGTATCTGGCATAATCCAATAAGGCTCTACTGTATTCATATGTACGAATACAGTGTTACCGTATTCATCAGTACCATAAGTAGGATAACTCTTAAATTTCCTTTCATAGTCAAACATCATAGATTTAACCCATAGGTTAGGGTCAATAGTTCTTCCCACTTCAGTACCTAGTACTTGTAGGAACTCTCTATGAGTCATAGGCTCTCCTTCACTATTACTAATTGGAATATATGTAAATGATTCTTTGATACTCTCTGTCTCAAAGCTTGACTTATCACAACCCAATATAATGGACGCACACTGTTTCAGCTTCTCTGCCCATGGATGTTTCTCCCATACACTAAGTATAGGAGCAATATCCTCACTTTCACGGACAGCTTCAAAGTGTTTAGCATTCAGAGTTACTTCTCCCCATAGTTTAGAAGATTTAAGCCAACTTATATACCGAATGATAGTACAAACTGTATCCTTACCGCTTTGCTTCTTACCAACTATACCTATAATCATTCTTCTAGAAGGGTTATTTCATCGTCGCTATACTCACAATCTCTTACTTCTAAATCTCCTAGGTCTACTGTGTCGTAAGCCTTTTCCCAAGCTTCGTCTTCACTATCGGCTTCAACTTCTATGTCAAAGCATAGACGACATCTAAGCTGTCTATCGATACTTACATTATACTTCGGCATCAGTAGTAGCTATTACTAACTCACCAGAGTCAATTGCTTTACGAATGTATCTCATTAATGTGATAGGTTTCGGATACTCTGCTAGAAACGTAGTAGTTCCTACATCGTCTCTGTCATTCATGTCTATTGGAAAGACAATAGCTTTATCACCAGCTATTATTTGATAATAAAGTACACCAGCTATAGCATGTGATATCTTAGCTGGATAAGGTAAGGTTACAATTTCTTTTAGTGTCATATTATACTACACAAGATTTTACTAAATCAGCAATCTGTTTACCATCTGCGGCAGGGAACATAGCTTTAAGCTCTTTGATAATGATTCCCATTTTGCTCTTAGGAATCTTAGGCCCGTCTTCACATCCTTGTAATGTACAGACTTCTACTAACCCTAAAGCAAGTACTTTATCATCAGGGACCTCGGGCAGAAACTCATTCAAGATAAGAGATTCTGCCATTTCATTATCATATAAATCCTGACGACCTGCCATACGATACTGTTCGGCATTATCAATACGTTGGTCACGTAACTTCTTAATAATGGCTACTTCAGCAGCATTGTCAAGAGGTTTAGCATTCTTAGCAGTTGCATAGTTGCTAAATTCCGTCTTAATTGCACGGAGGACTGTAGTCCGAACAGCGTCGTGATTCTTCATAGACTCCATAATTAAGGAGTTTAATTTATCATTCCACATATCATTTCTATTTAAAATGTTAATTACATGTCTTGCGTCTTCATCAGTAATACCCGTAACTGTGTTAGTCTTAATGAAGTACTTCCTCTGTTCTGCAAGCATACTTCTGTCATCATCCAATATAGCATAAACATAAGGTTCGGTTTCGGATGCTAACCAATCCCTTATTTCACAACCTCTATGGACTCCAAACGGAGTAATACTATGTATCTTGAACTTTAAACCAGCTTTGTCAAAGATTGATTGCAAATTAATTTCAGCTCTCCAAGAGGAGCTGACTACTACCTTGCAGCCAGTCTCTTTGACTATTCTGTTTACAATTTCAACACACTTAGGGTCAAAGTCACCTTGAGGATACACATGGTCCTTATTCCATTCTGCTCTGTACCATGAGACACTATTGAGAACCCCGTCTACGTCTAGAAATAAATATTTGTTAATCCTTTTCATAAAATGTTACTTGTCTGGAGAATCCGTTCTCTAGTATATCTTCGTCTGGTGATACTTCATTCTCAACATCTGCTGAATACTCTTCTATGTACACTTCAGTATCAACATTCTGTATGGTACATCCAGCAACCCAAACACAACCACCCTTATCCATAATAACTTCATAGGGCAGTGCTGACCTGTAATCAGTACGATAAATTTTACCAGTTTGTCCAACTTCTGTATAAGCGGAGTCTAGGACTACTTTGACCTTAGTGTCTTTAGCTAAAGCATATCCCTTTCCTTCTAATGCACAGACACTGGTGTCCAATTTGTGTAGTTTGTAATTACTTAACTGTATTGCATACAATGAATGCTCTGATAAAGTCATAGAATATACACAAAGCAAATCACCATATTTGAGGTCTTTTGTATCCTCTCCTATATACTTGATACAATCGTCAAGGTATATTCGCGCAATAGGTTCAGGAGTCCAAATTTGGAAGTTTCCAGAAGGGTCCAATAAGTCATTATAAACTGGAATGATGAGAGCATCTTCTAGTTCATTTCTGTATCTATAATCTGCTCTAATTGCTAACATACTATCCCAACGCACTTCCGACTCTCTTATACCAGGACTGACTACAGTACCGTAAGCTCCTTCGACTATATGAGTATCTTTTGAAGAAACCATTCTAACTCTTGTTCCCTCAACAATTTTAAACTTTCCCTTTTTCAGATTCATGTTTCATAAATTCATCTGTTAATTCAACTCCTAATTGACATATCTCTTTAAATGACCTCTCATGTAAGAGGTCATTGTTATTGATTAATGCTAATGTAAATTCAAATCTCAATCTTTCATACTTTTCATGTTGCTCATTAGCTTCCTTTTGAGCTTCAGTTGCCTGTTGTGCAGCCTTAATGCCCTCCAGGAACTCACCCCAATCTTTACTGTTGTCCATAAAAACTAGGGTTTAGATATTTCATAGTGTGCCTACGTAATATATTCTCTGCTGTACCAGAATCCCATTTAGATTTGCTTCTTATAAAGGCAATATCCTCACTTGAAACATTGGTCATAGCAGAATCACGGTCTCTATCTGTCTCAAATCCACCTACATAATGTACAATAGGACAATCATCTATGGTATATGGGTCATCATCCTCGCATAAGTCTGCATTGAGCTCATCTACCATGTCAACATGATAAAAACCGTCTTGTCCAGCTACGCCTACTCTAAACCTAGGTTCAGAGAACATATGATAAATGCACAAAATACATGGAGGACACTCTGTATCATCTGTATTCTCCTTAATGTAATTTGCTATGAAATTAGCTGCCATTTCATCACAACCCCTACAATCTCCGACTACAAATTCACAGTCATCGTAATTATCGTTGCATGTATCTATTACATCAACAATTGCTGGAACGTAGAACTTCTCAAATTCTTCAGGAGTTATGTCTCTGTGTCCACTAATAAAGTATGTCATTCAGCAAATAAATCGTCTAAACCTTCTACTTCTTCATAATCTACATAAGTATAAAAGATGCCTTCAATGAGATGTCTATGATTAAACGCCCACTGATAGTTATCAAGGTCGGACATTTTAACCCACATGATAGCTTTTACTTCATTCTCTTCTCCACCTAGCTGTCCTTTGATAGCATTAGTAGAAATTCCAATATGACTCTCGTCTACTACAGCCATGAACCTCATAGTGACATTCTGTCTGTTAGAGTCTTTCGGGTCATCGTTAACGCTACACATATAAAGAGCACTAGGTTCAATCTTAACTCCAGTTTCCTCGTAGATTTCCCTAGAGCAAGCTTCTGCTAATGTCTCATCAAAGTCCAAATAGCCACAAGGACAGTTCCAATATCCTTGAAAGTCTGGTGCTCCTTCACCTCTTTGATTAGCAAGAACACACCATTCATCGTTAATTTTACAAAATATAAATCCTGCAACGGCTATACTACGGTGAACCCAGACTGTCTCCCCAGCATGTTCACCTGTTTCAATTGTAATAGGATAATTCTTCATTAGTAAAATTCTTCAGTTAATCCAGCTTTATACATATAATCTATATTGGTCAATGAATGCTTCTACGGTATCTCTTACAAATGGCTGGATGTATATTCCAAGCTTTACTCTATTGCGAATGCAAGTAGAGCATATTGTTATTTGCGGAACATATACAACATGTACATTCTCCGGAAGGTCTTGTGGGGTCTCCTCTCCACTTACCACCATGAGGAATTTATAGTCATACAATATTACAGACCCTTTATGCCATTCAGGAATATCCTTATAGGTTTCTGGAGTAGTAATGATTACTAATTCATCCTCTGGCATTCTAGACCTCAATTCCTCCAGTACAACGTATGTAGGTATACCTCTGGGATAAGCAGGACCTGCTAAGTCTTTCTCTACATCACTTACATGTACAAAAGGCAAAGTGTCGAATTGCATACAACTCATAGCATACCTATATGAAAATTTAGAGCTATTCTCCTTCCATAAGTTTTGATAAGCAGGAATCACTAACACTCTATCCACCTGATTGGAGTTAATGGTTCCCATTACTACGTTTACATGCCCGATATGGGGAGGGTCAAATGAGCCAAAGAATAATCCTACTCGCATTGCATTGCCTCCTTAACTGCTGCTTTAACTATACTATCAAGTTCATGCTTACACTTCTTACAGTCTCCTGCATGTGCAAACCAATGATTTTTCCAGTAATATGTATGACCATTCAAAGTAAGAGCTCTGATATGACCATTACGACAAGTTCCAACCTTGTCATGGTTGTCAGTCACATTACTACTGGGAGTACAACTAGAAAGGAGCCAAAGCAAAGCTAAGGCTCCATAATACAATTTCATTTTCATCTAAATCCAATTTTAGGTCTATCACTTTCAATTTGTTCACCACCATTGTCTGTGCCTAAGTTATAGACATCACACAATGCCATGTCTTCAGTTACAGGTTCAGTCTTACCAAGTTTAACAGCTAAGGCAGTAGCTTTATCTTTGGTAAGTTTACCAAATTCATATTTAACTTTCAATCTTCCTTTACGTAATAATGCTTTATCAATACTACTAATATCAGCATTAAAGGTACATATGAACTTAAGGTTTAAAGAGTCTCCAAGTATACCGTCTGACAGGTTTAGTAAAGAGGATATTCTGTGATTTCCTTTAGTGTCCCTACTTACTAATAAGTCCTCGCAGTCTTCTACTACAAACACTGAATCTCTCTTATTAGTAAGAAGTTCAATAAATGAAGCATCCCCAATGTATTGAAACGTAGAAGCGTCTAAGAACACAAACTTTTTATTGGGATTGTCGGCTATTAGCTTTCTAATATAACTAGTCTTACCGCAACCAGGAACTCCGTGTAGTATGGCAATTCCACTCTCCTTGGAATTTATCATATCGGTTATTTGTTGATGTGGTAAGTCATCATTATAATTAGATTGTATATCACAATCTTGTTCTTTTACCTTCATGAGTGTAGTTCTGAATCCTTGATTACTGTAGGTTACGTATTCCATAGTAGCTTTAGCCTCTTTATATACCAAGCAATCTACTATTTCTTTTGGAATATCATCAGTATTCAACATTAGAATTTCTAGGTCCTGAAGGTCTATAATATACTCATCAGTAAATAAGAAGTAATCATCTCCCCACCTTATATGAACTGCATCTGGAAACAACTTTAAAAGGTTGTGTTGAGTTGCCCAATAGTCTATAGATTTACTTTCGGAAATAGATTTAATCTTTCCTTTAGATTCTGCATCTGACCATTCTCGTCCTTCTGGTAAGTCTACTGCATAATAATCTGTTCTAAAAGTCGCCCTATGTGGAGCTCTTCCATGTATCTTCATAAATACAGCGGCTAATGCAGAACCTAACCCGTAAGTTGGGGCTATGACTACATCATAACACTCTTTAATAGCTGTGTGAACTCTTCTCTCTAAATCATTCATATAATTCCCTAGATATATAAATTGGAGCTTTCTTACGTTTAAATTCGGAAGCTAAATGTCGGCTCCAAACCTTATTGACTACATCTTCTCCATGCCTAACACATAATTGTGACCAGCAATCAGATTCTGCCATTTCATCGTGTGGATGCATGATTTGTCCAGCTGAGTCGTAGCTCTTTCTAAAATTCTCGAATGGAACGAATCTGCTAAGGATATCATCCACAGTATCATAGTCTTTAGCTCCAATTTGCTCTAAGTCACTATTACTAATACCAAGGCCATCTGTAGGAATTAGCTTGCAAGAACTATACACGGCATATGACATTGCTCTATATTTATCACAAGTTTCTTTATAATCATTGTGAAGAGCTTCTAAAGCTTTGCTTCTGTAACGGTCACGCATATAATTCGCTAGTCCGTAAACTTCTGTCTTCCACAAGTCTTGGATTGGGTCAAAGTCACCTACATCACCATGAATAGTCCAGAATCCAAGCTGATACTCAGTTTGATTATCTGTACTCATTACTAACCCCTTGCGAATAGATGCTATATCATAGAGATGCTTCATCCTGCACCTAGCTTGTAAGTTACCGTTAGCAATGGGAGTTCTGCCAGTAAGTTCTTCCAAATCACTTACCCAATACCAATCGTAGCCTTTGCAGTCTTTAATCAATCCCGCATCAGCACAAAGGTCAAATAGGGATGCTTTATAGGAGTTGCTCAAGTTGAACACCTTAAACTCATCACAAAAAGCTTCTCCTACTAACTCAGACACACTAAATTCGTCTTCCTTATTCTTAATAGGAAGACTTCTACCTATAAGAGGAATATCAGTCTTCTTACTAACCTCATGGCAGATAGCAGCGACAACAGTGGAGTCAATTCCTCCACTGATGCCCAATACCATTGCTTTAAGGTTGTTAGAAGTAACGTATTCAGCTGTTTTGTCAACTAATACGTTAAATACGTGTTCATAATTTAGTTCACTCATAATCCTAATTCAACTAAACAAGCATTAACTTCTTTATTTTCTCCAGTATGTTTACCGGCATCATCAGACAGCTTCACGCATCCATAAACAGGTTGATTAGCATTCATTTGACAGCTAATAAGCTTCATCACTATATTAGCCGGCTTAAACCCAGTATCATTAGTGAGATTAGTGCCTATTCCAAACGAACACCTGATTCTACTTCCACAATACTCCATAATGTCCTGGCATTTGTCAAAGTCCAAAGCATTACTGAATACTATAGTCTTAGTAGTAGGGTCTACTCCAAGTTCTTTATAACGAGCAATCATACTGTTTATGAACTTAAACTCATCGCCAGAGTCACATCTTACTCCGTCAAACAATTTAGCTTGCTTGCGAGACAGGTTCTTCATGAACACTTCAGAAGTATATGTGTCAGACAATGCTATTCCCAAATCACCGTCATACACATTTACCCAATTCTCAAGAGCCATGTAATTAGCCTGTTTATAGCCATACATAGCACCGTGGAACATGAACCACTCATGCGGATGAGTTCCCATCATAGGCATTTCATATTTCATAGCCAGATAGCAGTTAGAAGTGCCAGTACAATAGATAGAACCTTCCTTAATTGCAGATACTACCTCATCCTGTACATTATAACTGAACCGTCTTCTGGTACCAAATTCAGAGAATTTTATTCCTGCAACATTCGACAACCTTAACTTAGGTTCAAGCTTCTTAATGACTTCTGACATGTCACAGTTGTTACCTAATACACGATTACGTAGTTCAGATATAATGGCCAGAATAGGAACTTCATATAGTGTTACTTTGTACAGATAGTCAGTAACAGTAATATGAAGATGTTTCTTGTCATCAAGCCATACTTGCACTTTGCCAGAGTTAAACCTGAAAGAATATAACCATTCCCAGTAGACTTGTGGAACAAATCTACAGTTAGAAGTCATATAATCAAGTTCACTATTGGTAAGACGTAACATTCCAAGATTACTTAACTCCAAGTACACCTTCTGAACAAAGTCTTCTGGATACTCTGTCAAGTCACGGTCAAAGAACTCAAATGTTCCTCTAGCTTGAGGAAATAGTTTCATGTAAGCATACGAAGTTGTAAATTTATACAAATCCGTATCAAGAATGGATTTTACTATCATTTCTCTTTAAATTTATCAATTAATCTCTCCATTGCTAAGTCAATGAGCTGCAATGATTCTATCATTCTGTCTGTTCTCTCTTGCTTAGTAAGATTCCTGTATTCATTGAATTTAACAACAGCATCACCGAGAGTTGCAATTATAATTACCGTATTTACATAAGGCAACAACCCTAGAATTGTGAGTAAAGTAACCACTCTACTTGTCATATAGGGTCTAATGTCCTTCTTTAGATACATTCTAAATATCATGAATGTGAAGAACAAAACCGATACTGAATAAATTAATCCCATTTTAAACCACAGTTTTTAATTAAATTAGCAAGTTTATCTCCACCATCTATGGATGCAATATACTTAGTGTCTACTACAATGTTATCTTTATAGCCCATAGCTATCAAGTCACATATAGTTTCATGCACACAATAATCACCAGCTATACCAACTACTCTAATCTCATTGTCTGGGTCAGACTCAAAATCAAGTAATATGTCTGATATAACAGAAAGACTTTCTAGATTATCAAAGATACTATACTCTTCTTTGTCAGGACTATCTCCTTTAATAAAGATGTCTGTATCTTTACGATAGGCGTAGTTGCATATTACACTCCATAGTGGGGCATATATACAACTACCAGTAGTACCTTTAACACAATGTGGAGGCCATTGGCCTCCGTTCTCTTTAAAGGAGCAGTGGTTAGATGGGTGAAAGTCCTTAGTAACCATTACATAGTCACAGTCAATTTCACCGTTCTGTAATGCACTAGCAAGAGCATCCATCTTCTCCTTAGCTCCTTCCACAGCTAAAGACCCACTGATGAAATCCACCTGTGGGTCTACAATTAATAAAATCTTATCCATACTTTATTTAGAACACGCTGCTATTGCGGCAACTATTAGCAGTATTAGAAGTAACACTAATACAATACCTATAGCGAAGACTACTGGCAGCCATAATGGAGCAAGTACCCACCACCATGACCATGTTGCAACAGCAGTTGTTCCTGTTAATTTAAGAATTACAAACACTATGGCTATAGCAGTTAATAGGCTAGAGCCGCCAGATGTATAAACTACCTTTTCAGTTGGCATCCTTTTAAACATTCAAATATAGAGGTTTGTAAGAAACTACATAATCTTCATTTACTAACGATACGTTAGAGAACTTCATGCCATTAAATTCCTGTATTCCATGACATCCACTGTGAATGTGTCCGCAGAAACAATGTTTAGGTTGTTTACGCATGATTTCATCGGCTAACCATGTATTACCCGCATCTTCTCCTGCCCACGCTCCTTCATGTATCTCACCTAGCCCAAGTAGTCTAGGAGCATCGTGAGATATAAGAATATCACAATCACTAGGCATATGAGCATACTTAGCTTCCAGGCGTTCAGGCTCTCTCATGAACGCCCAATTACCAAATTGCTTACAGTAAGGAGTTCCGAAGATTTTAAACTTCTTGAATACTCCTGGCTCGATTTCATGCTCATATTCCCAAGACTTATTATGTAGATACACCAATTTGCCGTCAGTAGGCTTATGAAACATGTTGTACATATCTGGTTCCAAACCTCCATTTCTTTCAAACCAGAAGTCATGATTACCAGCTATGAATACTACATGTTTACATGGTAACCCATTAGCCCATGGAATAAACGTATTTTGAAGCCATAGCCTAGATTTAGGCATGTTTAGTTGTATATTTAACGGCATGATATCTCCACAGATGAGAAATATATCACATTCTTCAACTGCGGGAAGTACTCCGTGTAAATCAGATGTAACTCCTATTCGCATTTCTCGGCTGTATATTTAATCCGTATTTCAGTCATCTCACCATTAGCAATATCTGGAAGTGATTCAACAAAACCTACACCATAGGTAGCTCTTAAATCGAACTCTCCTATCCAAGTAGAGTCATCTGTCTCTTCATCAGAAGTATTCCATTCATCATCATATTTAACTGGAGCCACTGACCCTTCGTAAAGCCACTTATTGCCGTTGTTGTCTATACAATACCAATAACGCATAGTTACTTAATTCCAAATTCAAACTGAAGATTCATCTCAATCCGTTCACCTTTATTTAACTCAGGGAACTTAACGGTTCCTAGAAGGTTATCGAAGTCAAAATTGAAGTCTTCTTCCGACCAAAACAGACCTTCTTTTCTTGGGTCTACCCACTCACCATCATCGTCCATAATTGGTGGTTCTTCTCCAACAAACAGAAATACTTCCTCGTTAGCAGCTCCTTCTAAGTCTCTACAACACCAAAATCGTTTCATTCTTTATACCAAGTTGTGTTTAACTGTTCATCAATCTCAAATTGTAGTGGGCCTTTATCAAACGTAGTAGCTGGAATAACACAGTCTTTAAATACATCATCTGTGGCAGAAGTCCACTCATAGTCGTTATTCATTCCTTGCCAACCGCTGCCAGCTTTCTCCGGCATGTCACCATCGGTTACATGAAGGTCTCCACATCTATTGGAGACTACCCACCACTTACCCACTGGGTTAGTTATTTCCTTTCTCATTTCTAGTAAATTCAGATACGTCCTCTAAATAATCTAATAACTCGTCTTCAGTTTCAGCCAGTTCTAAAATACCAGGCCACTCTAAGGTTATACTAGGTTTGTATATACGATACCAATCCCCGTCTATCCCTATCCAAGTGGTCAGGTCAGATGTGCACATGTAAGGCTCACCTTTAGCGTCCAGCTGTCTTCTTATCCCAGGATTTGGACAAGAAGGCCCCATATCTAATTCTAGAGTATGTCCATGAATTGTGATTACTTTAGACATATTTTAAATTTTATAGGTTCGTCCTCATACGTCATATCTTCCGGAATTGGAAAGCTAAATAGATTTGCAGGATGTAAATCATTAATACAATCATACATATCATATTTAGGGTCTACATTCCAGCTTTCACCGTCAAAGATAGGCGGGTTGTCGTAATACCAACCCTGCCCATCTTTGTCTACAGCGTAGTAATAGGTCTTAGTCATTACTAAGTGTTATTATACCTTCATTCCTTCAAGTCTCCCATTACGTTACGGTTGAGCCTATCATCAATTCTTTCCTTACAGGCGTCAAGATATGCTTCAAGAGCGGCTACTTGCTTAGCATTTTGCTCACAAGGAAACTTCTCATTCAGCTTCTTCACTCTGTCAAGCAAGATAAGGGCAAGTTGTTCTGATTGCCACCCTGGAGTTACTGTACCGTCTTCGTGCTTGTGAACAAACTGAATTGTGTCAGTAGCATCCACATACTTGGTTTTGCCATTAACAAAGCCAGCACACATTTGGGCACGGTAACGATGTGCTCCGTTACAATCATCAGGAATTACTTCAATAGTTTCCTTGTTACTAGGATACACTTTTAAGTCCTTAACCGGGACATACTTCTTTCTGCTACTAATAATTTTAGCCATAATACTTATTCTTTATAAATGTCCAACAATTCACTAAATTCGTTGATAGTCTCACACAAATGCTCTATGCAATTTATGAGAGCTCCTTTCTCCAGTCCCTCTAGCCATTTAAGTCTAGTTTCTGGAGTGCAATCTTCGAGACAAGTAGGAGTAGGCTTCTCCTCTCCTTCTAACTTATCGAAGATGAATATCCCACTAAGATTCCTGCGCTTCATTCACTTGCTTATTAATTATACATTTAACTTGAGCATAAGATACAGGAGTGTAATTATTATTATCAACTCCTACATCATACTGGGTTGGAAGTAAATAAGGCAGTCTAGCTGCATCAGCTCCAGCACTATTTGGGCCTGAATGTACATGTCCAAATAGCTGCCATACGGCATCCTCTGGTTTACGATATATTCCACCATAACACAGAAATGGATAGTGATTTAAGTATATACTACGAGTCTCTATCGAAATCTGCATTTGGGGGACCACTATCTCAAACTTACCCATGTAACCTTGTCTTATATTCTTCCTGTCATGGTTTCCCAGTATGAGGTAAATCTTGCCTTTCAGACGAGACAAAACATTACTCCATACTGCACTACCACCTAGAGCAAAATCTCCCAAATGGAAGACTGTATCATCGTCAGAGACCACACTATTCCAGTTCTCAACTAACATATCATTCATATGGTTTACATCCTTAAATGGACGATTGCACAGATTGATAATGTTAGCATGACCAAAATGTGTATCTGACGTAAAGAACGTATGCTCTGGGTCAAATTTAAACTTATCTGTCATATTAAAATCCTCTTAATTTACATTCATTGTCAATCCTAGTCCAAGGCAGACCTCTACTGAAACTAGCAGCTGCCGCAGGAGAATATCTATCATACAATACTTGATGAATACCTAATCGTTTAATTCTCTTCCCTAATTTTGTACCCAATTTGTTCTCTTCGGCAACCATACCTAAATATATTATAGTAAAGACTATAGCAAATTTGTTTGAATATTCGCCATAGTCTTTCGACAGAGTTTCTATATGGTCTAGAACTGACCGGTCTAATGATTTGGAAGTTTTGTCGTAAACACTAATAAAATCAGCGTATACTTTGTCAACTCCATATCTTTTGCCGAAACCTCGTACTACGGTAAAATATGCAACATCTTTAGGAGCATGTCTATTACATGTTCCGGCGATGTAAATGCACCAATCATCAAATCGACCTCTATCTATCTCTATTACTGTTCCGTCGCTAAAGTTTTTAACGACCACAACAATGTTTATATTTCTTGCCACTGCCGCATGGGCAAGGGGCATTACGACCTATTTTAGGATAAGGTCTAACATATGGTTCTCTTCTTAGGAAGTTAGCAAGATGTTTCCTTAGCAATGCTTCTTCCTCTTTCGACAATTCCTTGTCCATGTCTAGTGCGTCTTTGGCGTCCTGCATTCTGAATGTGATTAGATACTTTAAGAATAATACAAATCTGATAACTAAGTGCATCTTGTAGTCTAGGAGTTTTGCCTCTTCCTTATGAAGTTCTCGCTTATATCTCCTAGTATCTGTTCGATACTTGTAGATTCCCTTCTGCATCAACATCTATATAATTATCCAATAGTAATCTATCTCGTAATTCAATTGCAAGTTCTCTTGCCTGCGGATGAGCATCATTTGCACATCTCAATTTCAAGAACTCTATCCATTGTTCAACAGTGCCAGTCATTATTAATTCTGTCTTTAATGCTAAAGGTAGTACATTTCTAGCTTGTTGAGCAGGCTCGCCCTCTGTCAACAATCCGAAATATGTACTTTCTGCCTCACACATAGCTTGTATCCATGCAGCTTCAGTTCGAGACAATCCTTCAGATATAGTTAAATCATAAGTATGACATAGTTCTATATTATATGAATTACCCTCGAACATATTCTTATACCAGCACGGTATTATACAATTTAATTCCTTACCAAACTTAGCCTTAGAGTAATTGCAGTACCTAGTACTTTCTTGAGCGAAGCTAAATAGTCTGTGTCTACAGAACTCTCTAGCAACTCCCATATCACATATAAACCTTACAGTGACACGTTTAACGTGATATTCTGTAGGTCCACACAAGTATTGCAAGTCCTCAAGCCAACCATTCTGGAGTAGTACTCTATAGTTAGTAGTTATAGCTACAAATCCATCAGGAATTCTTGGAACAGGCTGTGCTTGTACAGCTTCTGAGTACTGGTTCTCATTATACTTACTCCAAAGTCTGTAAGCAACAGTGTTAGAATCATCGTTAGCTTTAAAGTCATATCTGAGATACACAGTACCATGCTCTAGCATAGCAGTATGTCCTCTAGCTATAATGACATTATTAATAAACTTCTTAGCACTGTCTTCTGTTATCTTGTCTTCAGACTTATAACAAGTCCTTGCACACAGTTCCATGTGTTTGAATAAACCTTCAACACCTGGTTCCTGGTTAATAAGTTCTACTTTCGGTTTGATTAGGCGCATTAAGCTTTAATTCTACTTCTTTAGATTTGCAATGAACATAATCTCTTAGTAGATGATAAGTTTTGGTACTTATCTCCATCTTCCAATCGTTAACAAACCTTACAAATTCATCATTGAAGTAAGCAACTGCGTCTAAATTAATTGCAAACCCGTCATCAGCTTCAACGAAATAAGCCATTAATAGAATTTTACTTCTTTAGAACTATATTCATCTTGTTCGGAGACAAAGTCATTATCATTGACTATCTCCTCCTCTTGACAGGCATCTTTCTCTCTATCCCATATACATACCAAATCAAGTGCACTTTCAAGATGTTTTAAACTGTAAGGTGCTCTGTGATTTTGGTCAAAGTTACTGTACACTCTCTTAAATACCTTCATTATGTCCCATTCCCGATAAAGTTCATTATCAGTATTCATGAGCATATTAAAAGTATATGATGTACCTTGCATATAGCCACCCCGGCTCAAGAATACAATGTCTTTATTCTCAGAAGCATTAGGCGGTAAGCAATCAGTGATTACCAGATACAGTTGTTGATTTCTCATCTGAACAACCATTGTATTCTCTAAATCATTCAGAGTCATCGTCCCAGTTCATATAAGGGTTAGACGCGAGGTTATAGTTATAATACTTAGTATCTTCTGTAACCTCTTCTCCTACAAAATCAGGCAGAGGAGGGTTGAGAGTTGCCTGTGATAACTCACACTCGGCAATTACTAACCCTTCATTCTCTCCTAAGAACTCATCAATTTCCCATTTGTTACCCATGTGATATACTATGTAGCGTACCTTACGGATAATATTAGGACAGAACTTTAGAAGCTCCTGTGCTTCATACAATGGGATTTCTTGTTGCCATTCAAAACGACTAAGGGTTCCCTTAGCTTTAATAAATAGCCAACCATGATTGTCCCTAATAGCTATCCTAGTTTCAGAGAGAGGATTGTCTCCAAGATAACCCTGGACTATCAATCCTGCTCTTTGAGCCTGCATCTTATAGCTATTGTTTTTCACTAAATACTTTCTTTCAACTTCAATCATATTAATGTACCCAATGGTCTTCAATTGATATATCAGCACCTAAATGAGCACGTACACAAAATGGTTCGCCTCCACTTTCCATACATTTAACTAGTACATTACCTACTTCTTCAGCAATATCATCCGGTGCTTCAACATTATGTTCATCATGTACGGGAACACAATATTTAACTATAAATAGCAGATTGTTCTTCCTTAGCCAATTGAAGAACTTAATTGCAGACAACTTGAAACACATAGAACCAGCATGTTGTATCGGATAGTTAATAGATTGCTTCATGGAATCAGATAACCTTCTTCTCAAATGCTGTGAGCTTGTTTTATAATAATTGTCCCCACTACGCCCTAGCATATACTTAGCTTCAGGAGACCCAAGTTCACCGTCGATTTTACACAGATTGTCCCAGTCATATATAAATGCCTTATGCTTAGTAATAGGATTAAGAAGGATATATCCCTTATCAAGGACATCTTCTCTCCTAAACTCCTGATATCTCTTTAGTCCAGAGAAACCAGACATATAGTTATTATATACTTCTTGAGCTCTTGCCTTAGTAAGACCATAATTCTTCATTAAAGTGTTCCAATCTCCACCATAATTAAAACAAAATTCATACCCTTTAGCAGCATCTCTAAGAGGTTTATATTTAGCTTTAACTTCAGATAGTGGAGTGTCATCGGGGATGTCTGTAAATACTATTCTGGCAGTTAGACTGTGTAAGTCACCACTACCATAGATAAGCTCTTCCAACATCGCCTTATCATTGGCAATAGATGCCATTAAGAAAGACTCCTGTCCTTTATAATCACAACTAATCCATTTATACCCAGTATCCGAAATGAAACACGACCTAGTAAATGGGTCATGCGGCAAATTCATTAAAGACGGGTTAGTAGCGGATAACCGCCCAGTATCAGCTCCTAATTGAAAATAGTCTGGATGAATCCTACCACTTACTGGATTAATTTTATCTATGAACTTCTGTCCAAAGGTATCAACTAGAATTTTAGCCTTCTTATATTCTACATAGAGAGGAACTATGCTACACTTATGTGCCTGTGGCTTTATTAGCTTAATATCAGCAGATTTCTTCTTCTGCTTAGTTTTAGCATCAATGGTAGTACAATTAAGTCCCAACATTTCAAATAGTGGAACTACTTGTTGACTACTAGACCAGTTAATGTTACACTTAGCTGAAGCATCAAATCCACTGAACAAATCGCCTTGTAGATTCTTGGTAACATATGGGAAAGGTTTGTCATATTCATAATGAATTAGCCCAGTTTGTGGATTACAAACCCTCTTTATTTGTCCCATATGAGGGCCTACTTTGTCAAATAGTTGATTCTCATGCATAATGTCCACTTCCTCTGTGCAGGCTTTAATATAGCCTTCAGAAGATTTATGTTCATTATAATAATTTTCAACCCACTCGTTAAGCTTAGCTTCTGCTTTATTAACTTCCTCCTTATCTCGAATCATTTTCTGCTTCCATTTTACTGGGTCAAGTTTAGCTCCACAATATTCCATATAGGCAATTACTGGGGTAAACTTCATTTCAAATTCGGCAGCTTTAGTTAATTCCTTCTTCTCTAATTCTGCATCTTGCTTCTCTTTAATCTTAGTAAGATACATAACATCACCAGCAGCATATTGTACCACTGGTATGGTTAATCCTTGAGTGATAATCTGCCCTCGAACAGTTTTATCAATATCTATACCAAGATAGTTATCAGCTGCTGCTTTTAAAGAAAGACTATGAAACTGGGGAGGATAGCCAAGATAGAGTAACTTCTCAGCAATCATTCCATCCCATACATTATAAGGAACTATTTTATGGTGATATAGAAACCTTAAATCAAATGCAATATTCCAACCTAAGAAAGTCTTAGTAGGGTCTTCAAGGACACATTTAAGCTTCTCAATTGGAATAGTTACATTGTCAACAACTATTTGGTCTTCCCCTAAACCATACTGAGTACACAGTAATGGTTTTGTATAGGGGTCTAAACCAGCAGTTTCTGAATCATATTCTACCCAACTATGTGGCATAATCATGTCTATAGCATCAGATAGAGATAATTCCTTATAAGCGTCAGTTTCAAATAGTGACCTTTGATTACTGACTAGATATATCATGAAACCTCAATATCAACAGTACTAATATCAATATCTCCTAAGCTACTAAGTGCGGCTTGTATTCTGCTCTTAATAGCTTCTATGGCTTCATCTATATCCAAATGTCCGTAATATTCATACCATGCTAATCCCTTAGCATTTATGTCAACTTTGAAGACTTTCTCTTCTACATTATAAGGAGCAAATGGGTCACGTTCTGCTCCAGCTGGTAAATTACTCATTAATTAATAGCTGTTAGAATTAATAATAAGTAATCTGTCCACAGACCTCGTCACCGAGTCTTAATCAGCTGTATCGAAATACAGCAACGTTGGGTTATCTTTCTGTATATCTATAGAATCCAGATTCCTAATAGCTAACTGTTGAGCGAACTGATTAGTATCGAACCCTATCGTTATAAGATGATAACCATGTGCAGTTGGAATTACATGTTTAACTTTGATGTCTTGTGCACCTCTACAACTATTAACAATTTCTATGATTGTGTTAAGATAGTTCTCGTCCTTACTATCAACATCCACAACCCATAGTGGCTTGTAGCCTCTAGCTCTAGTATGCCCACAAGATGAATCCCAAATGCGATATCCTTGATAGCAGTTGCCTTCTTGGATTAGTTTGGCATACTTTTGTATAGCAGTACATGCCACTTCTTCAGCATTACGTCTATTCAAGGTAATGTATGCTCTTGCATGATTACTCTGGCACAATTCAGTAATTTTAGCTCTTTTGCGCTCTAGCTGTTCCCTACTGAATATATAGTAAGTTTTAACGGTCCTATATCCGTTATTACCAGTATCAGTAACACAGCCGTCTTTCTTGCGTTGTATAATTTGCAAGAAATAGAACTCATCTGAATTATTAAATTCCAGAATGTCTAGTATTTGGTCAAAATTATCTATTACCATTCTTCTCGTCTTTAATTTCGTAATACCTGTCTATGGTAATGAAGAACAGAGCTAAACAGAAACATTCTGCCATTAAAACAGGACATGCAAACAGAGCTACAAGCCCAACTATCATTCCTATTAACATCCAAGGTGCTGCCATAGCAAGCAAATTGCGTATAGTAGAATCATCGAAATTACTTCTTAGCCATTTGTTCATATCGCTTATCCCTTTCTTCAATTACTGATAATGGTGATACTCCAGGTTCTAAGGTTTCAATAAGTACAAATCCATTCTCTGGTGTAATCATTGATTCCTTCTCACTTACACTGCCCTTATACTTCTCACCATAATCTCCCTCTACCTTCTTAGTAGCGGGATTGATATCTCCCCAATCTGAATGTCCTCCAATTGGTTCAACATAGTATTTCCTACCAGTCACTAATGATTGATATATAAATCTACCAGTGTCATCAGTGTTCTTTAGAAATCGTTTCTCTAAATCAGTCATTTGGAACTACATCTAAATCTGTCAAATAAAATGCATTGTCGTTTAAATCTCTTTGTACGAAGTATCCGTTAACTTCGACAGTTTCTCCTTTAAGAGTATGTATAGTTACTTCTCTGTCTCGGTCATACTTTTGGAGAATTTCAATCAGTTGTCCTACAAGTATTGCCATTAGAACTTACCCTCATTCGGTTGTAGACAAATCAAGCCTTCATTTCTCCACATCTCCACACACTTACAATTGTCTTCAAGTACGAAAGGTATATAGAACTTGCCTTTGATATTATCCTCATACAGTTTCTTCTTACATATAGGACCAGCAGTAAAGCTCTTAGCAGGACGCATGAGAAGTATGTCAGGATGCAACCAATTGTTCTCTAACCACTGTTCCGTAGCTTTACGAACTTCAGGAGTATCCTCTCTACCAGTTAGAATTATTAACTTAGCAGGATAATTATCACAGAAGTTTCTAATAAGCTCAATGACAGGAGTAATAGGCTCATCAGTAAGCATACCTTCAGCTGCACCTTCTCCGTAGAAGGGACGGCCACTAGTATTCAAACATACAGTTGCATCCATATCTACAATGATTGCTGCTGGTAGGTTAGTATCTTGAACTAATGACTTAGCTTTGGCTGCCATAATTTCTTCATGGATTATGAAGTCCTTATAACGTCTCCAAGTTTGCCTAATAACCTTCTCTCCAATAGGATTAGGTCTCATAGCATCGCGGTGAATACATTCTTCAACAGGAGTCCAAAAGTCCTTATACTCTATATCAACATGTATTCCCTTGTCCTTCTCTATATTAGCACATAGAGTTCTAATCCATTCATCCTCTTTGGGATTCAGATTCATATTATCAACTACTACATCGTAACCTTTAATCAAAGCAAACGTTATCATATTAGCTTTAGCTTCAGTAACTAACTTCTCCCTATTAGGAACCCAGTAATCACCTAGCATGTTACGAATATCATCATTGTTAAATCTTACTCTGTGCTCTGGGTCTTCGTGACACCATTGCTTAGCCCAAGTAGACTTACCTGAACCTTGAATACCTCTGCAAATTATTAATACTCGCTTGTCCATAAAGATTCTTCAGAATTGAGTTTATATTCAGCAGTATCTTCCCAATCCATTATATCTTCTGTGCTTTCGTAATCAATCAGCTCATACTCCCGACTCAAAATTTCTCCATCTTCTTCATAATAGTCGTTGTCCTCTATTCTAGTAATGGCATCCTCGACACCTTCTGCCTGAATCTTTACATGCTCTTTAAGTGCCACTCTTGCTATTGATGTTACTACAAACTCAAATGTTTCCATTAATCAATATTACATAAGACATCACTGAATCCACTATAATCTAAATCAGTTAAAACGTCCCGTATAAACGATATATAATCTCTTGTGCTTTGCAAATCTCGTATATACTCTTTAGTGGATATTATCTCCCCTATAGATTCGGGATTACCATAACAGAATTTCTCGTATTCTGTACGTCTAGTTTCTGCTTTAGTAATGTCAGCATCAATGTCTTGAATTACTGATTCAACATCACTAATAGTGAGTTTAGTATACTTCTCCTCATTACCAGCATATGCTATATTGAGATTGTCAGAGAATCTCTGATATACCTCGTTAGACCTACTAAATGATTGAAGTAGTAACTTCTCCTCCGGATGTGCCCTAGGCACTAAGTAAAATGATAAATAACTACTCATTTCTCGTTAGTTGGCTTAAGCCATAAATTGGTCTTACTAAAGATATAATCTCTAAGTCTTGGAAGGTAATCAAGATATGTTAAGGTTCTAATGGTATTACATCTAAAACACTTAATCAGTTCCTCTCTAATTCTCTCCTCTGACACTACTGGCATTTTAGAATCATAATCATATAACACCATAGCTTGCCAAGTTGTTTGCTCTATTGTGAATCTCTTAGTAACCGCAAACCTAATGGCTCTAAGTATCCTAAGAGGGTCATCATCGAATGTTGTTACAGGGTCGAGGGGAGTTCTTATCAAAGCATTCGTTATATCATGCTTACCATAAAAGTAGTCAATGATTTCTCCAGTATCGGGGTCTTTAGCCATAGCATTAACAGTGAAATCTCTACGTGATAAATCATCATACAAGTTACCTGGTTCTACTATGGGAGTTCTAGTGCCTGGGACATATCCTACTTCCTTTCTAGCCATTACGAAGTCTGCCACACCTTGATACTTGTATCCTTCTGGGAACTTAGCACGTATAGTATAGCAATCTGGAGTTACTAAGAAGATTTCAAAGCCTTCTTCCCTCAAATGGCTTTCTAACATAGTGAAGACTGCATTAGTAGTATTTGGATAGATTCCGTCCACCAAACATTGTGCTTCCTCTATATTACGCAGTAACTCCTCACTGGGCACAGCAACATAATCAACATCCTTATTGGTAAGACCTAGGAGTTCATCTCTAATCTTACCGCCTACTTCATAAAATTTAAAATCTTCCATTAATAAAAATAATCTGATTCAACTTTCTGAATAATCTTCTCTCTGCTTCCTTTTAGACTATAGCCACTACGTTCGTTGCTACGTTCGTAACAACTAAAGTATTCTAAAACTTCATGTACTAAAAGATTAAAACTATGATTCTCGAAGTGATGCCCATCCACATCAATAGACCAACCACATCCATCTAACCACCTATACACATTTAGATGCTTACCATTAACATGGTTTGGAAGGTTTGCTAATAGTGACAGATTATCCATTCTCTAATATTATAACAATTTACCAGTCATACACACAACCGATTACTTGCTTCTCTTTAACGAACTCATATAGTTCATTAATAGCTTCATCCCACGTTAGGTCAGGAAATTGGGCATACTGTGATACATTACCATCTTCATCCTTAAAATCGGCTATGTCTAAGTAGTTCATATACTTGATTGTTGAATATCTGTCAAAGTAATCATAGCTTTCCAGGAAAGCAGGAAGTTCTATCCAAGGAGCTACTGGTAATAAATCATAGACAGTCATCAGGTCAAGAGCTACCTCCTTAGAGATAGCTCCTTCATCTGCCTTCTTAAATATTTCTTTAGCGAACTCAGCCTTGAACTGGTTCAATTTCTCCTTCATCGACTCTAGAGTCCGAATTTCTTTGTCTAAGTCTTCCATCATATATTAATATGAGTTTATCAAATTCTTCATCTGTTCCTTCATAAGGAGTAATTTTATAGTTGTAGTAATCTTCCCACTCGATACTATCAACTACCTGTCTTATAGCTTCTTCAGTCATGTTATGATATTCATAACCTTCTGTAGTAACTATAAACGAATCTGGAACTATACCAACTGCAATTTCGAAAGCGTATGCATCAGCTGCATTGTTCATGTCTTCATCGAACAAGCTCTCTGCGTATGCAGCATAACCACTATATGTTTCGAAATCATTAATGCAAGTTATAATATACCTGTTCATTGGTCAGATTCTATATCAACTTCACCTTTATCTAATGCTTTAGATTCTGCAAATAAGAATCTATTACATTTTAACTTATATGCCCCAGACAGACCGTCTTCTATACGAATTACTATACCTTCATGTGGCACATCATTGTGACACTCCGGAGATAGTTCTTCCATGAAGAAATTCTTGTCCTCGGCTAATCTTTGTATGAAATTCTCATTCCAGTGTTCAGATACAGATATATCCGGATATAAATCCTTCGCATGTCCATAATACAGTTCTGTTACCGGAGTGAGGCCCTTATCTTTACACCATTGTTGCACTTGTCTAGCACTAAATTCATACACTATTCCGTCAGGATTAGTATAAGTAATACGGTACACTCTGATACCAAAATGCACATTATACTTATATGGAGTAGTTTGAGTAGTAGGGTCCCATATCGGCATATCGTAACCATAATCATAAGCTTTACCTCCCATTGACTGAATTGCTCCTCCAGTAGGAAGCCAGCCTATAATTTCATAATAAAGAGTTAATCCTTTAGTTAAAAATGGCTGTAATACTTTATGAGCTTCTCCCCACACATCACAGCCATAGTAACCCTCACTAACTTCCTTATTATAATATTGGTTCTTTACAACCTTTCTAGAGGACCACAGATAGTCGTATGCAGTGTCAGGTACATAGGTAAGCCAGCCAGCCACCTTGTCTTTCCACTTCAATTGCCTTTTGCATAACACATCTGCTGATATTCCAGACGTGCCATGAACTTTACTAGTAATACTAATAATGTCGTTTGGCTTAATTATCCATGGACACTTCTTAATAAGAATAGTATCGTAGTGGAATCTAAACTGATTGTCAACTAACTTGCTCAACCCTTTAGGCTGTTTACCAGTTCTAGTTTTATTGCTGGAGCCAGAAGTTCTATTCTTTAATACGTACTTCTTACAAATAAACAGGTTTCCTACCCTATCAAATTCAGTGCCGGCATCTATTCCAGTTACAGCTTCGGTATGTCCAAGAGAGCTTATCCATTTAGTAATGGACTCTATAGACATAATAAATCCTTCTGAAACATGGCCCTGCAACTTAATAATCTTCACTCTTCCGTTATCTTCGAAATACCCAGGTGCTGCTTCCTTGTCAGCATTCAGCTCAATATGTCTGAACTGGTTATTAGCTGACAAGAAAGAATAGTCAATAGCACATCCTATAGGGAAATACACATACATTCCAGGTTCTGTATCTTTACTAACCGAAATAGTATATCCGTCTATATGAGCACATTTAAGACGCTCGCACTTAGGATTTGGGTGTGGTGTAAAATCGTGGATTTCCACAATCTTAGCGCAATAGTTAATATTGATTTTAGGTGATTGATTTAATTGCATTCAAAACTAGTCAATAATTGCTTACAGCTAATCTTCAGCTAGACTCCAATCTTGACTTAAAACGGCATCAGGAAACCACTTAGTAACAACGTAGTACTGGTTAGAACCAGATATAGGAAGACAGATGATATTGCCTTCCTTCATTCTGTAACGTCTCTTACTTGAGTTGATAACTGTCATACCTGCTCTCATCATAGATAGAGCTTCTCCAAAGTCAAATGTCTCGTTCATAATCTTATAAATTAAAATTAAACAATCTTGTAGGATGATTCAACATATTCGTAAAGCTCATCCAATGTGCTTATAATTTCTTTACCCTCTTCGTCATAGGCTTTTATATCTGGGTCTCCGGCTTTCTCGTAAACCCACCACATAATCCAGTCTATGCCTTCGTCAGTATAGTTCTCTTTAAATATAGCCATGGCTATACATTCAGCATTACTGACTATATCACTGTCAGCAATATCAATTCCCATTTCAGACAATTTGAAACATCTGGAGTTGATAGCTTCCAATGAATTTACTACTTCTATAAAGTTCCCTTTTACCATATTACACCTTTTAATTGTTCTTGAATTTCATTAATAGTCTCACTGTCATAACCTCTAAGAAGGTCTCTATAGAAATCAAATACAGTTTCATATAGCTGACTTTTATCCTCCTCTGATAGAGTGTTCCCTACCAGAGAAGTCAATAAGTCTGCCACCTTAGCGCTTATAGATATTGAAGTTTTGTTAATCACAGATACATCAATGCGTTAGATAGTATTTTAATTAACTCTGCATCAGAGAAATCATCTACATTTAATAGTGTTTCTCTAATAACAAAGACATCATCATCTGGTTGATAATGCTTCCGCATAATATCAATCACATCATCTTCATTCCTAATTAATGTACTTCTTTTATATGCAACGTCTGATTCGTCGCGATATTTAAAGAACTCCATTTTAGGTTCGCCTTGCTGCCTATATACTACAATGTAATTCATACTTATTCATAGTCTCGGATGCACTTAAGTACTGGTTGTAATGGTCTGCCATCGTCAGAGTAGTAGAAATACTTGACAGTAGCCATTTTACCGATAAGTTCCTCCATTCTGTCTAGATATTCATACTTAAGTTCTCTAGGTCCCATAGGCTTGGCTTCAAATTCCTTACCAGCCTGAGTCTTACATATGAACACCATATCTTCAGGACGTAATCCGTCACTATAGCCAACAATCTCAAACTCGTCGTCTTGATACATTTTGACTTTAATCATGGCATTAGTACGTCCTCCATAGTTATATGGTTTGTCCGGGTCTCTAATAACTATACCTTCAAACCCTTCGCTGACATATTTATCATGAAGCTTCTGAATGTTAGTCCACCCTACTACTTCCTCTTCTGGAACTATTCTAACCTTCAGGTCATCTTCATTCCAATTAGCATTAGGGTCAAAATCCACAATTCCAAGTATAGGAGCTATTTCGTCAGATATATAATTCCACCTTTCCTGTGCTGTCATATTAGCATCCATGGTATCATAGATGTAATATTCCAATTCATTGCAGCGGGATTCTCCAGATTCTAATCTTGCTGTACCACTTATATACTGCAAGCTTCGACCGTGAATGTAAAGTTCACCATCGAGAACCAAATCTGGCATCTTATTAAATAACTCTATCATCTTGGGATGTGTTCTTAGGTGTACTGTAGAAGCGTCATAATCGCCACCTCCCCGACTAGCAGATACTATCTCTCCGTCCTTTAGATAGAAAGAACATCTGACACCGTCTATCTTACGAGAACCTAGCCAGTACTTGATTTTATCAAATACCTTAGTAGCTACCTCCTCGTACTTCTTGGCTTTCATATGCTTCTTAAATCCATTTGAATCAGTAACACCCTCACCTAGGTGTTCTTCAACAAATGCTGCAACTGCCTTCGCATCCTCTATGTTAACAGAGGATGGAAGTAGCTTATAACCCTTATCTGTATACTTCTTTAGATGAGAATTGTACTCTAACTTAGCCTGTTCTGCAACAGTCCTTTTGGCTTTGCCTTGGAATATCCATATCTCTGGCTGCACAGTTACTTTGCCACCATACTGATAAGTCTTTCTTCTTATAACAAAGCCATGTTGGGCATCATCCCATTCGCAACTAATCTCGACTACTCTAGTTTTACCCTTGTTGTCTTTAGTTACTAATTTATCCATTTAAGATTTCAAAAGCCCTCATTGCACCTTCGATGTAATCTGCGGCAATTGCTTCCACTGCATCGTCATGTTCATCTGCATCACACACGCAAGATTTAGCATACTGTTCAGCGTCTTTCTCAATGGTTTCTACAAATTCTTCGTAATTCATAATTTGTTGTTTTATACGTCAGTGTCTAAATCATCTACAGTTAAAGGCTTATTACACTCTTGAATAAGGTTTCTAGCCAATTCGTCCTGTTTAGCTTTCAATTCCTTAATCTTCTCCATAGTCTCACTCATCGCCTTCGCATGATTAGCATAGGCATTATTAAGTGTCTGGATTTCCAATCCTATATCGGATATGGCTTTACTCTTCTCGATTACTTCTACTGTACTTATCATTTCTCACCAGTATGCCCAAATCCACCTTTACGCTCTGTTTCATCTAATCTAGCAACTTCTTCCCATTCAGCCTTAGCTACAGTTGTGAATACCAATTGAGCTATACGTTCTTTATCCTCAATCCATACTGCTTCATGTCCTTGATTAATAAGAATAACGTGCATTTCATTCCTATAATCTGCATCTACAGTGCCAGGTGTATTTAATACAGTAATTCCCTTCTTTAAAGCTAAGCCACTCCTAGGTCTTACTTGGCACTCATAAATAAACTCGCAATCTGAATCAGTAGTGGGGAGAGCAATCTTTAATCCAGTCGGGATAAGTGCTCTAGCTCCTGGGTCAAGACGCAGCATAGTTACTTTATTGCCGTCCATTTTAGGTGATGCAAACACAACTTCGCAATCACCATAAGCTTTAATAGGATTGTCAACTGTTACTCTACTGAAGTCTGCACGTATATCCATACCTGCTGACATAGGAGTTTCATACTGGGGAAGTTTGTTATTCGATAGATTAATTACTTGAACTTTCATTGAACGTAAATGCATAAATTGAGTTTATAGTTGTGAATCTTTTATTCTCCCAGTCAATCTCAATTACATTAGATGTCTTGAACCATCTATCATTCGAATTAAGTTCTAAAGGAGCACCTTCTATAAATGCTTTAGTATATCCAGACTCCTTATGACCTTCTTCAATTCTAACGTTATTGGTTCCCAACACTTTGGTGATAGTCATAAAGCCCTTCTTACCATTGGTAGCAAAGTAGTCTTGCAGCCAAGTATGTACATGATTTGCATTACATTCACCAGCTTCTGTATAGAAAGCTTTGATTAATGTATCGTTATCATCATATACAGCCAAGAAAGGATTCTCTCTAGCACTACAGCTCCCTTTAATCTTGAAAGCCTTCTTGCGTTCCTTATAATGATTCACGTCATAAGTTTCAAAATTAAATACGTAACCGTTCATTGTTGATAGTGCGTCCTTAAATGCATCAGGACGTTGGCTATCATAAACATACTTAAATGTTAGCATTCAACAATATAGTATTTAGGAAATAATATTCCATCTAGTTCCAGCTCTACTTCTTGAACAACATCAAATACATCAAATATGTCATTATAGTAAGCTGCTGCCATTTCCTCATCAGTGATTCTAGTAATGGCATTATCTATCGACTGGTCAGCTAATTTGCTAGCTAACATTCTACGATAGTTATCAACGATTCTACATGCCTCGTGTTCAGTTAATATGTAGAATATCTTACCATTTATATGATATTCATATATTCCTGGCCATATGCTCTCTTCCTCTGTACAAAGAGTGTATACTTCTGGCATGTCTAGTTTATAAGCTACCATGTATAATCGTTCTGGATGTTCAAATCCTCTACATAGAGCTTCGTTTACAAAATCTGAGTAATTCATAGGTATTAAGTCAATACATAAGCATCTGTTTTAGTTCTTGATAAAGATACATATTGAAGCTGTCGTAGTTCTAATAAGTCTCTATCCAACTTAAGATTACCGGTATCTACAAACACATTATTGTAAGAGCTGCCTTGACTCCTATGTGCTGTTATAGCGTATCCATAATCAAAAGTTTGTGGCTTAATTACTCTATTATCAAATAACAGTGGTACTGGGGTTGCAAAGGACTTAGTCATGTCAAAATACTTACCCCATAAATATCCAGATTTAGTTCTATTACCCCACCTTTTCGCCTGTATAGCATCTAGCCTTATAGACTCAATCTGTTGTGCCAAAGTTTGCAGGTAGTCTGGATTTATGTCTGTTGGGTCTATTATGAATACGTCTAATAGCCGTCTATCAACGCTATCATATAATCCCAATTCGAACCCTGGAAGTCTAGTAAAATGAGGTACATTCCTAGTGGTTCTTCTAATGCTTGTAATTATATAGTCTGAAGAGTTAAAGAACATTTCTCCATTATATTCAAAGTTCTCACAGCCAGTTAGAAACTCGAATTTATGATAAGGTTCATTGTCATTGTATAGTATTCTGCGTATACAATCATTGAATCCTTTAACTCGCTTATTAGTATAAGCTATCAGCTTAGTATAATTTACATCATTATGCTTTATTCCATGATTAATCTTATTAGCTGCATCAACCATAAACTGCTTAGTGTCATTATAACAAATGAGAGAACCCTTCTCTCCCATTCGAGTTTCGAATTTAGATATAGGATTCTCTCTTAATGTTAATAATATTGGTGCTAATGCTGTATTCTCGTCTTGCCTAAATATCTTGGTTAGACGGACAACATTTTCATGACTAAACACTTTACTAAGACCTCCGTTCTTAACTGGGGCAATCTGTGCAACATCCCCTATAAATAAGATTTTGCACTGATGTGTTTCACAATAGTCTACAAGTAAATCATAAAGTTCATCACTAACCATAGATGCCTCATCAATGATTATTAGTCCTTTGTTTGGAATGTCTCCCATACCATCGGAATAGAACTTCAAGTCTTTATAGTCTAAATTAAATATATCCAGTTTAGGGGAAAGTGCTAGCAGTTTATGTAATGTAGTAGCTCTATAGCCAGTAGCCATTTCAAGTACTGCTTTGGCTTTATGAGTAGGAGCACACAACTTAAAGAATCTACAACCTCTAGTACTATCTAGATATTGTACAAATTCATTCATAACAGCTGTCTTACCTACTCCTGCATAGCCAGTAAGAACTAATATCCTATCTGGACTATCTAAAAACCTAATCATTCTATCTATAGCATATAGCTGTTCGTCTGACCAAGCTATTGTACTCATAGTTCTCTATTCCAAAATCTAAAGGTAATATCCTTTAATTTAGGACCGTCATCAGTCATTATCGTTTTATATAATCTCTGATTGGTATTTGGATTATCAAGTGGTCCACATTCCTCTATGTAAGGTCCTAACTTGATGTAATCGAAATTGTACAAATCAATTTCATCTGCCAATGTAGCTCTACCACTATACCACCCAATCTTTATATCAAGTGGTACTGTTTGCTGCCATTCCATTTCTGTTTCGGCAGGAATGGTTACTTTGGGAAACCTAATTTCCTTATGAATAGTAAACTTATCAGCCGTTTTAGTGGTAGTTAACGTCCTTACTAATCCAGCATAGTGATTAATGAGCTTAGGGTCGTTATCGCCACCCATAAAGCAAATGGCAGTAATTCCCTTATTCTCATTAATAAGCTTCTCTATTCTAGTAATAGTCAGGACTTCCCCAACGTCTCCTGCCAAGTAAGAGCTATGACAGCCGTTGCAGTGACATGGACAATTGGATATGTTTATGGCTAGTGTAGTCTCGTCAGGAATTTCCCTGAAGACTATATCGAAACCTACATATTTAAGCATGAGTGTAAAATCTTCTACTAGCTTCCTCCTGTCTTGCCTGACTGAAGTTACTAATACGTTTCAAATAACCAATAACTCTAGTAGCATAATCAACGTTCTTACTCCCACATTTTGGACATTCCTTGAGATACCTTTTATCAATATGTCCACAATCATTACAAATAGTATTTGGAATATTAAATGTGAAATAATTAGTACCATTGACTGCTGCCACTCTCAACAAGTTACGATACTGTTCCTTACTAAGATGTTCATCGAGATTCATATGCAATGCACTACCTCCGTCTAAGTATTGTACATATTCCTTGCCATGTAATTTGAACTTGTCAAGTACGGTAAGAGATGTGTCTTCAACAGCATAGAAATAGCTATTATAGCAATCTCTAGGAACTACATAACCTGCTTTCCTGTCCCAATTAGCATGTTTAACCCCAAGGTTCTCTGCCCTTCTGTTACGCCTGCTCCCTAGCATTGGAGCAGTGACCTAGTAAATGATATAAGTCCTTGTTGGGACCATAATCCCCACATAATTCGAGTTCTTTGGTAAGTCTAGCAATGATGGCGTCTTGTTCATTATCGTAGTTTCCCAAGTTGATGGTTTGGTAGTTGTGCATTATACGTGCTACCCATTTGCCATTCCTTAACTGGTTAACTCCAATTACTTTACCACCCTTACGTATGTTCTTCATGTTATCCTTGTGCTCACACACTCTAAGATTCTCCAATCTATCGTCTAGTTTATCACCATTTATATGGTCAACTACACATTTGATTGAATACTCCCCTTCGTGTACTCCCATTAAGTATCTATGAAGTAATACCTTCTTACCATTTACGCTTATAGCAGCATACCAAGTATCTCCACCCTGTTTACGAATGTATACTTTATACTGTTTCAGCTCTTCTACCTTATCTAAATTCACTTTAACTCTTGCTGTCTCATTGCCTTCCTTATCATAAGTAATGCATTCAGCATAGTCATCATGTAAAATGTACTCATTAGGGTCATAGATTGTTCTTGTGGTAATCTTACCCTTATGATACATCTGCATATAGTGTTTCTTGCAGTAAGGTACTCCCTCGAATCTTGCGAATGCTTCAGCATCACAAGCTGTGCATTTAGTTTCTTTTAGTGAATTGCTTCTCTTCATGTTAGTGTTCCTTCTATTAAAGTTAATACACAAAGATACTACATTTCCACCAACAAAACAAATGTACTAGGTGGGAAATCACTTCAGATTTCCTCTACATGTCACCATGTAGTGCAGACTATCGCACACTCTCAGCAATGAGAGTCCCATTCGTTTAGTCGTTCAGGCTGCCATTACGCTTGCCCCCTGTTGCCTACGATTCTCACGTAGTGGTTCCAAGTCAATTAGATTGGGTTTAACGTGCCCACAAGTTTTAGGCACAAATTCTGTGTTAAACATTAACTCCTTAGTTCTCGCTTTACGATTTTCATCACTGATAGTTTTAAGGATAGATTGCATAAACTCTCTATAAGTTGGATTATCATTAACTGGGATTCCTAAGAACTCCGCAGCCTCAATAACTCCATTAACACCTATAGTCAAATACTGCTTCTTCATATCAATGAATCCAGCTGTATATACAGTAAGCAACCCATCTTTTAAATAGTCTTTAAGCAATTCATTATATGCTGTTTGGAACTTATGAACTTTCTTCACATTCTCACGCAAATACTCAATCATATCATACCCATTATTAACTGCATCCTGAACTAGCCTATTGATATTTAAGGTCATTACTGACTTACTACCAGTAGCAATACCACCAGCTCCAAGAGAATAACTGAATTGATTATCAGTAACCTCATTACGAAGTCTGCAACAGGAAGATAAGGAATCAGGACTATCGGACATATAAGTAAAGAACGAGTGTCCTTTGCTATACATCTCTGCTGTAAAGTCTGCATACTCTTCATCAACAACATCCTCTCCGTTAGTTAGAAGCGCCATGGTCTCAACAGGGAATGTAAGAATACACTTAGTACGTTCCTCATTAAACCATTTAGCAAATTTCTTCTGCAACCAACTAAGAGATTCCCATTGAGGTTGTGTACCGTCTGGGAAATAGAACTCTCCAAAGATACCTTCAAAGTAGTTCTTATCAAAATAACTGATATTCCAGAATACTGATTGGAAGTTACGAGCAGCTGCTGGCTGATTGATTGAATATACAATCTGCTGGAACTTCTGCTCTAACGTCTTGTCAATATTTCTGTGTTTGTCAACCATTTCCTCTGGACGTTTCCAGTAATCATCACCCCACTCTTTACGAGCAAAGTAATCAAAGTACATTAGAAACTCTCCAGTTGCTACTGCACCTGCAAATTGAGAACTAATCGCAAATACCAGATTAACGAACATGCCACAGAAAGAATCCAGGTTCTTGGGTCTGGCAGACAAACCTCCAATTGGCTGTAACCCCTCCAATAGAAAGGGATACATAGTGATAGCCACGCAGTAGGGCATAATCGATGTTTCATCATGCTTATAAAGTAAATGTTGTTCCAGCATACGGATATATTCCTTAGCTAGCTCCTCTCCATATAACTCTCTGATTTTATCAGTAAGAATTGCACGATTTACCTTAATAACATCACCTTTGAACAATTCTCCATTTAAGGTTACAATGTTCTTCTCGGTAACATTAGCATTAGCATCGTATTTACTACCAGTTGCGGCATTCTTGGCTTTAGCATAGTCTTTAATGAATTGTTTCTTTTCATTTAAAGCCCTGCTCTCTGCCCTTTTACGCCTGTACAAGATGAATGCCTTAGCAACATCATAATAATCACATGCCATAAGAGCTTTCTCTAACTGGTCTTGAAGCTCCTCAACTGAAACTATGTTGTTAATATACAACTCATCTTTAATATCCTGAAGAATATCAGAATCAATTGGTTCGTTAACAGCGTTAAATGCCTTAGTAATTGCGGCATCAATCTTATTAACGTCGAAAGGTTCTACTTTTTTGTCTCTCTTAATTACTAACATTAATTAGAAGTTTAATATGTTTCTTAGTAATAGAGTCTTCTCTGCTCTATTCATCAAATCTTTACCCTTGTCATTACTAATTAGCTGCGTAAATGCATTGTACACAGTAAACATATCCACCTCATTACCCACTCCAATATAATATGAAGAATCTGGGTCCTCAAACATAGAACTATACGCCTTAGTAACAAGGTCTGTTCCTATCTTGACATCTCCATAACCTACATTATAAACCATATGCATAGCATTTCTTTGCCATTTGCCTAAGTTTAAACTTACTAAATCGTCTTCAGCTTTCCATATAGTATTATGAAGATTCTCCAACATCAGCTTTATATCAGAAGTCTGACTTAATAAATACTCTACAGCTTTATAATTCAAGGCTTCTTCTGGATTAACTGGCTGCATTTGAAGAAATTCTGGGTCAAATACACAGAGATTTGTACATGCTCTGTTAAGTGCCCCTCTATAAATCTTGGCTACTGGCTTACGAACATCTAGTCCGTAGACCATGCCAATAACTTCATCATGATTGTCAAAGCTGCAACTCTCTGGCATTACAGCTTGAATCAATACACGATTATATGTAATATCATCTGCATTAACATCTCCATCGACTGTCCTAGTGACCTGTTTAGGCAATTCTACTTCAACTATAAAGTCTTTAGTAAACTTGGACATTCTTTCAATAAAAGGTTCTACATAGGCAGCAGTTGGTAAATATGCTCTCTTACCTATTCTAGTAGCCTTACCATTCATGAGTTGGTCAATACTTATTTGCATTCTTCGTTTGTTGTTTGATTATCAAGAAGTTCTCTGGTCAAAACTTCCCACACATCTTCATCATAACGAATCTCTATTAATTTGATATTATTGTCTTTACAATATTGCCTAACATACTCGTCACGAGCTTGTTGTCGCTCAAATTTGAAAGACCCGCCAAATGCCATTTTAGGATTATAATGTTGAATGCCATTATATTCCACAAAGGTATTATATTCTGGTAAGTAAAAATCAATATAAGCGTGTCCAGAGGTGTTAATCTCATTAGGCACTTGGATAGTGTATTCCCTTATAAATTTAATTCCATTACTTAACAAAATGTTACATACCTCTTCTTCGCCCTTTGAACTTGAGCAGCTAGGGCAGCCACTACCTTGTATATGGCTATTTGGAGTCTGCCAAAATTCACCATGTTCAGGGCATACAATACAGACCTTTGTATGACTATCGTTGTACTCTACTCTAGAATAATCATAACGTGTGCCATGAATGCGTCTGGCATCCTTTAGAAAGTCATCTAAGGACTTCTGCATATACTTTGCATGACTTTCAGCAGAGCATTTTGGACACCCTTTATACCTAAGAAAGTGGTTAGGAAGGACTTCAAAGTCACCGTGTTTGGGGCATGTTATAACTATTCTAGTATCCCACCCAGTATATACAGTTTTACTATAATCTAAATCTGGGTAGTACTCCTTAAATTTCTTTATGTAAAGGTCATTAAACTTTTTAAGTCTTTCTTCCTCTTTACATTTCAGACATCCTACACCTCTCGATAGAGTGCCAACACGGGCCTTAAATTCACCATGTTTAGGACATACTATGGTAACATACCCTCTAGTGCCATTATATTTGACTTTAGAGTAATCATAATTATCCCCAAACATGTCACGTAAACGGTTAATAAATTCTTCATTAGATAATGAAAGCTTGCTACTTTTAGCTAATGAAGCACACTCAGGACAACCATCCCCTCTAGAAATATGCAATCCGGATATAGCTGTAAAGTCGCCATGTTTCGGACAAGTGATGATTATTCTATCTCTACTTCCAGTGTACACAGATTTAGAATAATCATATTTATCTCCATGTTTAATTCTAGCTTTATTAATCCATTCTTCAGTAGTAAGTTTCTTAGGCATTATAGTAATAATTCTGACATTAAGCATAGTTTATTATCTACAATACTTCCATACATATCCATACGCTGTACTATTTTGACCATTTGCACAAGCATAAATTGTCTTCCTTTTGTAATCAGTCCCATTTTCAATAGAATTTATACTGTCCCATACTTTAATTAAATTTCCATCCAAATCATATTGTTCTATAGACTTGGTTTTCTTCACAGGAGAAACCTCTTCCACAGAATACCTCCAAATGAATCCCCCAGCAGACTTGTATCTACCTTTTAAACAGTTACTAATAGAAGGTCTATTAATTCCAAGAGCTTCTCCAGCTTGTTTAACACTATCCCATTCCTTGATTAGATTTCCATCTAAATCATATTGATAGATTGTCTTAACTTGCTTTGCTGTTCTCTTAGCTATAGCTTCCTCAGACAACCTCTTTCCCAAGTGAGCCTCTCTACATTTCCGCTTAGTTTCCTCAGTCCTCTTGACTCCTAAAGCACTATCAGCAATCTTTTGAATATTCAGGTCTGGTTTCAAAGTGTCTATCCACCATTGCTCCCTCTCTATGCATAGTTCCCTAGGACATAATTCCATTATCTCAAATGTGGCAATGCCATATTTATTAAATGCGTTCTGCGCGAACCTAGAGTGGTGTATATCTCTAATAAAGTCTAACTGGTGTTGTCTCCACCGTTTTCTAAAAGAGATTGCTGCACTACCGATGTAAACATGATTCTGGATAGTAATCTTATAGACTCCAGTTGATAGGGTACAATCTTGTCCCTGGAATACATAATTAAATTTAAAATTTTGTTCGTCCATATATTAATAACTTTTTGACAAAGTTACTAAACAATATGGACGAATCAAAACTATTTGTATGGAATTATAGAATTTCTAACTTAGGACTTAGCTGTGATTAATCCATCTAATCTATTACCAGCTTCGTCGACAATAGAATAGTCACAGCTCCAACATGTATTTCCAAAATTCTTGTGAATCCATTCGGAACTTCCAAATAATGAACCAACTGACTTATAGGTAAATCTTCTACCATAAGTAGTGGCTGACTGATGTAAATCTCCTTTTACAAAGACTACATTACCAGTGATGCCCTTATTGTCCAAATATTCATTGATGAAATTCTCTGTCTTCACGTCAAGAGTTAATGGTAGATTCTTGAACATGTCTTTATTATCTTTACCATGACACATTACATAGGTAGTTTCATTAAGAGTAAACTCTCCTATGAACTTGTCAAATACTTGACATTTAACATCAAACTGTTCTAATACAGCAGCTAATGCCAAGTTAGCAGCATAACCAAAATCACCATCATGATTGGACTCGCCAACACAATAATAATACATATTGGTATGCTTTACATTCTCTATCAGAGATTTAACAAAGCTAGTCATTAACTTAATATAAGTTTGCAATTGCTCCTTATTGCTCATGTTTTGAGCCAGTTCATGACCACCTCTTGTAGTTTGTCCATTATATCCGTCAAGAGAATCTCCAAGATTACAAATGACTATATTCTCAAACCCACCACCAATGTAATAAGCTTCAGTATATACTCTCTTTATAATCATGTCAAATCTCTTCTTCATTTCTTCTTCGTTATAAGGATTCTGATAAATAGATAGAGGAGACACTGTGGCTCCAGTATGAATATCAGACAACCATATGATTAGGTCTTTGCCGTTAGAAATTGTCGGCATACGTCCCCAGTCATACAGATTATTGAAGTCTAGCCCTTCTATAAGAGCTTTGCCGTCAGCTATTTTAGCTTTCAGTTCGGCATTCTCCATGGCATACTTCTTAAGTAGTCGCTCGTTATTCTTGATGCGTTCTGCTTCTATGCCCCTTAGGAAGTCATTCTCCTTCTCCCTTAGTTGCATATCTTTAAGCTCGTCAATAGTATTCTCCTCAATAACATGAGGAGCAAATGGTGCTGCGGCTTTAGTAATATTGAAGACTTTGAGAATCTTCTTAAACTCCTCTAGAGAATATTCAGGGAAGCTACGACTTACTTCTCTTTGTGTTATGGATGAACCATAATAAGAGTAAAGTCTATGAATCATATTCATTTCATCCCTAGTAAGACTGCCAGTAAATGGTGCTTTGTCTCTTAGCGGGATAGTGAATTGATACTTAACAATCTTACCTTCATCATTTCTGACCAATGTAATCTTGCCAGTACTAGTTTCCTCCTCTTCAGAAGATGTCACTTCTTCCGATTTAGAACGACGTATAATACCTCTCTTGCTAACCTTGTCATACAGACTCATTATCATGTCGTAGGATTCCTTGTCGATACTGCCATCAGCTATATCTTTGTTTACTACCTGTTTCTTTACCCAGAAGTAATTCTGTGGAAGACCTACTTGTTCTGCATATGCATTTAAACTAATGTTCTGTTTTAAAACTTCTTGTAAGTGATTGATTAGCTTGGTAATTGTTGTTTCTCTCATTTCTGAGTTAAAATTAGATAACCTTTCGGCGCTTATATAAAATCTAATCTCTTTTAGTTATGCACATCTGAATAAAAAGAAAAGGGACTACCTTATTCACATAAGATAATCCCTTTGATATTTAAGGTCAGTAGAAGTTGGCTTAGCCCTCGACCCCAAAGCAAATATATGTACCCATCTTAGCTGATTTTGACGGAGTGTGTTTTACTTCAAAAGCACCGTCTTCGCCTTCAACTACAGCCTTGATGTACTTGCAATAGATATCGCCAGTATAACCTTTCTTAGTGTAAAGTTCCTTAGCGATTTCTTTGGCTTTAGTTTTAGTTTCAAAGTTCAAGAACAATACTTCACCAGTTGCAGGATTGATTCCCTGATAGCCAGTTTTGTATTTACGTTTACCTTTCTCGTTCTTGATGTCACGCATAGTATAAGGACGTTCACGAGTATCAGCAGAACCTGCTTCAAATGTGATAGAACATCCGATGCCAGCAGCAAACTTAGTATGCTTAGCCAGATACTCTGCTTCAAATTCCTTCAAAGCTTTCTCTGAAATAGGTTTACCAGCTGTCTTCCATGCCTGAGTTGCATCACGAATTACTTGGAAAGGTGCTTGTGCGATTGCTTCTTGTTTAGTATAACCTTTTACTTCTACGTTCTTAAAATTTACTTGGTTTGTCATAATTAATTGGAATTTAAACATTAGTTCATTGTCATATCTCTTTGTTATTGTATTACAAAGGTACTGCTTTAATAGTAAACTACCAAACAGTTCTAATGCAAAATAATCTAAATTTAATTCTATTAATCTGACTCTCCTTCGAGAGGAAAGCGTTACAAAGATACTACATTTCTTGTAACTACACAAGTAAATTGCCAACAATTAGTGAGTTAATAAGATTTAACTATTATCGTTTGGCGGAAAGCAAAATTCATTTTTAGTCATTTGCTCCCATGTGTCTCGACTTTCCTCGTAGAACTTGTCCACGATTTCGTCAGAGCGTTTCTCTATTAATCCTGCTGCCCATAACAGCTGGTGGAAACGCATATCGGGATGTTTCCTGGCTAATACTTCCAAACTATGAATTATAGCCATGTTATTCAAATATCTGTCATGTACCATAATTAAAATGGCGTTTCTGGCGTAGTAGGTTCCCAAGGAAGCTCTTTATCAAGAATTTCATTAATCTTAGCAACCATATCTTTAGCTGATTTTAAATCAAATGTCAAGAACTCGGTAGTGTTTCTCATAAAATCATCACATATAACTGCGAGACCTTTAAGAAGACCCTCCGAATTATGACTTTCTTTGCCCTGTCTAATCTTCTGGATTACTTGCCAAGTAGTTGCGTTAGGAGTTTTGTTCCTAGCTTGCTTAGTAAGAAAGCATATTAGTGATATTAAAGCGAACTTAGTTCCTATATCACAGGCCAGACATCCTAAACTGAAGTACTGCTTGTAGTATTCCTTCAAATCATTCATAGTAGGCTCATAGTATTCCATCAGCATCGTATCCATAAAGCTCGTAATATGCTACACGCCTCAACAATGTAGTAAATTCAGTAAAACCCGACAACATATGACCATTATTAACAGGAAACACTCCAGACCTAAAATCCGGAACTGTTGATACCACTAACATATTAGCCTTAAGTGTGGGCTTTGCCTTATATTCATTCTCTATGTACAATTTCAGCATCCACATATACATAGCCATTTGCCTAGCATAGTGATACTTATCAAAGCTCTCATGAAACTTAGTGAGATAATGTCCACTAGTCTTCAAGTCATTGAGAACTAATTCATTCGACTCTGGACTGTATGTAAAATTATCCAACTTAGCTTTTAGTTTGAGAACCTTACTAAGACCATTATGCTCAACAAGCACATCTATTAATAGTACAGACTCATTCTTGGAGATTGGCTTCTCTAATAAATAGTCTGGATTCAATAAGGATTGTATTTGTGGATTACATTCAACTGATACAATACATTCTCGTAGTTTGTCTCTAGATTTAGCATCAAGATAAATTGGAACCTTATCTGCAACATATTTGCTGCCCCACTCATAAGCTGTGCGTTGAGCATAATAGTTCTCGCATTTTATGCGCAGAGCATCCATTTTGTCTTCATCCATTTTACCTTTATAATAGCTAATCTTGTCAGACGCTACTACTATCTCATCCTTAGTAACAACACCATTAGCTATAAATAAAGGATACAGCTCATCAGCCATGAATCCGGCTTTAGCTGTTGGTCTATCTACAGACTCTACAAGAATAAAAGACTCTGGTTGCAGTACTAATTCATGTACTGCCGAACCAAAGTACAGCGAATCGGAGTATCTTCCATCAGCACCCAGTCCTGCTAAATAAGCTTCTGGGCTACCTCCTTGTTCTGGGTTTATAAGCTTCAATCTAGAATTACTAATGTAATCAGAATAAGCTTCACTGAAATACTCCTCATCACTTATCTCAAGGAACTTGATAGTTTCAATTAGTGGTGTAATTTTAATGTCTTTAAGCATAACTCCTCATGAATTGATAAGCATCTATAATCTCATCTTTACATAAGGAGAATACTTTAAACATAGGAAAGTCAATAGTCCTTTCTGTATGCATTAATAATGCAGGCAGTCCAGAACGTTGACATTTTAGTACGTTACTTAAAGAATCGTCAATAAAGACATCCACTTTACCTTTAATCATATCAGCCTTATTACCGTGTTGGTAATACATTTGATAGACTGGTCTATCTGGGAATCCATTTCGTCTTAGCCATTCTTTAGTCCAAGTTTTATTGTTTACACGTTTAGTGCAATATAATTCCGGAACAAAATCAGGTCTGTTAACTACTTTGAGATTTAACCAGAAGTCTCTGTCCTTACTAAGAATACGTTGTACATTCCTAGTAATCATGCTATCTTCAAGCATACGTGGATTACTAGCTGTATCGAAGTACTCACAGTAAGCACCCCAAAAGTCAGCTAGACAATCGTCAATATCTAAACCTATTCTAAACATTCATTGTCATCTTGTACGACTAGAACTCTTCTATATCGTATATGTCACCAATAATTATCTCTTTGTCTTTAGCCATAGTACCTGCCAGTTCATCATAATCACCTGGAGGGTCTATGTCATAATCTGTAATGAATAAGTCAATAAACTTATCCTCAGCTTCTGTAAAGCTTCTAGCTCTTACCTTCTCTAGCCATAAATCACCGTCGTCCAGACTATAACAAGGCAGAATATAAGTGTTCATCAGCAGATATAATAATTAAATGATTCAAGATTTAGTAAGTCAAGATGTGAATATATCAAATTTGCCATAGGATATTCTAATCAAGCATTACTAAACAAAGAAAGCCACAGATTACTCCGCAGCCTTCTTAATAAGTTCATAAAAGAAATCTTTACTCATCATAACGTATTCTCCGTCAGAGCCCATGTTTACTCCCTTGTCAATCTGCTTGTTCCAGATTATTACTAAGGGTCTATCTTTACGACCACATGTTTTGATAATTTCAGCAATAGACGGTGTGTTCTTAGTACATTTACATTGTACGTAACATGGCAATTTGTCCTCGGTTTCAGCTATGTCAATTTTAGCATCGTCCAGATTCTTGGACTCACTACGAGATGACTTTAGGCCTTTATAACCAAGTCCTATCAATTCCTTAATAATCTTAAGTTCATAATTATTACCTTTACGTTTAGCATATGCACCGTTACGTTTCTTCTTCGGTTTTACTTCTTCAGTGTTCTCCATGCCCTTTCAATTAAATTAAGTGTCTTCTCTCTACCATATTTAGCATGAAAGTCAGATATATCTTTAGCTCCATAAGACCTAGGAATGAAGATGCAGTCTATGTTAAACTTCTTTCTTATCTGGTTCATGTTATGAATGCCAGGCAAGTCGTTATCATAGAATACAACTATCTTCTTAAATCTTTTACTCAACTTCTCGAATTGAGATTCAGTTAAGAATAAATTCTCTGAATTAGGAGCTATTGCAGTAATTCCTAAAGAATATAGACACATAACGTCTTTCATACTCTTAGTAACTACTAACAAATCGCCTTCTGCCGGAAGCTGATGTGCTCCCTGTAACATGATAGACTTCCAGTTAGATAGAAACCGTGTAGTTCCTCTTTCTCTAAATGGAAAGTAGATTCTCCATAACTCAACCCCTTTATCGTTCTTACCACGATAATAGCCAAACATGGGATTCTGTGGACCAGTAGTGGCATAATAACTGCCATTTAAATAGACAGCCTTGCAAGAATAGACTCTGAATCTCTTCAGAATCTCCTTAGTAATGCCATATTGTGCCCACCACTGTAGTTCAGATTCAGTGAACTCTTGTACATCAGCTCTTATAATCGCAGGTCCATCGTCCTTAAATTCAGACTTACTTGCGACTACAGGCTTATTGTTCTTAGGTAACGTTTTATGAGTTATATAGCCAAAGTCATTAGCAATTATTTGCAATGCTTTATAATAAGTACAACTATACTTATACATAACCACACTAATAAAATTACCATAGAACTGTCCGCTGAAGTCATTGAATATGATGTCTCCGGACGCATTCCTATAAAAGGAACACGTAGGAGAATTATCATTTCTCAACGGAGATTTAAACAACCCTTTCTTAACTGGGATTCCTAGATAGTACTCAAGATAAGTTTCCTGAGTCTGCCTTTCAAGTAAATACTTCTTAGTAATTTTAGGTTCATATTCCAATACCATATTATTTCAATGTTTAATGTTTGAACCTCAAATTTACTAATTAATTATTACACTTCAAAGTCAAGGTCTGCGTTATCTGTGGCTGCATCATTAGATGCTGCAAAATCGTCAGAACTTGTACCAGGCATGTCAGTAGGGCCGTTACTCTTCTGTTTATTCATCTGACTGATTTCATAGTCAGAGAAGAATACTTTGTCTCCTAACCAGTTGTTAGAGATATATGCATCACCTGCTTTACTGATATTGACGAAATAAGGCAGACAAGGTTCGCCTTTCTTATTAGCAATCAGCTTCAGATTAGTATGCTTATTAACTGCATCCTTAGTGATGTCGGCAAATGTCTTTACCAATTTCTCAAACTCTTCCGGAAGGGCAAAAGTTTTAGTTTTAAATGCTTCATATTTCTTAGGAGCAAGTTGTTCTCCAATATGAGCTAACATAAATTTAAACTTCTCAAAGTTGGACGGACTTTCACGTTCAACTCCATTGTTAGAGCTTACTTGTCTTACATCATCTCCCTCTTTAGGACAGAATACTGTTTCTTCATAAACACCATTCTCATTCTCGAATGAAATTCTCATGGTTTTGTACACTGCGTCAGGGTCTTTCTTACCCTTAAACTCATTAAATGTTATTCCCTTGAAGATAACATCGTGGATTTCCCATGGTTTCAGTCTTGGTTTAATAGATGATGTACCGTTCGTGTTTGTTAAGTTGAAATTCATTGACATAGTTTATAAGTATTAAAGTTCAAAAGTTAATGGGTCAATCTCTTTAGCTGACTCATCTCCAATCTCTGTGTCTAACGGCAAATCAATGTTGTCGCTTTCATCTTCTAATACCTCTATGTTATCTACTTCAGGCTCTTCCGGCCTTTCAGCATTACCAACTAATACGAAGAGGTCGTCTTGACCTTTCATCGTAGTTACTGTAAATGTATCGCCATACTGACGTAGCATGTCATTAGCTTTACCTCTACAGCTGACAGACAGACTCTTAGTAAGTTTGTTTCCACCTTTGGTTCCAAAGGCTTCATCAGTTCCTATAACGGGGAAAGTGATTCCGTCAATCTTCTGATATTTAATACTAAGTCTATCTTCCCAAGCAACTCCCATTAATTGGGCAGCTGCTTTATTAAGTATGTACTTGTTAGGGTCTAGGGTAATTTGCGGTTCAGATGTCTCTGGAACCTCTTCCTTGACTGTTCTAGTCTTTACTTCTTCTTTGACAATTTCCTGCTTTAGAGATTTATACTCTCCAGTAGCTGGGTCAAAGTCCAAAGTTAACAGCATTTTAACTATCATTCTCCGTATTCAAATTTATTGATTGTGTCAATCACCATCTTCATATTAGGTTCAACATATAAATCTGGGAAACATCCTGCGGTACTTCTACAAGTATCTGGACCAAGTGACCTTGTTCTGAATTTATAGTCCACCTCTTCATCATTTACAATCTTCTCTGCATACAGCAAATAATTAAACAGTCCATCTATATTAACAGACCTATCCAACATCTTTCCAGTAGTAAATAACTTATATTTAGGGTCATAGTCGTTACCGTCATTTACAATATGAGATATGAACACTACAATTAAATCCTCTCTAAGAGTCATAGCCTTCATTATTAAATCATAATAGTGCTTTGCAAAGTCAATATGCTTATCATATCCTTTCTCCGCACTTCTAGACATCACCTCTTGTGAAAGAAGATAATTACTATCGTCAATTACTAAGACCTTAATCTCTGGCATTTTAACATTAACTACATTCATGATGTTCATCACTTTGGCAAATTCATTGCTGAAATACCAATTTCCAACATAGTTCTTGTCTTTGTCCTGAGTTAGCTTCTTGTAATTCTTCCTAAATCCTGGAATTGATAATTGTTTAGGAGTACAGCTAATGATAAATGTCTCCTTTGGGTTTAAATACTGTAGGGAACTAGACTTACCACTTCCCGAAAATCCTCCAAGTCCTATAATTTGGCTCATTAAATCATAATGTTATGGTTACGCGTAAATCATCTTTCTTAGTTCGTTCTATCTCGACTTCCCTGTCTGGGAAATCAATAATAGTCCAATCTGGATTCTTATACTTGTCATAATCATTGATTTCAGACGCAGACGGAAGCTCTTTAAAGATACCACACCTACCATAAAATCCTACACCAATGGCTACGTCAGACGCACCAAATCTATTCTTAAGAACCAATAATGACCTGAAACCATCCTTTAGCTCTTTAATGCAATATCCTCTATATGTAGACAATTTGCTTCTAAATGGATTAAATAATACCAATACTACATTGGCATCCTCACTCGGAGAACCACTCTCTTTTAAATCTGACAAATCAGGTTCTTGCAAGCCTTGTTTTAGTCGTTCTGCATTATTAGCATTTCTATTGAACTGCATAATATTGATTGGAGATATCTTACATTTATTTCTAAATGAGACACCATATGCCGATATTGTATCAATCTCCTCTTTCTTGCTACGACCCAACTGTGGTCTCACTAAGCCTAAGTGGTCAGTAATTACTGCGATAATTTGTTTCGGATTATTAAGTTCATAAGTATCTTCATCAACAAAGGTTCCAAATTTCTTTAAATCCTCTATGATTAGAGACTTATACTTCTCTGAATTGAGAGTGCCGTCATGTATTATTAGTCTGTCCTCTATAGATTCTAGCCATGGAATACATTCCTGTACTAACTCATAATCCTCATTAGAGAGTGTAGAGTCCTTGCCTCTAGACAATAACTCTTTAAAAGATATTTGTTTACCATATGTCTCATATATATGAAGAGAGAGCAATTTAGCAAGTAACTGCTCAGCACTCATCTCCAAAGAGAATATAATAAACTGAACATCCTTATCAGAATCAGAGTCCAGTAGAGCCTTATATATAAAGGAGTGAAGCACGAAACTAGTCTTACCGTTACCAGTTCCTGCGGCAATCAGGTAATAGGTCTCTTGAGTTAATCCGTCAATTATATGCTCCAGCTTAGGCATTCCAAGTGATAATCCTTGATTGTCACCTTCTCTGCCTCTTTTGATAAGTTCGATTAGTCTGCTAGTATATGTCATAGTTCCGTCATAGTATCAAACACTAATTCTTCATATGTTCCATCTTTAAACTTCTCGATGCCTTCCCAAGCCTTAGACATTATAAAGTCAGCAATGTTGACATTTATCAGATTACATTTGTTCTGCTTAGCCCAATTGACTAACTCTATCACTCTTTTATGATTCTCAAGTTTCCACCCTATATTCTTGCCATATCTAAAGAACATATCTTCCAAAGTGTTAAACTTCTTAGACCAGTTCTTTAAACTATACTCCCTACCATTAATAATGACAATATCTGGGTATGCTTCCCAGAACTCTCCTCCCAGGTCTCCGGAATACTTTCTATAATTCTTAATGAAGTTTTCATTAAAGATTACAGATTCAGGGTCAAACGTCTGACCCTCTGCGGGAATTTTATACTTCTTAGTAATGACTCCCTTCACCTGTAGACTTAATAATACGTCTCTAAGGCGGGTTTTAGTTATTGGCATTCCCAGATATCGGATGAGGGAGTCTTTATGTCCCTCTTCTGGTTGTGCCAAGAATAGCAACTCAATCATTAACAACTCCTCAGCAGTAAGCCTATACTGCTCCATTATTAACAACTGATTCTCTATTGTTAAACTTAATTTCTCCAAGCGTATTGATTAATAAGTAAATAACTTACTAATCTATCAGCTGTGATACTTTGTTATTCTGATTTCTCAGTGTCCTCAATCACATAAGCTTCGCCTGCTACTTCGTAAGGAGCTATAAACTCTTTAAAGAGTTCTGTCTGCCTTGCTACCATAGCCTTGACGTCATAGATTCCACCTTCAAATTCAATTTCACCGTTTTCGTTGACACCACTAGCATGAATGATACTATCAAACGTGTTAGTAAGCATTACAAGTTCAAGCAATCTTTCAGTTGTCATGTAATTTTGACCGTTAAGGATTACAAAGATACGATAATCTTGTTACATTTCAAAACGAATCTACTTAAATTTCAGGCTCGTAATAAGACTTTGCACATCTAGAGGGCTGCGCTCTAAATGCACAGACATCATGCAAATACGATGCTCTGAATGCTTCTCTAACAGCTCTAATAGCTTAACAGCATCAACATCAGTAGATACTGTTGAAGTTCTATCAGGCTGCCCTTCAGCACCTATGTTGCAATATAACACTCTAAACATTAGAACCTAAATATCATTTTAGTTTCTTTGTTCTTCTTAGGAGTAAATTCTCGCCCTTCTAGTAGATTTAATAAATCAGAATCGGCTATAGTGATATAATCCTTACTACCAGTACTCTTGCGAAACCATTCTTCTTCAACAGTTCCCTTGATTACTAAAGTAAAGACTTCCGCTACTTTATTCTCTGCCTTTCTAATAACTCTACCTATTCTCTGCGTCTTAGACGTAGGACTGGAATCATATCCAAGAATAACGGCTACTGACAGTCCTGGTATGTCAGCTCCTTCATCTAACATCTTAGAAGTATTAAGTACTCCCACAGATGCTGATTTAAACTCCTCTAAAGTCATCCTTCCCTTCTTCTTAGTTTCCTTACTAGATAGTACCTTACCATACTTGATTTGTTCGGCAATCTTGATTGTCTTACTAAAAGTAATACATTTCTTGTCTTGCCTATGCTCAAGTATCATATTTGTAAGTTCTATCTTTTTAGGATGTTCATAAATGAACTTCTTCCTTGCCTGTAAAGTCCTATTGAAACCCATAGCATGAATTAGAATGGTCTTATTAAGAGCTTTCCATTCATCTGGTTTCTTGTCAAAGTCGGGAAGCATAGTTTTAGCTAGCTCAATTCTCTTCTGCCATTTAGTAGCACAAGCCATAGCAAGTGTAAAATCATGACCGAAGAAAGCAAAATGCTCATAAAACTCTCTATTTAACTCATAGTATTTGTCTAGATTGTCTACTTCTACCATGACTTTGTATTCTCTGTAAGGAGATAGCCAGCCTTTAGCAGTAGCTTCACTAACATCTACTCTATCAACTACTGGACAATACTTCTTGATATAACTATCCTTACCGTCTAGTCGTTCCATAGTTGCAGTTAAACCTAGAATTATTTTATACTTGACTACTTCAAATACCTTTCCAAACAGGTCGGAAGCATATTTATGACATTCATCAAGTACTAGCAAATCACATGTCCACTCATGTTTCACAACAGAGTTTATTATTAGTACCTCGTACACCATTGGGACTTGCTGCTCTGTTAAATCACTAAGCCATTGTCTCTGTAGTGCATCAGTAGGTACTACTATTATAATTCTTCTACCAGGATTCTTAGCCAAGAATCTTTTCATACACATAATGGCAGTTCTAGTCTTACCGAAACCGGTACAATAGACTAAAGAACCACGCAACTTATTATCTACCCAACGTTGAACACCAATTGCTTGGCGTTCATCTCTGCTTACGTTTCCGAATAAGTCTGCCACTTGTTATAGGCTAAGCCCTTAATTAATAACTCATTTGAATCTATTACCTTGAACCCTGTTATTTAATATTAGTAAATTCTCACAAGTTACGTTAAGTAGCTTATACCTACTACATAGTAATCTGGATTAACTGTGGTCAGCATCCAGAGTACATTATAAAGTATAGCCTTTAGCATCACATACTAATTTAATTTGGTTCTTGCGAGTTTCCCACTGAGATATATGGAACTTCACTTCATCTTCCAAAGAATACAAGATTCTATTTCTAAGAACCTTTAATTGGTCAGTAGTTAGTTCTGTATACTTCTTACTCTTCAAATTAACCATAGAACGAAGCTGTGAATAGCTAAGTCCTTTAGGAGTAACATAAAGAGGCATTGTGGGCTTCAGACCTAGTCTTTCCTTCGCCACTTCAATCTTATCTCTTATCTGACCTGTCTTAGGGTCTTTCTCCACTAAGTCCTTGCTCTCTTGAGCAGTGAACCATAGACCTTGCTTGAGAATAAATGTAAGAGTAATGTGTTGTTTGTTGAACTTTCCCAGTCTGTCCAAACAACCTTCGCGTACTGTCTCTGTTGGAATGTCTCCAAACTCTTTAGGACAGCCGCACATAGTTCCTTCAATTGGATACTCTTTCGGGTCTATACCGTCCTTATTAATATCCAAGAAAGAGACTAACGCCTCTAGGAACTTAAACCTTGGCATATGCTGCTCCTGTTCTAACCAGCGCAAGAACAATTCTGCGTTACAACGCTGACGCTGGTCTTTAATAATGTCCAATAGAACATAACGACCAGGATAGTCCTTGTTAGTATTATAGAGCATAGAATCACAATGTGCATAGAAATTACGAAGTTCTTCTTCAGTACAATCAACCAAGCGTTTCTCCTCTTGTACTAAAGCTCCATTTACTTCTTGCTTACGACCCTTCCAAATGAAAGAGTTGATGTCATTATTCTTTCTATCGATAGCTGATGCCAATTTCTCTCTGAACATAGATATATCATATTAATTTTAGATAATGGTCTAATCTCGTTAATTTAGATAATCTTTTACAGTATAATCTCACCTTCTGGTGGTTTCTCATAAACAAAGTCTTCGAAATATATATCGGTATATTTATACTTCTCAAAGGAGTCAGTGATGGGATTATACCATGTGTCTTCCCCTGCATATACTTCCTTACATTTCAAATACCCGATGTCACCAACTCTTAAGAATGGACCTTCCCAGTTAGGACATCGGGTACACATTTTATATGTGCCGTTTGACAAATCTTTGAATGCATAGACTATATAGCCACCAGCATCTTCCTTACTAGCTAGTAATTCAACGCGTATGGTATATTGAATCATCATTCCGAGCCCACCAGCTCATTTTGTCGTTTATTAACCCCACCGTCTTTATAATGCACACAACCATACTTGGCGAAATCACAAACACTGCGCTCAATACCTCTGAAACAGGGATATCTAGAACAGTCTTTGCAAGTTCTCTCGGGGTATTTGTACTTTACTCCATCTCTGTCCTTATCAAAACTGTCAGATAGTTTGTTCGCCATGTTCCGAATAGTAGTTTGCCAAGAATTTGCTATTTAATCAGTAAGGCTAATAATAAGCCTACACTGATAGCAAATCCTCCTATTGACAATGTAGTTAATCTCTTGTTCTTTTTGTTCATCTTAGCTATCTGCTCCCGTTGCTTACTAATAGCTTCATCATACATCTGCATTTGCAATTCTGCTCGTGCTAGTTGTTGAAGTCTTATACTATCAGTTTTAGCATAGTTAGCAGTTAGTAATTCATAAGATGTAAGCTGTTTATTGAGTTCAAACCTCTCTAGCTTAAGCTTCTTATGCTCCAGAAATATAAGGTTACTAGCCTTTAATTGCTGTGGAGTAATCACAACTAAAGAGTCATCTACCAGCTTGGGATACATATTCTGCGAAGAAAGATGCATCAGCGGCAATAGACTGATTAGTAATATCAATAAGCTCCTTTTCATACCAATTATTAATAGTGTCTATCTTACCTTTAGAATTGGTAATGACACTAATTAGACTGTCGTTAGTAATTTCTAACTTCCTTACTTCCTTATTGAGCGAGTCTATAGCTTGCTCATATTTAGTGTTGTCAGGAATAACTACTGTGTTTCTATCCTTGCAAGCCCATGCTATACCAAGGCATATAGCAGCAGCAATCACACCTCCAACGAAAGCATCCTTAAATTTCATTTCTGAGACTGATAGTAGTTATAGATATCATAGATAACATCCACTCTATCATTCTTAGAAGTTAATAAGGTATCCAAGCATGTACGTTCTTCATCAGATAGTGATGCTTCTAGTTCAACCATTTTACGTCCTTCTTCATAGATAGCCTTAGCTGTATCATATCCTTTCAGATACTTGCCAGGGCATTGTTTGAAGAATGCTACTTCCTGGTCAAGAAGAGCATTAACTACACCACGGTTAATCAATCCGGGGTCAGTACTGTACAGAGCATGATTATGTAGTTTACGAGCCTTACCAAGAGCTATTTGAACTCCCATATTCTCATCAAACTCATCTTCTGGTTGACATACAGATACGCCAATAGACAGACATTTATCACTTAAGAGTGCATCTTCATCCCAGTTCTCTGTATCTGGGTCAATTTCAGCACATACTTCTTGTGACAATGCAACCATTACGAACTTACGTTCCATGCCAGTAAAATCAACAAAACTGTCAACTCTATACTCAACTCTTTCTTTCATAAACTTGTAGATTAAATGTTTCCAAATGTAATCTCTTTAGATAAGTTAATCTGATTATAGGCAATTACTTGCGACCTAGACCATTATAGAAATCAAGTATTGCATTCTCTTTACGAAGCCAAGTAGCCTGTTCTTTAGCCATATCAAGAATAGTACGACTAATAGATTCTTCTTCTACTTGCTCTTTAACTAACATACCTTCATCCTCATCCTCTCCATTCAACCATTGGAATGTAGCCCAATCACTCTCTTTTTGAGCTTGGTCTACAATCTTATTAATACCACGAGTAGTCTCAATCTCCCTATCTACTGTGGCAGCAAAGGGCATGACTCTATCAGTGATTTCAACATTAATGGCTGGAACAGGCGGATATTGGAACAGAGCATCGTTAGTGGTTAGATATTCAAATATCCAAGAATGATGCAAATATTCTTCCTTAGCACGACCTCTCCAGTAAATACCTAGCTTTGGCAAACCCTCTACTTCAAAGTAATTGGCAAAGGTCATATACAGAGCATGGTTGGCAAGTTCGGCTGACATCTGTTTTACCAACATCTCAACCATTACAGTTGATAGTGGGCAAACACGTCTAGACTTATCAATCACCTGCTCTGTATACTTCATAGTAGGTTCAGCGCCTACGGTTTGAACTCCTTCGCTTGTCTTCTCCTGTATTGGATTTCCGTCTTTGTCTAGCATTCTCACGTTCTAACACTTTTAAAATTGTTGTTCATTAAATAATCTAGGGGAGCTGCTAGCCAAGTAATATACTTAGCACATGTAATCTCATCGTCGACTTTAATAAACTGCGATTCCCTTACCTTAATAGGCTTATCAGTAGTATAGAACTTAGAACCTACACATTCTACCCTATCCTTCCTAATGAGGTATAGTTGTACTTCATATAGAAAGGAAGGATATACTGTTAGTTTAACGTCCCCAGAATGGTAGACAGTCGGGGGCGTAGGTTTTGCCATTCCAAGAATATTTAGTAACCTGGGACTTCTCTGTCTTATATTTACTTAATAAGAAAGGGATGTCAGATTGAATACATTTATGGCTAAATGTGTTCTTTGGTATAGGTTTGTTGGTCTTTGGATTCATTTTACCAGTAGTAAAGTTACCACCCTTTACATACACGACCAGAGTTCCAGGAATAGGAATAGATTTGGCAGGAGCCGGCCATTGATAACTTGGAGCGGGGAATCGTCTATAGCGTTTCCACAACTTACGTTCTTTAGGAGTTTTACTCCACACACTTGGGTCACGTGGTGTTACAGACGGCTGTCTTAAATGCTCTGCCACCATGAAAGCATCATCGGTCAAATCCTTGATTCTTAGTCTTTTGAATCTCTCCTCTGGAGTCTCTTTGATAGTTTCCTTCTTCATTACTGATAAGTTTAATGAGTTAAATATTAGTTATTTACCACGTTTGGTATAAACTGCCCCACAGACATTACATTTATAAAGCCTGTTGTCATAATCGAACAGCGTGTGAGTAGTATCTCTACCACACCTTGCACAATTCATTAACTTAACAAATTCATACACCTTCTTCGGCTTATGAGGTGCCGTACCTTTCTTACGTGAAGCCATAGCTTAAATTCCTTTAGTTAACTCTTCTAATCTAGTTACTTCTTGTTTGTAATCTTGAATATATTCTTTCAGAGACATGGCATCTGGGTGCTTACACTCTATTCTATAATCCGCTATTCTTTGAAGACATGCAGATATGGGAAGTCCATAACCAATTACTTTAAACTCCTGACGTTCTCCGTCCTTAGATTTAATAGTCTTTAGTATAGATAGGTCCCAGAAGTGTAAATTGTCACCTACAGATTCCATTCTAAAGTCAGCTTCTTCAATAATCATACTTGATTATCCGTAAAGTTAGTATTAGTTTAATCTGATTGTTCTTCTAATACCTTACCTATTAGCCATAAGTATAAGAATGGTGATATGACTGGACATGTCATCCACCAACCTACATCCTCCTCTACGACTTCCCAGAAGTATTCTTCATCCAAGTCGTAGTATGCAAGCATGTAGTTCAGTACAATGTTTAGTAAGTAAGACACACCATACAGTGCAAGCACTATTAATATTACAATCACAATTTCTCTTTCTCTACTCTAAATTGACAACATAGTTTCTGCAACTCGAGTATGACGGGTTCTAAGGTACTAACACCCTTAACCAACACTGCTCGTTGGTCTACCGTCCTTCTAGCTAAATGGGATTGGACGCTGGAAACAGCATCTTCGTATCTCTTCTTAATAAGGTCTCTATTCTCGAAATACTTGGGAATTTTACCATGCAGATATATTAAAGCATCTAATGCCTTAATAAGTTCCTTATGGCTCATAGAAGTAGATATTCTGTCATAAATAAATACATATCTATCAACTCCGTCTGGAATGATATTTATATATTTATCAGTTTCAGTTCCTTCTCTTCCTACATGGTCTGCTAACCTCACAGTAGCAGAGAATCCGTTCAATGTGTAGTACTCCGAATCTCCCTTATAATTAGTAGAAGTAAATCCCTTCCTCTTCAGCCATGCTTTTAGTTTGCTCAACCCTCTCATCTTGTTTAATCTTCTTTTCCACCTTTCGAAATATCAAGTCTTCGTCAAGTGGACATCTACACTCCATAGTACAGTCACTGGCTTTAAAGTAACAGCCAAAGCACGCGCAACCACTGTCAACGATTTCTACCGGACTGCCGTTTACAGTGATAAGGTCTCCTACCTGTAAAATGGGTATTAATTCATTGTCTTCGTACTTAAATTTCTGCATATCTAAAGTTAAAAAAGAAGGGCCAAACCCAGACAATCACTAGAGTAGACCTTACCTCATTAGAAGTAAAGAATAATCTAATAACTAATCTGAATTTGACCCTAAACGGCAGTACGAATATCGTTCTGCGCGATTAGCACTACATTAAATATAACGTAGCCTAAAGTCCGTTATCATAGATGATAACAATAATACCAAGGATTGGCATTAGGTGTGTTGCTAGGAGCAACGAAGAAGAGCCTACACCCCCCCCCAGTGATATTCTGGCTGGAATGTCTATTCCATAACCTATCACCATACATAAGAACTATTCAAAGTAGTCTGGGAACTTATCTTTTAATATTTCAGATATGTCCACGCCAGTCAGTTCAGCCATAGATAATTCTTCCAACATTGCGTCTTCAGAATCGTCCACACTACCGTCAGCGCTATCAATAAGATTGAGCAGTAATTGAGCTTTCTCATCAGTCAGCCCGTCTTGCGCCCATTTACTTACTACTTCTGCAAAGAATTCATCGAACTCATAAGAAGTTTGCTCGTCTTCATCAGCGATTGCATTCTTCCTGGCAAACAGTTCTTTGATGTCTTCATCTGTAATAGTTCCGGCTTTATCATA